ACAAGTAATCATATCTCCACTAGGAGTTCTCATAAATGATGCTGTATCAAATGGATCGTCACCATACAAAATAACGCCAGAAGCATGAGAAGAACGTTTATTAACCATTCCTTCAATATATACAATAATATTCAAAAGACCAGGATATTGGTTTACTTCTCGAATAAATGCTTGAACGGGTTTACGGTCTTTTTCTTCATTACCATAAATAACATCATGGATAGGCCATAAAAATCCACGCTCTTGGGGAATTAATGAAGACATATATTGAGCATTATCAACATCAATTCCTTCTGGAAATTCTTCACTTCTATATCCACGACAAGCAGTTAAAATACTTTGTTTAGTGCCTTCAGTTCCAAATGTAGCAACTTGAACCAATCCCAATTCTCCGCGTTCTTTTCTAATTGCTTTAAAAATTGCGGGACGCTTACTTGGGGCAAGGTCAATATCAATATCGGGCAATTCCGCGCGCTCCTTATTTAAAAATCTCCAATAAGGAAGTCCCCAACGAATTGGGTCTAATTGAGTAATACCTAAAAGATAATTAGATAAAAAGCCAGTCGCAGAACCACGTCCAGGACCTACAATACTTCCACATTCCCAAAATAAATTAATATAATGTTGGAAAGTATTAAAATAAGCAAAAAGACAGTCATCTAATTTTTCGCCAATATCTTTTATGATATCAGCTTCAATTTCAAGTCGTTCCAAATAATTTTTATTATTATAAAGTTGCTTTTCTTGTAAAGCTTTAATACATTCATTTACCCAATATCGTTCTTGAATATTGTCGCTATTAATTAAAGAACAGATAATTGGATATTTATCGAACCAATTTGAAGGAATAAATCCTTTCTTATAATCCTTTACTTCAACTTTTGGAATAATTTGTTTTCTTTCTAATGAATAAAAAGAAATTTTATTTTGGATTTCTTGAGTGTTATCAAGAATCCAATTTATCAATTCTTTTCCTGTTTTATTACCTTTATCCCAATCATTAGCATAAGGTTCCATTAATTCAAAAATTTCATCACTCGTCATTAAGTAAGTAAATTTATAAAAATCGTCAACTTCTCTTTCTCCTGGCTTAGAAGTAAGATATGCTTTATGAATGGATCTATCGTCTTTAGTTAAATAATGCGCATCTGTTCCAACTACCATTTTTAAATCAAATGCCTTGGCGATTTGATAAATTTTATGATTTACAATTATTTGCTCAGCATCAGTAGATGGCGCACATTCAAGATAAAAATCATCTTTTCCAAATACTTTAATACAAAAATTGATATAATCAATTATTTGATTATAATATTTAGTTTGAGTTTCAATATCTTTGTTTAATTCAGCTTGGAACATTGGTAAAATACAACTCCCAAGTTCTCCACCAATACAAGCAGTTGTTGCTATAACATGCCCTTTATATTGTTCCATTACCATTTCAAGTTCACTTTTTAAAGTAGGAACTCGTTCCATACGTCTATCAACATAACTATGAATCCAAGCAATAGAACTTAATTCTCTTAACGCTTTATGTCCAATGGCATCTTTAGCAATAAGAATAAAGTGGTAATATTTTTGTCCGTTATCTCTTGTATCAGTGAGATAAATTTCATTACCAAGAGCAATAGTAAAATCAGGATTTTCTTCTCTTATTTTTTTTGCATATTGATTTACTTCCATATGCGCAGAAAGGCATTCATGGTCTGTAATAGTTATTCCTGATAGGCCTAATTCTATCGCTTTGTCAATAAGAGCTTGTGGTCTATTAATACAGTCAAAGTAAGCGGAGATTCGAATACATAGTATGATTATGGATACCAAAATATGATCTCATTCTAACTCCAGCCCTCCTTCCAAATTCATTATTTTATCAATAAAATAATCTGAAGTAGTATTTGTTTTTATTTTAAAAGCATTCCATTCTTCCATTGTCATATCTCTTTTTGAAAAATTTTCATAAACTGTTAAAAATTGATAATTTTCTAATTTTTCTTCTCCACCTTTGGAGATTGGAATTATATGATCTAAGCTAGGTTTGGCCCAATCATAAAATGTTTTATTTTTATTCTTATTATTATTCCAAAATTGGTATACTTTATTAAATTGTTTATCTTGCCAAAAATATCTTATAATAGTTTTATATTCTTCAATATGATTATTATAATAAAGCAAATCTCTATGAGTAATTCTTAATGCTTTATGTAAAAATAAATATTTTTCAAAATCTTCTTTAAATTCATTAAGAAAATCTTCTTCAACTTCTATATAAGTTGTTGCTTGGAAAGCTTTTTTCTTTCTATCACAACCACAACTAGTTTGGGTATAATTCCCATTCCCTGTTAAATATGAAGTAGGCACTTTACAATAATTGCCGCATTCACATTTACACAGCCAATAATTTCCATGGGTTTGTGTCGGACGTTCTTCTATTGAGCAAAGACGTATAACTTTTAATTTTCCAATTTGTTTATCAGTTAAGTCATATTTTGTAGCCATAAAAAATCTCCTTTAATTTTGTTATATTATTTGAAAATCTAACAATAGAAATTTTTTAAGGTTGCCCGATTTTCATTTATATTTATATAATATCATATTATTTAATAATAATCAAATCGAGAGATATAATTATCGCATATACTACGAATATCTTTTAAAAAATCAGCAAATTCCCTTGACCGAGATGATATCTTATGCATATTATCACAAACCATAGAATTTAATGTATCTAATTCTACATTTAAGTCATGGGTAAAAAGTTCTAAATTAGAATTTAAATCCTAAGCTAAATCCGCGTCTTTAAGAAACATATTATTTTCAAGTATAGCATTAATACTTGAATTTAAATTAGATGTATTTAACATATTACTTCCTTATAATTACTAATTTATCACTGGCTCTAGTAGCCATAGTATATAAATATTTTTTATGTTCTTCTCGATCAAAAGGATGATTTTCTTCAAATCCTAATACTTTTCCATACTCACTACCTTGTGCTTTCCAACAGGTAATAGCGTAAGCATAGGAGAAATCAAGTGGAGGATCGAGGCATTGTTTATTATTTCTTAATTGATAGCATTGGCTACCTGTAAGAGTCCCTTCACCGGTGATAAGTTGTTTATAATCAATTGGAGTCCCACAAAATTTATCTCCATCGCTTAAAACAATTTGAGTAAACATATAAGTAATAGGAACTTCTGAAATATAATAAGGGACTCGAATGTCTTCAGTATAAAAATCTTCAATAGTTCCAACAGTGCCATTAGTTAAGGCCCATACTCGATTCTCAGACATAAAATCCCAGTTATTATGTAACCCAATAATTTTATCTCCAATTTGAGGGACATTAGGATCAAACCCTTTTCTTAATCGGACTACATTATTAATTTTAGTTCTCGTAGCATTTTTAGCACAAATAATCTAATCTGCCCAATCGTACATTTCAGGTATAACTTGACTTTTATCATATACTCTTACTTGTTTTCCTTCTGGACGATAAGAAATTAAAGATTTGCCTTCTCTAATCCACATTGAAAAACGAATAATTTCACTATCTTGCGCTTGACGCATAATTTCATCGAGAAAAATATGTGGTTTATCTAATACACGATTATTTTCATTAGGATCTACAGGAGGTAATTGACCTGGATCGCCGGCCGCAATAATATAAATACCATGGGTTAGCATTAAGTCCCATAACTTTTTAGGAAGCATTGATACTTCATCGACAACAATTACTTTATATTGGGCTAATTCACTGTTATCTTTTGGAAAAAATTTAAAAGTTCCATTAGCCATCATTTTAGCTTTATATAAAAGTTTATGCGCGGTTGTCGCATTCGGGCAACCCTTTTGTTGAAGCACAGTCGCAGCTTTACCTGTAAATGCTACATAACAAACTTCTTCTTCTGGATCAACATCAAGAGCAGAAATAATAAATTTAATCAAAGTGCTCTTTCCGCTTCCCGCGTATCCCGCTATACAAGTCCAACGCTCATGGGCGTAATAGCGCTCAACCGCAATTTTCAATCCTTCTTCTTGTTTACGAGTTAATTCCATTTTCACACTCTCCAGGGTTTAATCTATAATATTTATTTTCATCAGCTATAAAATAATCACAAGCCCATTTTAATGTTCCATAAACACCTGTCGTATGTCTATCTATATTATCTAATTTAGAAATTAATTCTTGAGCTTTATTATAATAAGAACAATTTTCATAATTAGAACAATAATTACATTGTTCTTTCCAGTAAATCCACATTAATCATGTTCTCCAATTGCTTCATTAAGAATTTGGTAAAAACGTATACAATCTCTTTCATAAAGGTCTCTAGCCGCGTTTTCAGCTTCTCTTTTAGAATATCCTTTACTATTAATATACATTTCAATATCTTCCTTCATAGCTTTATAGCGGGCTAATTGATATCTATAACAAAGACTATCATATATATAACCTTTAGTATGTTTTTCTCTTTCTTCAAAAAATTCTAAATTATTATCGTATTTATGAGCTTTATCAACCATTTCTTTTAAATCCATATTTTATACCTCTTTAAAATCAACATCTTCGGGTTCATCTATATCAAATAATTCAAATAGCATTGGGATAGTTGCAACACAAGCATTAACTTCATCATTACAACAATTATTTAAAAAATTCGAGGTAACAATACCTGCTACAAAACAAGCAAAATCTTTATGATTCTAATTAAATTTTTTTACAAGAGATTCTAACTCTTCTTCGTTTAAAGAAAGTAAATAATCCTTTGAAAATTGTTTCTAATATTTAGTTAAATAACTATTCCATTCTATATAAGACCTTAAAATCTTTTTATAACATAAAGATGGACTACCCATAATATTTTTCTTCTTTCTTCATTTATATTTATATAATACCATATTTTAATTATTTAGTCAAATTTAGAATATAATAAAGTCATTATCTGTATTGTCAGCTTTAATTATCATAGGTGGTCCAAAAGAAATAGTTTTTGTGCGTGGCTGGTTAGATTCAGAAAAAATTTCAGATTTAAGTTTTTCCCCAAAAATTTCTAAATCACTTTTTTCATTTGACTTGTCGGTTTCTTCGTCTGTTCCCGGCCCGAGCAACCACCCTTTTTCTTTATAACCAGGGGTAGAAGCTTTAATCCATAAGTCTGCGATTTCATCTAATACCTTGAACAAATCGTCTTTAGAAGAAATTCCCAGTTCATTTAATTGTTTATTTATTCTATTATTCACTTCATTATATGTATACCCATATGACCCTAAAGATTCTAAAATCTCGTGCAGGGCTTCACCACTTTTTTGTGGGGTTGCCTAATATATCATATTAATGTCATCAGCATAATAATTAAATTTTCCCATAATCTACTCCATAAATGAAAATAATGGCTATATGAAGAAATAAATCTTCATATAGCCGTAAAATTAATTAGTAAAATAATTATAAGCAGTGGTCGCATTCTTTTGTCTTTGATTTAAAGAACTTGATCCACAACGCTCATAACATTTTGCAAAAGCTTTAGCAACTTCTTTTTCATCATTTAAATTTAAAAAAGAATTAAAATTAAATCCTCTTTTATATGAAGAACCAAAAGTATTAAATTCATATCCAATAGTATTTATTAAGAATTCGCATTGTGTATCTAAATCAGAATACCAAACACTTGAATATCCTTTACTCCATTGACAAATTCCATAATAATATTTATTAGAAGCAGTTGGCTGTAAAGATAAAGTATTACCGCCACATTCTGCCATCATATTACCCAAAATACCGGCGCAAACCGCGTCATTCCATCCTTGGTCTTTCATATAAAGCCAAATTTCTGTCGCTACTGGATAAGTAGATGATTTATCATTCCATTGAGAATTAATTTTATCTAAACGATTCTGATAAATTTCCAAATATCCATTAGCGGTTTCATATTCTTTTTTAGCAAATTCAATAATAGGATGATTTTCATCATATCCTAATGCTCTCGTTGCTTCGGCTAAGTCATGAGCACTATTTACAATCTCTTGATACTCTTGGATTAGAGATTTGAGCTCTTTACGGTTAACTGTATTATTAATTTCTCTATCCATAGGCTCCATATCAATAGTTTCTTCTGGTAAAAAATTATATACAGTTGATGATTCAGAAGGGATGTAAGCTTCCGAAAAAGTAGTGATTTCGCTATAATTTAGAGCAAGAGCTGATGTTTGTAAAATAAAAATTAATACAAAACAAATAATGCTTCCTGCTAAAATCTTATATCTTTTCATAAATGATTTCCTCCTAATAGGTTTTTTAAGTCTATTAGTCGTAGTGTCAATTATTAAAAATAATAAGCAGCCCTATCTACAATTTCGTAATCTTCTATAATAATCTAAGGACTAATGTTATTATTCCATATATTTCGTTCGCATTTACCAACGATATTAATTGTCACATAACCCTATTCAGAATACAATTTCTCGTATTCCTCCTCGGACGACTTAAACTTGATTAAACTGATGCCATCTGGCATAGTTATCTTCAAGGTAGGATTTTTATCTTTTGACATTAAAGTTAAGTTATTTGATGCAACTTTTATTCCTTCAACGGCAATAGATGCTTCTTCTACCCCTTGGCCCCAAAGTGATTTAAGTTGAGCGATATCAATAATATCTTTTCCAACTAAATCATTAGTGTGATAAATAAAATCAACACTATAAATTGGGGTGAAATCAAAATCTTGTAAAGCAGAATTCGCATATTCAATAAATTTATCAAAATTATCATCAATAATACCAAATCCAAAAGCATTAGGATGTCCTTCCGCATACATAATTAGATTTGATTTTTGACAAAATTCTCTAAAGTCTTTAAGCGCGGATTTGTCGTATCCTCTGCCGGAGCCTTCCCAACAAATTTGTTGAGTTTCTTCATCTATTGTTTTATTAAGAATTAAAACAGGACGTTGATATTTGCTCATTAATTGATTGGCCATTAATCCAGTCAAATTTTTGTCAGCAGCAAATCCATCTAACTTAATTCCTAAGATTTTATTACTTAAAAGATTTTGATTTGCGATTATCTATTCAATTTTTTCCAAGCTAGTGTCTCTGATTTTAGTTTGCCTATTCTTGATATTAGTACAATTACGACAAGCTTGTTCTACTCTTGTCTCTGCTTGACCTTTACATCCACGTTTTGTTGAAGGGACAAGTTCGTATCCCTTAAAATCAAGCATTGACTCGAATAGCATGAGCTTTTCTTCTTGCGTCCCAACACGAGTAGTTGCATTAACTAAAGGAGCAATATAGAAAGCTACTCCAATAGGCGTAATCTCATTATTAAAATGAAACTAATCTCTATTGATTATGCCTCTGAAGCAAGGATTGGTGATTTGTTGTAAGCCTTTATTAATTAAATGTTTTGTTTCAAAATCACGCATATCCATCATGTCGGCCACCATTCCAAGAGCAACTAAATCCAATATATGATCCGCGTATTGAACGTTCATAAGTTCATCAATATAACAACAAAACTTATAAACCATTCCTACGCCAGATAAAGATTTTGTCGGATAATCACATAATTGATTGTTAATAATACAAGCATACTATGATATTTTATCAGCTTCATGGTGGTCTATTACCAACACGTCAATACCATTTTTATATAAATATTCGTGTTCTAAATAATCATTTGATGAAGAATCTGGAGCAATTACTAATTTAATATCTTTATCAATACTATCTGGTATAATTCCGTGTTGTTTTCCTGCATGGACACGATAAAAAATATTGTTTTGCACAAACGCAGGAAAAAGACAGTATAAGTAATTCATGAGTGCGGCCGCCGAAGTATAGCCATCACAATCACTATCTACCTATATAAGAACTTTGTCATTTTGTGCAATATGTTTGACGAGCATTTTTGCACCATTTTCTATTCTATCAATAGTTGCTGGTTCTATAATGTCATCATCAGTGGTATTAAGATAATGAGGAATATCTTGTAATTTAATTCCTCTATTGGTTAGCACCTGTTCGACCGCTGAATACTGCGGGATGCGAGGGGCTTTTAGTTGATAGTCCATAGGCTATTCAACCTCCTTTCATAATACCACCACTATTATTTAAGAATTTCTATAATTTACTTATTCATATCAGTCCTCTCCTACTGGATCACCATAGTAATGATAAGCAGTATAAGGAAGGGCTCTTGTGCATGGAAAAATAATAGTTTCAATAACTGAAAGAGGGGTTTGACAAGAAATATAAGAAATATTACACTTATATCCTCTGGCATTTCCAGTAGAAATAACTACTTTCCAATAATCTTCATTTTCAAAAACTATAGAATAACGATTGATAGATTTAATTTTTTCTATTGGTTTTATATCCATTGCTTTGTATTGTTCTTCAATTCTTTCCAATTGTTCAATTCCTTCAATGAAAGTATTACACCAAACAATGCCTGTCATAAACCGCTCTCTCCCATCTTATGCCCTAATGGACAAATATGAAAAAGAACAGGAATTTCCATTTCCGTATATCCTTTTTCTAAATCTCCATTATATCTAATTACTTTTCGAGTTTCAATTCCACTTGATATACACTTACTGGTTTTATCATAATATTTATTACATTTATCGCAATAAATACAACTTCGGAGCAAACTATCTCTTTGTTTTTTTAATCCTTCGATTTGCGCGCTCAGTGAAATAATTGTATCATTTACAGAGATAGGAATATCATAATCATCATTCATATAAATATCCTTTCCTTATATAATTGTAAAAATTTTTCTTTACCATCATCAATTGGTGAATCTTTGTATTTTGTAATCATATTTTTATCAAAAATAAAAGATATAAGCACATCATTTTTAAATTTAGTTCTAATTTTTAAAAGATTTAACTTTAAGTGTTGAAATTCTGCGTCTCCAATTTCTTGGAATTGTCTATCAAAAGCAATTATAATTTCTTGCGCACCACTATCTAATAATAATTGAATTTGATGCGAAGAAACATTACTTCCGCAACAAGCTACTGATATATTGTTATTCCAACCGAAATCAGTAGCATATTTCAATACTGATTTTTCACTTTCAAAAATGATTGCTTTTTTCATTATGCCAATGGCCTTTTTAGACCAATTTAATCCATATAAGTTCATTCCAAGAGGATGATTATATAATTGATTATTTATTTTCATTGGTCTATATTTCCCATATAGCTCCGCCTCGTCTTTGCACATGGTGCGTCCGCGCAAGCCTACAAATCTTCCGCTAATATCATAATGAGGAATTGTAATTTGATCGGCTCCTGGATAAAAACCAATACGTGCTTTATTAATTACTTCTTGAGAAATTCCTTCATCAAGCCAAGGAATTATTTTAATATTATAATTTAATCTATTTAAAATAGAATCATCATAATCTTTTAAAATAATTTTATTATTTTTTAATTCAATCTCTTGGATACGAGAATAATTTGATAAAATTTTCCAATCATCTAAAGTTTTACCCATATCGTCATCTTTTATCATGCCTGACAAACCAAAACGACGAGCAACCCATAACACTGAATCATTTAAATCAAATTCTTCATCATATTGAATTTTCATTACTTTAGAACATAATTCAAAAATATCAAAAGTTGAATCGCATCCCGTGTAGCATTTAAATAATCCTGTATTTTCATAAAAATAAAGTTTTCTACTACCTTCTCCAGGAGGATTATGACAAATGGTGGAAGAGAGAATCCCGAATTCTGTATATTCAGGATCTCCGCCCCATTCAATTAATAAATCATAAATATTTTCAAGCCCAAGAGCTTGACGAATTTCTGATTTATCAAATACTATCATAAGTAATTACTTTAGAACAATTTCTCATAAGCCCACACTGTTCATTAACATAATGAACAAGCATTTCCTGCGGACGAAGCTTAGCAAGACTGGGAACAGCTTTATAAGAACGAATAATCTCCTTAGCCATTCTATTACTCATCTTGTATTCAACATTACCACTCTTCATAATTTTTCTCCTTAATTTTAAAAAGCTGACTCTTCTTCAAGAGTAATTTTTATATCATCAATAGGAACAAGTTCATAAGCATATGTAGTACAAAACATAGGAATAATTCTACAAGTTCCTAAATCTGCTTTACACCATAAAATAACTCCTTTATACCTACCACGTCTATTTTTATAAACAGACATTTTAATAGTTGGAGTATCAAATAATTTTGTGTTTAGTATTTTTTCTAATGAAATTAAGTCATCATCTTGAACATTTAAAAGAATTGATCCATAATCTACTTTATCTGCGATAGATTTTGCTCCACGCAAAAGATTCTGGTCAGGAGTTTTAGAATCAACATAATCACCATTTAACTGTGTTGCTGACATAATAAAAACACCGTATTGATTACAAATATCTTTTAATTTGTTAGATAACATAAAAAGTATATTATCTTCACGAAGTTTTACTCCACCACTACGACGAGTAATTTCTTCAAGAATTTTCATACTTGTATGAATATAGTCATGAAATATATATTTTACATCGTGATCTCTGATGCCTTTTTTGATTTCATTTTCGACATCCTGTAATGAAAAATCAGGTAATTCACGAATATACAATGGACTATCTTTAAGAATTTTCGCGGCTTCTATTACTCGTTCTTTTTCATTTCCTTGATATTCATTATAAATAATATGTTCTTCATTCACATTAGAAAGAAAAGCAAGCATCATTGTTTGAATTTCATTTTTATCTTGCTCTGTAGTTATATATAATACTGGTTCTTGAATTCCGTTTTTAATCCAACTTCCAAAAGTATCATCATATATTTTATTACAAGCAATATAGCACGAATCCGCAATCATAGAACGAGTTTTACCTACACCGGTGGCTGCGGAGCGCAAGTAAAACTTTTTAAGTCTCGCTCCACGAGTAACTGTATTAATTAATGGCCCATATAGAGGACTTCCTGCTATTGGATGTTGCTCTAAATCATCAAGCAATTCAAAAATTCCATCACCTGCTTGAACTGCAACTCCTTCAACATCATTTACATATTCATATTTAATTTGTTCTATGCGGTCATCAATTAATTGTGCGATATGCTCTAATGAAGAATTATCAAGATTATCTTCTTGTAATTGTTTTTTTTCAGTATCTAAAATATTATCAGGGTCATAAATAAAAGAAACATCAATGCCATATCTATCATAGGCGCGAAGTAGAGACATTTTTTTTAAACGACCATAATAATAATCAAATGATAAAGGTTTCGCATTTTCAGAAACTTTTAATAACCATTCTTCGCCTTTATTAACTTTAAATGTAGCTTCATATTTAGGGCGAGAAGAAAGAAAATCACTAATATTTTCTAAAGTAATTTTCTAAGCTCCTAATTCATGAATTTTATATATTGCTCCAAAAACAATTCTATGAAATTCATCAGCAAAGTCTTCATCAGTTATTGTATATCTATCAGTAAAATCCAAAAGCTAAGGAGTATTATATACGCACCCTATAACTTGTGTAATCGCTGTTGGGTCTACATATTTACTCGGCATTTAAGTCCTCCTATTCATCTAAAAATGTAAAAACTGATCTTTTTCGAGGTTCTTTTTTAGGAATAGGAATTTTTATTTCCTTTAATTTAGGAACGTAATCAATAACATTTTTATCTTTATTGGATTGTTGAATCATCCAAAGATTATAATAATAATTGTAAGCGTCTTTATAAATAAAAGGTATAATACCAATTCCACCATTAGCTTTATTTTTATTATTTCCTTTAACTTCATAAAAATAAACTAAGGCTTTTAACATTCCAGAATATGTATATTGGTATTCTCTGATATAATCATTCATTTGCTTGCGGACGCGAGCATTAATATATGATTCTCCCAATAAGTTTTTTACATATTCTTCAAATTTTTCTTTATCTAAATCTTCTTTTGTTTTTACTTTTTCGGGCGGATTATGAACTTGTAAAGGAGTGTCTTCATTTTCAGCCTATTTAGCACATTCAGGGTGCGCGTATCTTCGAGATTTTATTTGAACATAAGGAAACTTATCTCTATCAAAAGTTTGCTGACAATAAATACATTTAACTTTATGTATATAAATTACTCCTTTCCATTACTTTATATAAATATTATACAATATTTTTAAATAAAAGTCAAACCGGAGCGACTTTTATCACTCCGGTTATAAATTATATTTTATTTACTTATTTTCCATTTGAGGAAGAAGATCATCTTTAATTTCGCCAACAATTAAAGATACAAATTCTGCCTGTTCAGGAGTGGCGTCAGAAATTTTCTTGCCTTTACCCAAATATTTATCAATAATTTGAGTGATACGAGGACCAAAGAATCCAGGATTCTTATTCATCATATCTCCAGCAAGATTTTGGAATTCAGCCATAAGTGCTTCATAATCATAAGTAGGAGCTTCAGGGGCAACGACCATCTTTTCATCAGTGACAAATTTACCACCATTGTCAGCTGCTTCCTTATCAATAGCCTCATGGATAGCATTAATAAGACTATCATAATTCATAGGAATTTCGCTTTCAATATACTTGAAACGACCACCACAGTCAATAAGGTCATTACCAGAACGAAGAGTTAGGACAGACATTTGGCCGGCCGCCTTTTGATGAGCATATCCATAAACATCAGCCATACCGGTGATAATAGTGCGAGTGGATTGAGAAAGATTTGGTCTTACTGCCACAACCTCAGTGCCATCAGGACGAGTTACAGTTTGTTCTTTTTCATGTCCGATAAAGAAAACGGCATATCCAAGACGAGTTAAACCTCTAAAGACTTCATTAAATTCATCTTTAAACTTAGACCAGCCCTTACCATAACCAAGGTCTCCAAGAGATTCAATCTGATTTTGATTACAGATATATTTCTCACAATATTTAGCGGCTTCATCAATAGTATCTACAATAATAGCATTATACATTGCCTTTACTTCTGGACGCTTCAAATCACGATAAACTTGCTTCATTTCTGCCCAAGAAGTAATGTCCGCGGCCATAACACCAGGAAGGCAGTTATAGCCTTGCTCAAAAGCTAAAAGCAAAGAATTCGGCATTTGAGTCGCCAAAGTAGTCTTGCCTGTCTTGGGCTTGCCATAAATAAAAGTAATATAACCAGAAAGATCTTTACTTACCTTATGAGGTTGAATTTTAGTTAAATCAATAGCCATTATGTTATTTCTCCTTATTTGTTTTAATTATTATCTCTTTAAGTATTTCTTCTAAATTTAGTATATTACAAAAATCATCATATAAATTAACTTTAGCGCAATGGCCTCTTATTGAGAGGCCATTGCTATTTAATGGCTAATTCATGATTAGAATTTAAAACCTTCTGTAGCAGGGGATGCGACAGTAGTAGCAGTAGTAACATTCTGCTTAGAAGCTTTATATTCATCTTGACGCTGCTTCAAAGTAGCAAGGTAAGTCTCACGCGCGGCCATAGCTTCAGTAAGCTCTTTCGCAGTGATAGAACTTTCATCATCCCAAACATAAGGCTCCTTAGCGCCACCGGTAATAACAAAATCCTTACGAGTGCTTTGAACCTCACGAACATTATCATCGCCAAACGCAGACTCTTCACGAATCTCGCGCTTAATTACTTCAGATACCTGACGACCCCAAAGCTTTGTGAACACAGGCTCAGAAGGAGAGGCTCCAAGACCTTCGTAATAAGCCATAGCTCCAGGATTAGTAGCTGTAAATTCAACAGGAAGCAAAGACTTACGAAAATCAAAAATTGCTCCCTTAACAATTACTTTTTCAGGGATATTGTGCTCTTCATCAGCATCAACATGAGTTACATTGGTGATAATCATGTCGCACTTAAAAGTATTGCGCTGCTTTTCATCATCAATAAGAGTAGTAGTAGTATGAACAAATCCACCCTCATTGCGCTTAGTGCTTACAAGCTCTTCCTTACCATTACGGTCAGAATAAAATTCATTAAGACCAATCGCGGAATCAACACGAAGCTTAGCAGCTTTATCTTCTCCATCAGCCATATAATTACCGATTGTACCATCAATAATATTCTGAAGAATACTATATGTAGCATTAGGAGTGCCCTTAGTAGTAGTTTGAGTTACATAAGTAAAGTGAACCTGGACGATATTAGTAAGAGCATTATCAGTAGCAATACTAATAGTACCAGAAATAAAAGGAGTGCCGGGGTTTTTAGAATTTGGTCCGGTTACCTTATTTTCCAAAGCATGTTCGTACAAGATACCTTCAATATGAGTAGCATTTTCCATTACTTTCTTCATAAATAAATTTCTCCTTAATTAAATAAATTCAATAAATTAATATTTTTTCCTTTTTCTGTTAAAGTATAAATAATTGGATCTTGACTAACTTTTTCTACGAAACCATCAGATACTAATTTGCGCATGGAACCCGCAACTCCACGGCTAGACACACCGAGATATTCGGCAATTTCTCTTGATTTAACAAGAGGAATATCTTTATTATTATCTTGCATCCATTTAATAATGGCCTTTCCGCCCTCAGTAAATAGAGGCTTTTCAGTTTCTTCTTTAGCTTTTAACGCTTCCCAATAGATACGAGCGTCTTCACTCATTACTACTGGATAGCGGTTTTCATTAGTGGCAACAATTAATTCTTCAACATAATCAATAAATGCTTGTTTCTTACTCATTTTAAAAAGTTTATAACCTTTCTTTATCTTATATAAATATTATATAATATTTATTTAGAAAAATCAAGTTGTGATTAATTTACCAATAGTTCTTCCGCATAAGGAAGAGTTTCAATCCATTTACAGAACTCTCTCCATTCGGGAAGACGATGGTTTTTTCTCTAAATATATATGTTTCTTAAACATCTATAATTAGTAGTTAATCTTGCGGTAAGCAAAAATCCAGCAGGATTAGAGTATAGAATTTCAAGATATTTTTCTTTTCTAATCTCTTCTAACTGCTCAAGCATTTTAATTTTCTCATTTTTATTTTCAGTTTCACAATGCTTAATTCTATCAATAATACTTAAAAGTTTATTATAAATATCAACTTTTTCACGCATTATCTCAATGATTCTTGAATCAACATATTCATTATATTGTTCATTTAAATCAAATTTAGTAATGCAATGCATTGTGGATTGTGAAGATACAAATTCAAGGAATCTATATCTTTCTGCTTCGACCCAAGCCTTATTGGAAAAAGTTAAATCAAAATTAACTCTAATACCAGTTAAAAATTGGGCATGAGCCATATTGCCACTTTTTGTGGCAGACACAAGACTCTAACATCTTGTCATATCTTTATCATTAATTGGATGTTGCTCGGTATCCGTTCTCATTGGATATCCAGAAGCAACCATACTTTCTGGTAAGTCATAGACTCTTACGTTACTGACGATTTTATTATTTTTCATAATCAATCCTCATTACTTAAAGTATATCCGCTTAGATTATGCCCAAGAGAACGAACAAAACAATCAAGTTCATCAATAAATACCATACTGCCTTTTGGATAATTCCCATTTATATAATCATAATATGAAATAAAATCAATTCCAATAATTCCATATCCTTCTGACTTAATTCTCATAGCATCAGGATTAGAACAAGCAATAATAGCATTTTTCTCTTTGGCTAACAGTATTAATCTACTCGTTTTTCCTGTTCCACGTTTATCAATTATTCTATACATTATTTTATACTATACCCAAATTCCTTAGCTTTAAAATAGTCTTGCCAGTAATCTTCTCGCACATCTAACTCTTCACGAGAACATTCTTCTATTACTTCAAAACTAAAATTTTCTACTCCAATAGCCAACATAGCAGGATAAAGTTTATTGCGTGTGGCGGGTTCCGCCCCAATTCCGCGTTTAATATGCTGTTTCCAACGTGCGGAAAGATCGACTGCTTGACCCACATAACACATTTGATTTTCTAAATTAGTAATTTTATAAATTCCTGTGTGGATTCCAGAGCCAATTACTCGACCAATTAAATCTGTGGTTGGTTTTTCATAATAGCTTTTCCAAATTACTTTATTTAAAATATCTTTATCACGAAGTTTCGGCTCAATAGAACGAAGAAGACTGATTTCATCAATATCTATTTGAGGCAACTATAATTTATAGAAATCAGCTTGGTTTTTAATTTCTTCGGCACGTTTCGCAGCATCAACTGCGGCCGCGACTTCTCTACTATGTAATTGAATTTCTTCATCTAATTTATTTAATTCTTCTTTTTTAGAATCAATTAAATTAGATAATTCTAAAGAACAATCAACAAGAGTTGATTGATATTCATTTTCATATTCTTCTTTAGCTTTCGTATATTTAAATTCTTGTTTATTTAAATCATATTCAAGGCGAACACGAGCATTTTCCATTGATTGCTGATAGAAAATATCCGCTGATTGCTTTGCTTGGTTCTATAAAGAATTTAAACTATTTTCAACTTCGTCTCTTTTGGACTAAAGAATATTTAAATTATTTTCTACTTCTTCTTTTCTGGAAGTAATACCTTTTACTGCCGTTGATAATATTGTATACTAATCATCTAAATCTGAATTTTTATATTCAAGCTCTTTATTTTGTTTTATTATTTCTTCATTAAGCTTTTGAATATTATTTAGTCGTGGACGTAAAATAAAATATATTAAAAATCCACCAATAATAAACGCCAGTATAGCAATTATTAAAGTAAGCATAAATATTTAAAAAAGAAGGGGCAGATATTAAATATCTACCCCTTAATAATTTATATTAATTACTCCGCGTCAGGAGCGTCGGGATCAAAGCTCATGCCAGCGGGAGTGAGAGAGAGGAACTTGACCTGCTTATGAGTGCCATCCTCAAGCTCAACCTCAGCGGGAGTGCGAAGACCGAGACCCTTGCGCTGAATAGCACTGGTAAAGATACCATCAACAGAACGCTTCTCGAGACCGAGAGCCTCAGCAACATCAGCAGCGGTAACTTCCTGACCGTTAACTTCCTTCAAATAATTAAGAACCTTCTTAGAATTTTCCTTCATAGCCATAATAATAATAATCTCCTTTAAATAATTAAATATTTTTTTTTATTTTTTTCTTTTAACCTTTAGGTTATGTAAATATTATAGTAAAAAATTTTTTATTTGTCAAGAATTTTTCCAAGAATTTCTTGAACCATTTCATCAATGGTTGTAATATCATCAAGACTGTGAACGTGGCTCGAAAGTTCCATAATTTGATTCTGGGCTTTACGAACAGCTTGCGGGTCTTCACTTGTCTGAACGACTAATTCTGCATTAGCAATTTTTTTTGCGAGATTCTTGAGTTCTTTTGTTTTCATTTAAAAATTTTCTTCCTTAATTTTTACAAGTTTATTTTACAAAAAATTTTTTTATTTGTCAAAACATTCCGCCAAAGTGCAGTCGGTAATGTTCTTATCATCGCGGAATCCTTTAAAAAATCCATGTCTTAAAGTGTGGTCTTTGCTATTTTTTTCCATACACTGTATGGCAACTACTCGATTAAGGTATTTTTCAGGTTCCTTAGCAAAAGCTTCTTTAAGTTCATCGGTTAATCCAGAAGATACCGTTCCGATTTCAATAAGATTTCCTTTATCATCATAGGCGCCTAACTTCATAGATGTCTTCCATCCATAATAATAGCCTTTGGTAACTGGCATATAGTATCTTTCATCATCGTTTATTAGTTGAGACCTACAATTTGTATTATTACAATTTTGAGTATACTTATAATAATAATTACCACTTAATAATTGAGGATTAATCCAACCAGCAAAACAATGGTCTTCTTCAAAGCAATCATAAAAACTTGGTTCTTTTACTTCCCAATACTGCCAGCTTTGAATTTCTTTACCATCATAATATTTAGTTGCATCTTCAAATCCAATACAAATACAATCAACATAGTCCATTTTTTTAATTTTAATAGAAGACCATGCCGGTCGCTTATCTGGAACATATGGAGCATCTTTTTTCTTCAAAACTGCGCCTTCTTCACCCGCAGTAAGAGCGGCCGCAGTAAATTCTTGAATATTGTCAAGAACTGCATCTGCAAGTTCCATATAAGAATATTGACTTAAATTAAATTTATCCCAAATAGCTTTTAATACCTGATAACGTGTCCAAGCACCCTCATTTTGAATATTAATTCCATTATATTTAATAACATCATGTAAATAATAATGAATTAATCCACTGGACTGCTGACGTTTAATCGCTTCAGGTGCTAAACATCCCATAATTTTAGTCACATCTTTAGAAGTTTTACCTGGATAATAAATTTCACCTATTAAAATAGTGCCGGAAGGTAAATCTTTGAGTGCTTCATGAATATGAGGGACATTTGCCAACTTTTCAGTTAAAATACCAGTATTTGCACTTATATTACGACTAAATAAATAATCATAATGTTCTGTCTTTTCATACTGATACCAATATCCATCTTTCTTTAATTCAGCAAAATATTCACCGCCATTACAAACAACGGGGAAAAGACTCTCTTTACCATCGGGCAATTTCCAAATTTTCATTGCTTGAATACAATCTGCTTCTGGAGCATACTTATCAAGCAATTCTTTAGAGAAACTCATTGATTTATTTCCGTCCTATCTTTAAATATATTATAGAAAAATTTTTTAAAAAAATCAAGTAAAGGAGGATACAATCCTCCTTTATGAGATTTTATACCTTAGTTGCTGACTTAATCTTGCTAGACTTAATAATCTGATTACCAACAGAAATACGTCCAAGAGCAGGAATGTCTTTTGCGGAAACGCAAATAGATGCTTTATCCCCTGTAATAAGTAGGTTATCTTCATCAGCAATTAGCGCGGTTGTGGTCAATGGACCGGTAGACCCACTCGTTTTATATATATTAAGACCTTTACCGCCACGTTTTTGTAAAGTCAATTCATTTAAAGATAATTTCTTTCCTAAGCCATTTTCACTAAATACTGCGATAGAATCAGTATCATGTCGAATTGGCATAGTAGAAATTACTTCATCACCTTCGTTAAGATTAATACCTTTAACTCCAGCAGTAGCACGAGAGGTCGCAGTAATGTCTGTGGAATTAAATTTAATTCCCATACCATTTTTAGTTGTTAATACAATAGGCTCATCTTTAATTAAACATACAGATGCTAAGCTATCACCTTCGCGCAAACTAATTGCGACAATACCGGTCTTTTTCTTTGTATTAATATACTCTTCCAAAGCAGTCTTCTTTACAAGTCCATTCTTAGTAGTAAATAATACATATTTGGCATCAGTGTCTCTATAAATTGAATACATTGTCTCAGGATTTTCGTCAGGAGCCATATTTACAAGACTTTTAATAGATTGGCCTTGTGAACTATTTGTTCCTACTGGAATATTGTCAACTAAAAGGCGATACATTACACCTTTATTTGAGAAAATCATTAGAGAATCAATGGTATTAGTTCTTAAAACACAAGAGGTAATATCTTCTTGAGATTTAATACCTTTACCATTTTTCTTTTGCGTGCGATAAGAAGCTGTCGGAATACGCTTAATTGTTCCGCCCTCAGTCATTACAACAACACACTTCTCAGGTTCAACATACTCAATTTCTTTATCTTCTTTCTCTACTGGAGCTTGAATGATTTTAGTAATACGCGCATCACCATAAGTATTTTTAATAGTAATGAAAATCTTTTCAAGTTCATCAGTAGGGTCTTTAAGAATTAAAGCTAAACGCTCGCTCTCCTTAATTAAATTATCTCTTTCCTCTTGGATCTCAACTTTTTCTAAACGAGCCAGTCTACTTAATTTAATGTCAAGAATTGCCTTAGCCTGGTCTTCATCCAGGTTATATTGAGTCATTAAAGCTTGACGAGCAACAATAGCGCTTTCGCTCTTTTTAATAAGAGCAATTACGTTATCAATATCTTCAAGTGCTTTAAGGATACCATTTAAAATATGAATACGAGCTTGTGCTTTATCATATTCATATTTTGTTTTTCTTAATATTACATCTTTTTGATGACTAATATAAATTTCAATAAGTTGTTTAAGATTTAAAAGTTTTGGTTTCTTATTAACAAGAGCAACCTGATTAAAACTATATGTTTCTTCAAAACGAGATAACTTATAAAGTTTAGAAATGATAGGTTGAGCACTAACGCCCTTATCAAGTTCAATTACAAAACGCACTCCATCTTTAGTGCTTTCATCTCTAATGGCAACAATACCATTTAATTTACCCTCTTCACAAAGTTTATCAATATCTTCACAAAGGGTATCTTTTGAAACTTTATAAGGAATTGTAGTAAATACAATTAAATCATGTGTTTTTTCATGCTCAATTACATAATCAGCCCTCATACGAGCTCGACCTTTACCAGTTAAATAAGCAGTCTTTAATTCATCTTTATTGATAACAGTTCCACCAGTAGGAAAATCAGGGCCTTGAACAAATTGAAGCAAATCTTCAACTTTACACTCGCTATTGCGCAAAGTGTAAATAATTGCATCCATAATTTCAGTTAAATTATGTGGAGCAAAAGAACAAGCCATAGCGACTGCAATACCAGTAGTGCCATTTACAAGAAGATGCGGAATTCGACCCGGTAAATATACTGGTTCATTTTCAACATCAGTATAAGCTAATTGCCAATCACAAGTATTCTTTTTAATATCAGCCAGCATTTCTTCGCCAACTTTAGATAATTTACATTCAGTATAACGATATGCTGCTGGTTCTCCACCATCACGACTACCATTATTACCATGGAATGAAATTAATGGATAACGCATCGTCCAAGGTTGGCTTAAAATACATAAAGCTCCATAAATAGAGCTATCGCCGTGGGGATGAAAACGACCCATTGCATCACCGACGGGCTGAGCGCACTTAACAAACTTTTTATTATTAAAGTATCCTTTATCGAACATATCATAAAGAATACGTCTTGCAACTGGTTTTAATCCATCTTCTGCTGATGGAATTGCTCTATCAGTTATTACACTTAAAGAGTAATCCAGGAAGGATTGCTCCACTTCATTAACTATTGGAGTTTTTAGAATCTCTCCCATATTTTTTAAGGACCTCCTCAGCTGTAATTTTTCCAGTAGCAAGACCGTCTGCTAACTCGTTCCACAAATGGCCATCATGCCCGGAAATTTTTCTTAAATCAATTTTAACTTCTTTTTCTGTTTCATAATAATCTTTAATTAAATCAAGATTTTCTGGAACTTTTTTATTGGATTTAATCCAATTATTACGCTCCCATCCATACATCCAGTTGGTAAAAGTATTTACGCAATAGGCTGAATCACTATATACAGTAGGGATATCATTAGTCCATTCTCCATTATCATGTTTGCCATATTTTTTCAATACATGAAGAATAGCTTTAATTTCTTCTCTGTTATTTGTAGTATCTTCAAAAGCGTTTATTTGACAAGCATCAATTACAACACCATTCTCAGGATTGCTATCATATTCAACAACAACAAACCCATAACCACCGCTATTATTTTTTTGTCCGTTTTTGCGACAAGATCCATCAGTATAAATCGCAATCATGTGATGGCCTCCCTAAAAATTCATTTTCTCCACAATCAATATGAAAAGAAGTATTAGTAAAAATAGTAATTTTATCAATAAAATAATCGTTAATAATATTTACTTTATTATCTGGAAATAACTTTTGTAATTGCTCGTGGAGGTCTCTACAAGTAATTACATCAATATCTTTATTAACATGAGCTAAAATAACGTCATCTTTACGAATAGGAATTATTTCAATAGGTGTTCCTTTATAATTACTTACATATCCCTTATCAGTTTTATACATCAATATTGGCCCTTTCTGCGTTTAACTCAATGAAAGATTTACGAGGGCCAACTGATTCACCCATCAAATCCATAAATGTTTTATTTACAAGATTCATATCATCCATTGTAATCTGTTTTAAGGTGCGAGTTTCTGGATTCATAACCAATTCCATTTCATGGGTGTCCATTTCTCCTACGTGTTTATCCAATATCACTATTGGCACTGACTATTTCTTCGCTCCGGCTAACGTATTAACTGCCATCATCACGCCTACCTTTTTGAAAGTATGTATCAATAATACTTTCTACTCCCCGACAAAGGGGATAGTCGATACAGGATTAAACTACGATATTTTTCCAATTCTAATAACTCCATATATTTGTGAAAGAACCATATGTAAGTTTATTAGAATAATCTTTATAAACTTCTCTTATATTTTCTCCATTTTTACGACGTAATCTTATTTGATAAACGTCTTGTTCAGTCATTTTAGAGCGTCCATTTTTACTTCCCTAATTAGAAGTATTATGTTTATGAAAATTTTTATTTTCAATAGTGTATACTTCTGGCATAATATTTTTCCAAGTATCACCATTCCAAATTTTATGAAAACCAGATTCACCAATTAAATTTTTGTAATCTTCATAAACTTCATTTTTTCTTTCTTGATTATTATAACGAATTCTAATATCAATAATGTCTTGTTTAGTTAATTTATGACTTGGATGACTTTCTTCAGCATTAAATTGGCCTCCAGGGGTCATATTATACTAATCAGGATAAGTATTATAATATTTTATATAATACTATTCTCTATCATTAAGTTTTTCCATAGAACATTCTTCTAATATTTCAAAAGAAAAATTATTTATTCCATATTCTATTATATCTTTATATAATTTTTTATTTTTTTCTCTATACCAATTATATGATTTTTTATGTTCTCTAAAACGCTATTCTATTTGTGTACTTTGTCCTATATAAGATAAGTTATTTATTTTATTGGTTATTTTATAAATACCAATCATTTTAATTACCTCACTGATTATTAGTAAGATAATATCGTAGTTTTTCCCACGAGATTATCTCCGCTAATATTTAACGCTTATTCATTTCAGTTTTTCCTGAAATGTCCTAAATATTAGCGAGACTACCTCGTTAGCTGCCAACTGGGAAATTTTACCAATTCGCAACCCCGCCGATTAGCGGAAAAGTAGGTAAGGGCCAGACTTCCTCGTACCCTTTCATACGTCCCAATTCGAAAGATCGATTCATAGTTTTTCTGAATGTTTCAAGAGCCGCATCATCTTTGAGATATTTAATATTTGTACCCCAAGTTGCTTTGTAAAGAGGAGGAACCGCTGCATAAATATAACCTTTTTCAATTAATTCAGGCGCAAACTTCCAAATAAATGTAAGAAACAAAATACGAATATGGCTACCATCAACATCGGCATCCGCTGTAATAATAATCTTACCATAACGTAATTTGGATTCATCCACAATTACTTTACCATCTTTAACTTCAAGGCCAAAAGCATCAATCATCGCACTAATTTCTTTATTTCCTAACGCTTTGTGCAAATCTGTCTTTAAAGTATTAAGAATTTTACCTCTTACGGGTAAAACTGCTTGCGTATTGCGGTTGCGAGCTTCTTTAGTGGGGCCTTCCGCGGAACGACCTTCAACAATAAAAATTTCACATTCACTTCTATTTTTACTATTGGCGTCGCTTAATGTGCCAGGTAAAATAGTTCTTTTTTTCGTATCAACTTTACGAACGGTTTCTTTAGCCTTTTTCGCTTTTTCGCGTGCCGCACGTGCCAACATTGCCTTATCTACAATAGCTTTAGCATCTTTTGGATTATTGTCAAGCCAAACTTTTAAATCTTTTGAGACAAGGCGTTGAACAATAGTTCTTGCTTCACTACTGGATAAAACATCTTTGGTTTGACCAGAAAAAACCGGGTCAGGCATAATAAATGAAAGAACAAGACTTAATCCTTCTTTAAGTTCTTCGCCAGTGATATTAGCATCTTTTTCTTTTAAAAGACCTTTATCACGAGCGTATTCATTAATAGAAGTAGTAAGTGCTGTTCTAAAACCGGTTAGATGTGTTCCACCACTATTAGGAATTGAATTAGTATAAAGTTTATAAGTATCGCTATAGGTATCATTATACTCCATAGCAATTTTTACACCAATTCTATCTTCAATATTTTCAGTATAAAAAATTGAAGTAAGAGAAGTTTTATTGCTATTTAAATCTTTAATATAATCAAGAATACCATTTTTTGAAGTAATCTCTTCTTCTGGCTTATCAAGATAAGTAAAATGAAATACCATACCAGGAGAAAGATAAGCTAATTCTTGAATTTGTTTTCTTAAAGCATCATAATCAAGAAGAATACCTTCTTTAAAAATGCTTTCATCTGGCAAAAATTTAACCCAGGTTCCGGTCTCTGTACCAGCCCATTTTTCTTCTTGATAATCTTTTAATTTTCCTTTTTCAAAAGACGCAACAGCATGTTTACCATCGCGAAAAGATGCAACTTGAAAATAACGAGAAAGAGCGTTAGTGGCTTTAGCGCCAACGCCGTTCATACCGCCAGATGTATTATATCCAGTTTTTCCATTACTGTCAAATTTTGCACCGGTATGAAGTTTAGTATAAATATTTACCAATGTTTCACTACCGTCTTTAGCTTTTCCAAAAGGAACACCACGTCCATTGTCGCGGATTTCAACATAACCATCTTTAGATACTGAAATATCGCAACGAGTACAATGACCATTTAAATATTCATCAACCGCGTTTGAAATAATTTCAAGAGTAATATGTTTAACTCCATCAGGTCCAGTAGAACCAATATACATACCTGGTCTAAGACGAATTGCTTCTATACCTTCAAGAGTTTTAATATCTTTTACTCCATAAGAATCTAAATTAATTGTCGTTGCCATCAGATTCCTCCTTAACTTTAGGAATAATTTGATTCAATTTATGACCATAAATTGAATTATTAGCTAATTCTTCTAAATATTGTTTATTATTAACTAATTCTTCAATTTGATTTAATTTATAATCATAAACTAAATCATCATATAATTTCTTTAAATATTTTTTATTAAGTAATTCTTCAATAGGAGTTCCATTTTTCCATCTAAGAAAAATTACATTAACAAAAGACTTAACAACTGGATGCATTAAGACTTCTTCACGCTTTTTAAGCCACCAATTTAATTCACTTTCTGCATTGAATTTGTCTTTCATATAGGCGGCTCCCGCGCCCAAATAATCACAAAGAAGCTCAACGGTATCTTTGTAGGGCATTAATAGTGCTTTTGGATGGCCTACTCCGCCATCTTTAATATCATCAATCCAATACTCCCAATGATGAGTATTGTGGCCTTTATGATGTTGCCATGCTTTACTAAATCCATTAGCATCTTTACAATTATCAATTGGAGAACGATTACCGGTCCAATAGTGAGCGGATTCAATGAATTCAATAGGAGTAAACTTGGATAAATCATGCTTAATACCGCGCCAAGGGATACCAGCCATTTTACAATATTTAAATACATACTTTTTATGTGTTAAAACAGTATTTAAATGATTAATATAATTACTCATATTTTTTTTCTCCAATAACATATTTCTTTATTTTATAAATATATTATAACAAAAATATTTTGGAAAGTCAAAAAATCGTGGCTTAAAATGCCGATTTAAATAAAACTTGACAGAGATAAAAAATTTTTTGTATAATATATTTAAGAGAAGCGCCCAGAGGTATAAATAAAAAAATTGGATAGTATATAAAATATACTATCCAATTTTATATTAAATACCATAATCAGTATTTATAGGATCACTATTGTCGCTATAATCGTCTTCGGTATAATAACTCATAGAAGTAGTTTCAGTATTATCTACTGTTGGTGTATTATTTAATTCTTCTTTATAATTATTGTAAGCTTCATCAAGCTCTTTCATAACTGAAGCATACTTAACGCCATCTTTAGTATTTTCAGCCATTGATTTTTTATAATAGTATACTTGGCTCACGCCATATGCCGCCCAAGGAAGACTTGCGCTTGCGGTAAGCCAAGGCAAAGAACCCATATATCCATTATAAATACAATAAAATGCTAAAACAATATATGCTAATGTTGAAATCCAAATTAAGGCAGATTCTTGAATTAATAGAGTTTTAGAAAATTCTCTTTTTTGTTTCATATTACACCAATCCTTTATCTTTCATAATTCTATAAAGAACTACAATCATTTCTTCACGAGTCATAAATTTTTTATACATCTTACGATTTAAATTATCGCCTTTAATATATCCTTTACTTTCAGCCCAAGTTCTTTCCGTATCAGACCAAGAACTTGCATTTTTTTCGGCTTGTTGATTTAAATAAACTTCCATCATTTCATTAAATTTATCTTGAGTCATATCTTCATCCTCCTCATTAATATTTATATTATCACCAATTTTTTGTTTAAATAACTACCATTGGTAATCGCCACTTGTTCTATAATAACTATTCATATCAGTTCCGCATAATGGACGAGGACATAATTTACCAGTCACATCATAGTGGCGAATAACGTGGTCCGCAGGTATATTGTATTTCTACATTAATTGTTTTACTAATTGTATTGTATTTTCTAATGCTCTTGGATCAAAATACCAATCAGTATCACTAGCTACAATATTAGATTTGTTTATTTTACAAGGTCTTACTTCAATTCCAATAGAATTAGCATTTCTACATTCAGGATGTTTATACCCTTTTCTTGTGCCACAGTGCCAAGCAATATCTTCATCTTTAACACTACGATAAATAATATCTTTTTCATCAACGCAATAATGAGCTGATGATTTAGCAACAGGATTTTTAAAATAATTACTAATATTTTTTGCCGTCCCCAAAGAACCAAAATAATGTATTACAATATATTTTATTTTTCTATTATTACCTTTTTGATAATTAGATGTTGTTAAATTATCTACAATTTTCATATCTTCACCTTTTCCTATAAATTGATCGTATATTTCAACTCCATAATACAATCTCTACTATTGGATTTTTAAATTCTAATCTTTTGGTCGCTCAAACTATGTTAAGACTATATTTGAAGCAGTCTATATATCTTTACAATTTATTAAAGTATTCCAAACGGTAGGATAATATGTAGAAAGTTGATAAATTAAAAATTCAAGTTGTGTATTTAAGTTTCCTATTGAAGTATTCTTCTTTTTTGTAAAATCATATAACTGTTTTTTAAGGCTCCAATAGGTCCATTGAGCTAAACCATACCCAGCTTTATCATAAATAAAATTAGTATATTTACCATTATCTACTTGTTTTGTATACTATTCATCATTTAATCCAAGTGTCTTTTCAAAACTATTTTGAAGATTTCTTGAATTAAAATTTGATTCAGCTTTTAAGTTTCCCATTAGTCCGGCCGTTCCATAAGGGTTTTTTATTTGTTTATACAAATAATTCCAAACTATTTCAATGTTAGTCATATTATCCTCCTTTCTATAAAATAAAAAAAGAAAGAGAAGAAGTAAATCTTCTCTTTCTTATAATTACATATGTTCAGCTAATGCCGCAATTTTAGAACGATGAATTTGTTTTAATTCAATTTCACCATATACATCTGATCCTCTAAATACTTTAGAAGCACGACGCATACCATTATTGGCTCCAGCAAAAGCAATATCATCAACTTGGGTTTTATCATCGCCATCAATGATACAAATACCATCTTCACCAATACGCTGCAAGGTCAATTTCATAAGCGAAATATCCATATTTTGTGCTTCAGAAATATAAATACCTGCTTTCATTCCAGTAGTATCATAACCACGGATATCGCTTAATGGTAAAAGAACTAATTGTTCATTTTCAATCATGCGTTCAACAGCTAAGCGACCACCAAATTTACTAATTAAAAGATTGCCAATTTGGCTATCAAGTAATTTTTCATCTCGAGTGCCAGGATAAAAACCTAATTTTGCAGAATTTTTAGTGGCAATCGTATTACAAAATACAATGATTTTATCAATACGTCCACGTTCAAATTGATTCATTAAGAAGGCTAAACTTAAATAAGTTTTACCTGAACCCGCAGGACCACGAACCATAGTAATAGTATTATTAATAAGACTATCTGCGAATAAAGCTTGATAAGGGTCATCTTTCATAGGTTTTACTTTTCCAAATTGAGTAGAATCAAAATTACCAAATGAAATAGGACGATAACCATCACCAGTATAACATACTTTATCAACGATATTATTATCTTTATCTTTTATAATTAAATATTCATTAATATGTAAATTATAAACATTTTCGTATTGGTTAGAATAGAAATCAGCCATTTCCGCGTTTGACATTGTAATTTCTACATATCCCTTATACTCATCAATTAATTCTTCATCTATGCTTTGAATATGATCTTTGTCAAAGAAAAGATTTGCCATTGCTTTTAATGATAAATCATTAGTGATAAATATAGTATTTGGATGGGCTAATTTAAATTCAATTGCGGTAGATAAAATTTTACTATCATCAGTAATTGGAAGGTTAGAATCTTCAATTATTTTTAATCCATCTAATTTAAATAGTTGGATAATATAATTATCAGGGTTTTCATTCAATTTATGTAATACTTTACGAGCTGAATATTTAACATCAGCATCTTTATTTGATGATGTTTTTATATTTTCTAATTCTTTTAAGGTAATAGAAGATATAATAGGTGTATATTCTTCCTCTTGGAGAAATGTATCAACCGCCATCAGCAAACTACAAGTATCATAAAATTTATACATCTTCGTACTCATCATCTTCTTCCTCTTCTATGTTTGGTATAGCAAATCCGACTGTATGAACTGAAGTTTTTGTATCGGTTGCTAATTTTTCGATTTGGGAATTATACTCTGCTATTTTTAGAGTTAATTTTCCCTTTACCAATTCGAGAAAAGTTGTCAATAAACTAACTAAACTATCTCCTATTGGGTATAAAAATGCGATAAATATTATTCCGAATATAAATGTTAAAATAAATATTCACCCTTTCATTAGGGATTTGAAGATTTTACCTCTTAACATTTATAAAAATTTATATATTTTTATTTTTAATTCTTGGCCTCATTACGATGTTTACGAATACTTTGGTAAAATTTATCTTTTTCTTTTATGATATAATTTAATTCTTCTTTAGCATTTTTAATAGAGTCATTTACATATTCAATGTCTTCTTGTTTTTGGCGGATTTGTCGTTGAAGCATTTTATTTTCATAAGATCTAGGATTAAAATATTTGCTTCTATTCATTGAATAATATAATTGATTTAAAGCTCCAAGTTGAATTTTTAATTCTTTTTTGTATGCTTGTAAAACTTTGATATAAGCTCTTCTATAAGCAAAATTACATCCAGTTTTCTCATTTGCCATATCCATATCATCAGGATGACATTTAGCGATACCATAAATAATATTACCATCTTTGTCTTCAATTAAACAAGAAGCTTCGCCTGATTCAGGATTATAACTAAATAAAGGTTCTTTTTTCAAAGTAGTAGAACTCCTTTCTATCTATTTCTATAAATATATTAACATAAAAATTATTAAAAAGCAAAAAAATAAAGGCGAAAGTGTAATACTTTCGCCTTTATTTTAATTCAATAATTCATCTATCCACTCTTGTTTCATATTATTCGGAAATTCTTCGTCTATATTATGTTTTTTATAATATTTATTCCAAAATTCAATGTTGGCAAGAGCGCGAGCTTTATGCATAGGACAAATATAAGTAACTCTTTTATTAAGAATTCCAGTATCTTGATAATTATATGCTTGACACCAAGCGCAACCAGTAGCGATAGGACATTCACGACATTCATCAGAAGATTGAGTATAAGAATTAATTGCTTTTAATTCTTTTGTTAATTGTTTTTGTTTTTCTGTTGTTGCTATTTCATTTTTATTTACATTTCCTATAATAAGAGGTGGGACGGAATCGCCCAGAGCATCTTCCATATATCGTAAGCAGGGGTATAAATTACCAGTATAATTCATAGCAATCATACTTCCATTTCCGCCACACCAATTCTATAGATCATCTTTATTAGTCCAATCTTTTGGTCTAAATAATTTCAAATCTGGATATTCAAAAAATGAAATATATACATCTTCTTCTAAATTATTATCAAGGAGATATTGTCCTAATTCTTGTAATTGTTTATAGTAAATTTTGGCGTGTTCTAAAGTCCAACCTTTTTCAAAAATCACATTCCCTAATATAGAAGTAAATCCTATGTCTAAAAGAGCTTTTACGGCATCATTTAAATACATAACATTATCAGGAGATAAAGTAATTTTTGAACAAGGATATTCTCCGGTTTTTTTACGCCAATCTTTTATTGCTTTTACAACAATATCATAACTACCTGACCCATCAGGGAATTTTCTACAAGCATCATGCAATTCTTTATTACCATCAATACTAATAGAAACAGATAGCCATTGCTTATATTTATCTAAAAATTTTTGTACTTTTGGATCAAAATATAATGTTCCATTAGTACAAATTAAAAATCTTGTAAAATAAATTAATGGACTGTTCATTTCAATTAATTTAGAAATTGTATAATCCATTACTTTATCTATTAAATCTAAATTTAAAAAAGGTTCTCCACCAATAAAATCAAAGACTAAACCTATAATATTATCTGGGTCAAAGTAATCATTTTTCTAAGGATTTACTATTAACATATCAATATATTTTTTAGCTGTTTCAAAATCCATTAAATGATTTTTTTTACAAGTTTGATAACAATAACTACATCTTAAATTACAAGCGTCAGTGACCTGTAAAGTTATATCAAAAACTTTATCGCTTTCATTTTTCCATAGTTCTGGATATAATCTTTGAATTGTATCACTATACTATTCGAATTTACGTCTCATTCAGCATTATCATTAATTGTTATTGTAATAATTTTTGCTTGGAAGTCAATACTCCAATAGGCATTATTACCATATTTTTCTAAATCATAATATTTTCCAACTTTATTTCTAATTTTATCATATTCAATAAATTTTTCAACGTATTCTTGATGATATCTTTTATAATTATCAGTATCCATATTATTAAATGAAGTGCTATTCATCATATAAGTAATAATACTTTGACGAGCAAGAAGATCTTGATAAGCTCGTTCTAATTTATCATTTAATTCTACATTATTAGCATTTACTGTAATTGTTTTCATTATTTTTCTCCTTTTTATCTTATAAATTAACTTTTTAAAATTTTAGAATATAAAGACTTTAAAGCAGTAATTGCTTTCTGCATTTCAGATTTAGTACAGACATTTCCATTATAAGAAGTGTTCTACATTTTAGAAATATTTGTGAATATTTCATTTTTTAAGTTTGTATTAACTTTACTGTTAGAAGAAACTTTTGTAGGTAAAGTACTATATCCACGTCTAGATAATTCTTTATTTAACATAGTATAAATATTTGCAATATCAGCAGCATATAAAACGATTCTTAAATTAATAGAATTATAAAGATTTACATTAGCTGAAGTGGTACATCCATTATCGCAGCCTCCCGTACAATTGCCAGTACAAGCAGAACAGTCATGCCTACAACTAGCACTGCATCCAACACATCCGCCAGAACAGCTTCCACTACAATCGGTGCGACAACTAGCACTGCATCCAACACATCCGCCAGAACAGCTTCCACTACAATCGGTACTGCAAGAACTGCCACATCCAGAGCAACCTCCATCACATCCGCCTGAACAACTATTACTACAAACTCCTCCGCATCCGGAGCAACTTCCATCACAGTCTCCTCTACAACTTCCTTGGCATTGGCTAGTGCCGCAAGTTTCACACATAGAACAATTACCGCCACAACCATGGTCACATCCATTACTACAGCTTACAAAGCAAGTTCCGACACAACCCTATGTAGTACAATTAGCCATATGTTATGTCCTCCTTACATTAAATTTTTTACAATATTTTCTAATTCATCTAATTTGTTAAATAATTGATATTTAATAAATATGCTACTTAATAAAGAATAATATCTTAAAGAATTATTTTCTTTTATTTTATAATTCTTAAAGAATTCTATATTATTTTCTTTTGTGTCTGAATCTAACTTTACTTCTAAAAATAGATAATCAATAGCAGTTAAAACTTGAGTATTATTTTTTAGATAACTAATTTTATTAATGAAATCTTGTAATTTGTCAATCTATTCTAAATTTCTAAGATTTTCAAAATTTTGAATATTATAAAAAATTATTGCAATAGTTTCTTGATATTCGATATCAGAAATTTCATTTAACTATAAAATCAATTCATTGTCATCAAATAAAATACCATTTTCTAACTCTTTAGAAACTTTAATTTTTAAAAGTAAAACATCTTTTTCGGATAGAGACATTTTATTCATCCTTTCTTTAATATAAATTATAGCAAAATTTTTTTGATTTTGCAAATTTTTTATTTACCTAATTTATTTATAAATATTGGGTTTATTTTTAATGAGAAATGGCCTTTTAGGTTTTTGCTAAAAAAATTTCTATGGGTGTGAACAATTGGAATTACGGCCGATCGCGTTGATCAGGGATAAAAAAAATAGACACTATGAAATAATCATAGTGTCTACTTAAATTACTTATTCAATGCCTTTGTAAGCATCTCTTTGATGTCGATGCCATTTTCAGACATTGCTTCAATGACCTGGTTTGCGGAACCCATAACATCCTTTACAAGACGAGCAGAGTTTCCATCGCCATACTGGACGATCTTATCCACATTGGTAAGAGGGGCTGCCGCATTTGCCACGATTTGAGGCATTGCATTGAAATACATTTCAATGATAGAAGCTTCACCCATCTTCTTTTGTGCTTCTGCTTTCTTGTCGATTGCTGTAGCTTCGGCTTCACCAACAGCCGCAATACCAGCAGCTTTCTGTTCGGCTGCGAACTTTTCTGCTTCAGCGCGAGCACGCATAGCTTTTGCTTCCTGCTCGATCTCATAAGCCTTAGCTTCAGCATCCTTCTGACGACGAATCAGGTCTGCTTCAGCCGCCTTTTCCGCAGCATACTTATCAGCATCAGCCTGCTTACGAACCAATGCAGTCAGTTCGTATTCCTTAAGCTCGATTTCTTTCTGCTTCAGTTCAGCTTCACGCTCAGCCTTTGCGATATTCGCGTTAGTTGCCGCAACATCCTTGAGCTTACGCTGATTTTCAGACTCAATGCCAGCAGCCGCTTCTGCCTGAGCTTTCTTGGTATCAGCTTCCTGCTTCAACTGAGCCTGCTTAATAGCAAGATCGTTATTGCGGATTGCGATTTCCTCAGCGGCCTTAACCTTAGCGTCATTAGACTGCTTAGCATTTTCCGCACGAGCGACCTCAATCTCACGTTCCGCATTGGACTTAGCAATTGCCGCGTTCTTGCTAATCTGAGCGACATTATCAATACCGAGGTTAGTGATAACATCATTATCATCAGAGAAGTTCTGAACGTTAAAGGTAATCAGCTCAAGACCATAACGTGCCAGATCAGGAACTGCATTCTCCTGGACTTTCTCACTAAACAACTTACGATCGCTAACCATATCAGTCAACTTCATCTGACCGACGATCTCACGAATATTACCTTCAAGAAGGTCGTTAATCTTACGAGAAATTTCATCACGGCCTACGTTAAGGAAGTTCTGAGCGGCGAGCGCAATCATTTCAGGATCTCTACCCACACGAACAGAAACCGTAGAATCAACACGAACGTTAATGTATTCGGCAGTAGGGACCGCAGATCCAGTCTTTACATCAATTTGAATAGCTCCGAGAGCAAGCTTATCCAAACGTTCGAAGAAAGGAATCTTCAAGCCAGCTTTACCAACAAGAATTCGAGGTTTCTTATGGACACCACTAATGATATAAGCCATATCAGGCGGAGCCTTTACATAACCATTGAGAAAAATGAAAATTACCAGTAGCGCAATAAGAACTACAGGAATTGCCGGAAGGATAAATGAAATAATAGCGGGCATAAATAATTCTCCTTATTTATTTAATTTTAAATTTTATACTTATATTTGAATAATGCTTCAATAGCATCATCAATCGAATTATAATATCCATTATGTTCAAATTCTCCATCTTCATCCCATAAGAAAGAGATTTCTACACCTAATGGACCTTGTTCCAATTTTTCTTTTACTTCTTTGTAAATTGCTTCTTCCATTTGTCTTGTTATTAATTTTTCCCAATCTTCATAGGACATTTTTCCAGTAATGAGTTTTTTTGTTAAATCATTACCTTTATAATCATAAAGTGCCATTTAGTTTTCCTCATTCATCAAGAAATGATTTACATTCCTCAACTTTGGCTTTCATAGCATCAATGATTATATCAAGATTAATTGGATAGCCATGATGAGAGTCAACACCTACATGATACATATAAGGTCGATCTTCAAAGAAGTTAGTGGTTTGATGAGTATGACCGTAAAGATTCAAAGTCATTTGATGAAGATTTTCTCTTTCAAGATTACCAGTCATACAAGGAAAATGGGTCATAAAGAAATGGTATTTACGATAATTTAGCATAATCGCCCAATCCATTTCAACAACATTAGGCAAATCAGCATAAAGTTTCTGTCGAGTTGCCGTATCATGGTTGCCAAATACAATATGGAATTTACCCTTGAGACGTTTAATATATTCAATATTAGAAGGGTCTCCAAGCATTAAATCACCAAGAATATAAACATCATCTTCATCAGAAACGATGCTATTCCATTTCTCAACATAATCTTCATTCATTCCTTCAATTGAAGAATAACCACGAGCTTTCCAAATAAATTCTCGATCATGTCCAAAGTGCATATCACTGGTTAAAAAGATTGCCATGTATGAATCACTTCTCCTTTTTCGTTAACCTCTTGGATAAGGTTATATTTAACATATTCTTTAAAAGTGGGAGGAGTAAAAGAATTTGCCATACTCCGAATCACTTCTTCTGGAACCTGCGCTCGACCATCACGCTGTTTATTGCGCTCAACACAAACTTCAACAGGAACATTAAAATAAATAACATTCACATTAAGATTTGCATATCCTTTTGCGTTAATTGCTTTAAGAAGCTTCTTGCGAGAGCCGGGTCCAAGATGCGTGGCATCCACATATACATTATCATAATCTCTTAAAGAAAGAGTAATTGCTTCAACAAAAGCATGCCATACACTTTCCTCTTTGGCAAAATAGCTTTCATCATCATTTAACATTTGAAAACGGAGAGCATCACGAGAAACAACACAACCGCATTGAGGCCAACGATTTTTAAGCCAAGTGGATTTACCCGAGCCGAGACTAAGGAATACCAGACATAATCCAAAGATTCTTTCTAGTATTCATTTAATCATCCCCTTTCTTTTCTTTGCTATGAATTTCTCTATGACAATTAGCACATACTAATTGACATTTATCTAATTCTTTTTTAATAACTTGCCAATCTAAAATTAAATTTCTATCACTTAAATTAAAATCTTTTTCTTGAGGATCTAAGTGATGAAAATCAAGTGCTTCAGAACATTTATTATATCCGCAAATCTCACATTTATTTCCTTTATATTCTAAGGCCCATTTTTTTATTAATGCTCTTTGTCCTGCTCCAGATTTCGGCACTAATGGAACACATTCATAACAATATCTTCTATTATAAGCATTTTCTTTTACTATAAATTTTTTTCCACATTTAGCACAAATTTTTTCAGAAATATTTATGCCTTGACTTCGACGCAATCTTGAAGCTTTCGCCTAACAAGATTGAGAACAATATTTAGTGTCTCTACGGGATCCCTCAAATTCTTTACCACAATGCTAACAAACTAATTTCATATAATAATCTCCTTTATATTGAATTATTATATTTAAAATTTATTTAATAATGATTGTTAGGTTTTGCCAAAAGAGGTATTCCGGACATAATCCAAAGATTCTTTTGCTTCATCTTTATACACCCCATTCTCAAAATTTTCTTTAAACTCTTCTACTTCTTCTGGAGTTCTACATTCGATATGATTTACTTCTTCTTTGCAATAAATACAATACAGCTTTTTACGATGAAATTTACCATGTTGAAGACTTACTCGACGAGACAAAGGGATTCCTTTTCGTCCACAATTCATACAGTAAAAATCATGATTTTCATAAGATGCCATTTGTATCACTCCTTTGATTTTGAATGAGAAGGAATTGCAATATTAATAAAAATCTTAATGACAAACATCTGCCAATAAGTAATGCTTGGAAAGCAAAACCAAGGAATAAGAGCGGTATTCCAAATAAATAGCATAATAGCTACTTCAATGAACATAAAAGCTACACTTGCAACTGCCCAAGAAATATCATCATAATCGTTCATTTTTATCAATTCCTTTCTTAATCTTATATATATATTATATATTATTTTTTTATAAAAATCAATAAAGATCTTTATACTTCCTTTAAATGATTTTCACATTCTTCAGCATCATATTCAACAGTTAAATTTGTAGCATCAAGATAACCACCATCATAGTAAAGTATATCGTGTTTAACAGTAGCATTTTTATAAATTTCTTCCTCGTTAGTATCTTTTACAATTTTAAAAAGATCACATAAAAATCTACAAGCAGATTCAATAGTGTCAAATTCAAGAGCTTTATCATCCCAACAGAGTGGATTAACACCCTCTTTTATTTCATAAATATGATATTTCATACCTCTAACCATTATTTTTCTCCTTACATAGTAAATTCAATAGTCTCGAATGTATCAAGGTCAATAAGACAAGTTTTTCCAGTAGCAAAGGAACCATTATCAATATCGCACTTATGTCCATCGCAATACCAAAAATGATTCATATTTTCCAAATCAAAATCTTTATAGCTTTTACCTACTGCAATATAAGGATCATAATTAGGCATCAGCAGAAAAGGTGTATGGCCATGAATACAGAAAGTGCGGTCCGCGGGTGAACCTTCGGGCCACGGATCATAGAAATGGTCTCGGCTCCAAATTAAATTATAAGAATTAGGGCTATCGCCAAGAGTATAACCGGCATGAGAAAGAAGAATAATTTGATTATTCTTATTCACATAGGTTTCTTGCAGAGGAAGTTTAGCAAGTTCACGATACCAACCAGGATTGGCACGTTCTCTAATTTGCCAATCTTCAAATGTTTTTGCTCCATTGTTATTACAAAGAAGAGCATATGCTTGACTAAAATTTTCATCTTTAAGATAATCTTTCATAGCTTCAAATAACATATCTTCATGATTACCTTTAAGATAAATAACTCTTTTATCAGCAATGGCATCTTTAATAATTTCCCAACCGTCATTTCCGCGGTCCGCGCAATCACCCAGACAATAAAGAATGTCGTTAGAATCAAGGTATTTCATAATTTGATCCCAAAGAGGCTTCATGCCATGAATATCACTAACCGCATAGGTTTTATTCATAAAATATCAATCCTTTCTTAATTTATATATATATTATAATATATTTTTATAAAAAAATCAAGAGTGAGAAATTATCCCACTCTTGTAAGTTTCATAAATAGATTGCAAATATTTAGTCCTAAGCAACTTGCTAAAATCCAAATATTCCAATATAACATTTTGTCAGTGTCTTTATACTTTTTGATAAAAGTGCATTGAATCCACTGGATAAGGCAAAAACACCAAATGGCAAAACAAGCCCAAAACAAAGCTAAAAACAAATAATACATTTAATTTCCCTCTCTTTAAATAAAAATGATAATTATTGGGCTAACTGAGAAAATCAATACTAAATAATTTTAAAATAATATTGGAAGGATGTGGTTTATTTGAAAATTGATTTAACAAATAAACAATGTGAAAATTTTAAAGTTATAAATCGAAATATTGAAAAAAAAGGTAAAAATGTTTGGTGGAATTGTCAATGTAAATGTGGTAAAATGTTTACAGCGACAACTACTGATATTAATAGAGGTATTATTAAATCTTGTGGTTGTATGAAATCTGAATTATTAAGCAAAGCTCATTTACAAGATTTAACAGGAAAAACATTTGGAGAGTTATACGTAATTCGTAGAAACAAAGAAGCTCAAGTTAATGGGCATAAAACTACAACTATGTATGATTGTCAATGTTCTTGTGGTAATATTATTACCGTAGAAAGAAGTAAATTAATATCAAGAGGTCAAAAATCTTGTGGATGTAAAAATTCTATTGGGGAGTTAAATATTAACAAATTATTAACTGATAATAACATAAATTATATTTCTCAATATACAAATTAGAGCTTAAAAACTCAAAACAATGGTTTTTTAAGATTTGATTTTGCTATACTTGATAAAGAAAACAATGTTATTCGTTTAATTGAATTTGATGGCCCACAACACACTAAAACAGTTGAGTATTTTAATAAAACAGATTTATTAAAAGAAGTCCAAGCAAGAGATGAATTAAAAAATAATTATGCGAAAAATAATAGTATCCCTTTAGTAAGAATTCCTTATTATAAAAGAGATACTATTAAAATTGAAGAATTATTAGGGGATCAGTTTTTAATCTGATTCCCTTAATTCTTTTCTTACTCGCATTAAAATTTTCCCTAATTTGTTATATGCCATTTTGTCTTGACACTTAATACAACGACAGACTCCCCAAGTATTATCGCACCAAGTATTTCCTTCTTCAAGCCAAGCTTCTCCGGTTTTTTCAAGGGCAGTCCGCAAGGTTGGGTTTTGTGTAAATTTAGCTTTTACGCCTTTATACATAACATCTTCTTTAATGTCTTCCCAATCTTTACGAATTACACAATGTCTTCCTAATCTCTTGGATTTGCCAGGAGTAGGAGCCAATCTAATTTCTTCTGCATCCCCGGGGTTCGCTGCTTTCATTGCCTGAAAATAGTTTTCTACCGTAAGATATCTTTTTCCTTCTATTGTAATTGGAGAGTAAAAAAAGTTGCTTAAAAAAGCAAAATCTCCTTCAAATTTATTAATCATTTAAATTTCCTCAAAGTTTTGAAGATCTAATTCAGCTAAATCTTCAAAATCAAAATCTTCATTGTCATCAATATTGACACCATACATTTCAGCGCCTTCTTTAAGATACTGTCTTCGGCCTTCCATATACCATGTCCAGTTATCAACACCATCCCTTTCAAGAACATTAAGCTCATTTTCAGCTTTAAGAAGCTCAAGAAGTCTTTCTTTAGAAACAATATAATTCATAATAATATCACCTTTCTTTTTATATAAATATTATATAATAATTTTTTAAAAAAATCAAAAAGGAGATAAGAATTACTCCTTATCTCCTTTTTCTTGAATAAAAGTTTTAATTGGCTCGCTTACAAAACAACAAATATCGCATGCAACCTTTACTGACTCTTCTGGATCATGCTTCAAGTATAACGCGGTTGTTGCATAAGGAGCGCCCGCTCCAATAGCAAAATAATCTTTAATCTCTCTTACCATAAACTTACAAATATGGAAAAGATGTCCTTTATAGGCAATAAGAAATTCATTTCTTAGAAATCCATCACCAATAAGAGTATTTTTCCATTTTGAAAATTCAATAATGTAATTAAGAATTTCTCGTTCATTAGCTTCAACTGGCTGATGATTCTCCATATAAAGCCACATTAAGCTTTGTTCATCACCATAACCAACTCCGCCAAGAATTATGTCGTTAATCTTAGCAATCTTAGCAAAATTAACATTAGGTTCCTTTTCATAGCCATTAGTAAGAATACTATCAGCACTCATTACAATTCTATCATCATAAACTTTAGCAGCGACAACGCTCATTTTAATCCTCCAACTGACAGATATAAACATCTTCGTGATGGAGAATTTTTCTAATCATTAATTGAATAATATCCCAGTCTCCTCCACCAAGACCACACCCAATTTTATAAGGAAAAGCAATCGGAACATAGCCCGGAACTAATTTATTTAAATTTTCTAAACAACTAGCAAATGCTTCATAATTAGTATATCTGCGCGGGCCATACCCGTAATCATATTGGGCGAATAAACTTGCTACTCTATGACCATCTACGGTAGTAGTGCAAGCAACCGCACCAAGTAAAATGTCATCAGGTGGATTTTCTAATCCTGCGACTTGCGTTTCCGCGTTTTCAATAGTTTTTTTATAATCTATATAGACTTCAGGCCAACGAATACGAATTTGTTTGGCAAGGCCCGCGCCCATAACGCCTTGACAATTCACTTGATGACAAATTACAATATTAGGAGGTAGGTCTAATAGGCTTTTATTTTTATAATAAGTAATCTGTTTAACCACTAATTCTATCTCCGGTATGATAAAAATTACAAAATCTTGAATCGCCACCACAGGAACAGATTTCGCGTTCCTTAGTGCCCCAACATTCTGCGGTTTTATCATCTCTTAAATGATAACACTCACATTTTTTAACTACTTCAGTAATTGGAACATTTTCGCTCTTGGATTCTTCTTTCTTTTCATAATGGCCCGGAACCCAAATAAGATTTTCACCATTAACTTCTTCCCAAGCGTCAGCCATCTGTTGGACACATTCAAGGCAATATTGCCAATAAGAATAGCATTGATCTCGTGTTAGATCTTCACTTACTTTGTCCCAAAGAGCGATAGGAATTCGTTCTCTAATTTCATATGTATCAGTTTTAGCTTGACTTACAGCTTCATTATCAATCATAGATAATCCTCCAAGACATATCCAATTTGGTCTAATGTTCCGATTCTTTTAAGAATTGCTATAACTCTTAAAATAGTAAGAGCATCAAGAATATCGTCATAAAGGCAGATAGGGGCTTCCCACTCATTAGCGGAAGCCCACTCTGCATCTAACGATAAATGTTCCATCAATTCATCAAGTTTCGTCATTCTGCACCTCTTCGGCCTCTTCCATATCAGGCGCGGTCTCTTCTGCTTTTACCAAGCCTTCAAGACACTTAAAAGCAAAATTCTTATGCTTATAAGCACAGAACTTCGGACGATTAAGAATACGAATTACAACGCCTTCACGAACATGGGTCTTACCAATCGGATCAGGACCATCATAATACCGCTCAGCGATTTCTTTAACCTGCTCACCAGCAGTCATACCTGCGTCATTCCAATCAGTGGTATCGTCCAGAAAACCTCTCCACAGGACAGGGACATACTTACAACCCATCTGCTCACAACGATAACGCATGAAATCAGGAGTGTATTCAACAACGTCTCCATCTTCATTAGTCATAGTCATACGATAGACATAGAAATCAGACTTGGGAAGCACATCATAGCTACCATCACCATAGGTATAATAACCAGTGCAAGAACAACCATAAGAGAAGGTAGTAGTTTCACCATACTTCTTAAGGAAATCCTTATCATTCAGCTTTCTATTAGAAGCAGAGGACATAATAGGCATACCCTCATCAGTAAAACCAACAACCTCATAATAAACTTCCTCACCCTTATGGAGTTTACCCTCAAAGAAATCCGCGTGCTTCTTGCGGAACATATTAGAACCATAGAAGCCACCCTCCCAGTCATTCAGCACAGTGCGACGAGTGCCAGATACATATCCATATTCATAAATAGGAGTGCCATCACGACGCATAATTCTATCCAAAAGAGTTTTCTTATAACCCTTAAGCATAGGAAGATAACCGGTGCGCTGAGAAGTGCCATGCATTTTCAGAGTAATCTCAACAAGGTCATTCGGCTTAAAAGCATTAAGATTATAAGCCAACTGTTCCGTATCAGCATGCTCGATAAACAAAGGAGCAACAGGAGCTTTCTTCTTACGCACCCGGTTCCCTTCACTTACATTACCCTGACGATTCTGACGCATGGGAATATACTTCTTACAAATCTCATGCCCATTCAGAGTAGTAAATGCGAGACCCTCGGTCAGTTCATTAAGAAGAACTCCAGTATAAGAAACGCAATTAAGATGAAGAAAAAGACCATCGCTCTTCTCTCCACGCAAACGGATAGTGGTAATATTGCGCTTCATGGGGTCCATATAACCACCAATGCTCTTACCATTTTCATCTTTCTTGCGCAAAAGGTTATTATTTTCAGCAAATTCAGGACTTACCTGACCATCGGTGGGAAAATAAATACCGAGTTCATCAACTTCATAAGAAGTATCAACACACACAGTATTACCAAAACATTCACCCAACATCAACTTATCAGCATTATTATGTTTTCTTAAATTTTTAATTCTACAAACATATGCATTATAACTCATATTAAACACTTTCTTTCTATAATAAAAATTTACTTGTTTCTGGTATTAAATCAAAAATGGTAATTTCATTTAATTTATTGTAAGGAATTCGAATAATAGGAATATTATGAGAAAAACAATAATTATTTTTTATTTTATCATTTTTTTGAGTTTGATAAAAATTATATTCATTATTCCAAGAAGAAGGATTATTTGAATATTCAAAATGTTGTTTTCCATCATATTCAATAATATAGTTATGAGATAGGATATAGAAATCAAATCGAGGGAAATAGCCGTTTTCATATTTAAAATCTTTAAATGAATACTCTTGAATAAAATCTATTTTTCCATTTATAAGAAAGTTTTTTATACAGTTTTCCCCAAAACTTTCTTTCCCAGGACATTTCCCACAACTTTGAACAGCTCCAGTTCTTAGATCAGTGGTTGAAACCTCTATAAAATTTCCACAATCACATTGACATAACCATATTTTTCTATTGTTTTTTATTCCAACATAAGATTTCACAGAAAGATGATTATATTTTTTTCCAACTTCATCCGTCAATACTTTATGTCTATTACAATCATCACATTTAGTGCTTTTACCTGTTGTTAAAGCGCTTCCACGCACAGATTTTATTTTTCCACATAATTGACATTCGCAAACCCAATAAGACTATTTATGAGCCTTAGATCCTTCTTCATCTTTTTGTAAAACTTTCCAGTATCCAAATATTTTATTTTCTAATTTTAGAGTAGGCATAAAATTCTCCTTTATATAATAATTATTTTCTTCATTATTATATAAAAAATATTTTAATTAACTTACACTCTTTTGTCCTAAAAAAAACATTAGAGTGTTTCTGACTTAATCTTCTTTTCCTCTTCCAATTCCCAATTTTGAGTGGCATAACCATACTCAAAATCTACGGGGTCATCAACTTCATACCCCTGCTCCCGCATTTTTGATGTTGCTTTATACATCATTCGACCAAGACTTTTAGATTTACCCTTTTGGACTAAACCAAAATCAATAAGGTCGCTAATTAAACGACTAATTTTCTGGTTAGACAATGGACGTAAAATCATATCATTCATACGAATTTCATCAAGAGTCATAGAATCATCTGTGTTATTTAACACATCCAAAATTCTAAACTTATAATCCGCATTAACTTCTGGACGAGTAGTTGTTCTAGACCTTCCTGGCATAATTTTTTCTTCCTTTCTTAACTTTCTATAAATATTATATTATATTTTTTATATAAAATCAATAAAGTTAAAAACAGCCAGTTTTTTTATACTTAAAATTAGTTTTTGTATCCAAATGAGTTATTAAAAGAATATCTCCTTGTTTTTGATAAACAACTCGATAATGGCCTAATCGTCTGCGATAAGTATTTGATTGATCGCGTTTTCTATCAACATTTTTAACCTTTTCATCTACTTCTGGTGATAAGGTTAAAAATGTTCTTTCTAAATTTCTTTTAGTTTTTTCATTGGCTTTATCATAAAACTTCTTAGCCGATTTTGATAATATAATTGAATAACACATTTCTACATTTTATTCTAAATTCCGAGGGATATGATCTAAAGTTCTATCCCAAATACTTGTTAATTCTTCAATATCGTAAAAATATTGTTCTACCCCTTCATCCTCAGTGCGGTCTGCATGATAATGGCCGAAACACCAAACTGTAAAATTAATTTGATCTTTTAATTTATCAAGCCAATCTTCCATAGATTTATCAACAGCAGATTGGTCGATCCCATTAATAAAAAGATCGGTAGGTTCCCAATAGCGAGGACAAGTATGAGTAAAGACAAAATCAAAGTAATTATTTCTTACTTTCTTAGTAATGTAATTCATTTCATCAGGAAATAGTTGCTCTTCAGCAAACCATCCGCACCAGCCATTAGATTGACGAAAATTTTGAAGGCGATACCACTTATCAACAGAATATGCTCCGCCGATACAGAGAGTTTTAAAAATACCAAAATCATAAACATTACCATCCATGAGATAACGGATATTGCTAAACATAGATTCTACATATACTTCACCATGAATGTCATGATCTACCATAATAGTCATTCCAGAGATATTCTCAGGACGCTCTTCATGATTTCCACGAAGACAGTAAACAATATACCCCATATCATTTACTTGCTTTTTATTCTTATAATCAGATTTATTAAGATAAAAATTGAATCCAGCATCACCGAGAATAATTAGTGCGGTTTCCGCCGGTTTAAGATCGGGATGTTTAGATTTTAAGATTTCTAAGCGTTCGGCCACCCGTCCATGAGTATCGCTAACCTGTGATAAAATAATGTTTTATCACGACTCATCATCTCCTTTAATAAGATACTTGTTTCCAAGTAAATCGTCTATAGTTAAATTATCTAATTTAGTATACGGGATACGCACTAAAGGATAATTATGTTTTAAACAAAAATCATTTTTTAAATTATCTTTTTCTTTAATACTTTTTAAAGTATCTGTTGAATGTCCCCAATAATTAGTATCTGGACCATATTTATGTTGCCTACCATCAAACTCAATTATTCTATTTATACTATTATCATTATTATAAAGAATAAAATCAAATCTTAAACGTCTTCCGGTCTCTTTCACTAATTCAAGAAGTATAACTTCTGTGTTAAAATAAATATTCTATTCTTCTAATAAAGTTTTTATTTTATATTCTCCTTTTGATGTTAGACATTTTCCGCAAGAAATTGTATGATTTTCTTTTAATCTATTTCCGCTTATTTCAATTTCATTACCACAATCACATTTACATTTATACCACATTCTATTTTTCTATGATCCAGTATATTGAGGTCTATACCCAATGGCTTCAATTATTGTTAATTTTCCAAATTTAGTTCCGGACTAAATTAAAGTTTCTTTAGTCTATAACTCATTATGTTTTTTAAAACCGCTATATTTCATACATCCACAACTTTTGGTGTTGCCCGATCTTAAACTATTGCCATTTTTAATAGTAATATTGCCACATTCACACTAACATTTCCAATAAATATTTTTTCCATCTAATTTTCCTTCGCAAGAAAGAACTGTTAGTTTACCAAATTTTTGTCCTGTAATATCTTTTATTTTTGCCATAATTTATACCACCTTTCATTATTATATAAAATTTAATGATGAAAGGTTAATAACGGGCGACCAAAGTTTTGTCTCCTGTTATCAATTCCATTCTCTCCCTTCTTCTTTAAGAGTAATCATGTCATCGCATTTAGGACACATAATATATCTTGTAATAATTGTCATTTTCATAACATAATCATCACAAGAAACAGATTTGATATCTTTGCCATCAAAAATGAGTTTAGCCCCACAAGTGGGACAAGTGCATTTATATTTAGGGGCTTCAATAATTTCAATCATAATCAGCTTTCTTTCAATTCCAAAATAAGAGACTGCTTAATTGCTTCATATTGAACTTCATCAAGCATTGCTTCCACTTTTGGATCAGGCTTATTTTCTACTTTACTACAAAAATTATCAGAAATTCTAATGATGTTATCCATTGCAGTATTTGCGATAATACGTGCCATCTCAAGATCGTAGTATCCTCTTTTTACATCAATAAGATACTCAAGACGATGAGGATGAAGACAATTTTCATAAGGTTCACCGTCGATATAACGACCAAGGTATTCTTCTACTCTAAGTAGATGATGAAGCTGTTTGGGGTCGTATCCAAATTTAGCAAGCACATCAACTTTGCTGGGATATTCATGCTCCATAGCATGATATTTCTCCATAGCGATACCTTTCATAGATTTGACGGCTTGGTAAGGATTATAATGAGTGATTGCTTCTCTATTTTCTACAAGTTTATCCCAATAGGGACGATAAGTAGAATTTACAATTTGAAATGGAGTAAAAAGAATTTCAAGAAAATTTAGATTTTGCTTTTTAAATGTTCCAATATATAGTCTAAAATCCTTGAAATCAATGTGCTCTTCATTAGCACGAACATGGGTTGTGCTTACTGGCTTTTTATTAAAAGCAATTTCATCAAGAGTAGGAAGAACAATAAGTTTAGTATCTACATCACTATTCTCATAGTCTAAACCATAATTTTGACTACCTTGGAGAAAAAGACCTAAAATACGAGATACATCAAAATATTCAAGAGACTCTTCCCAATGTTCATTTAATCTTTTAGTAATATTCTCTTCTCTATTCATTTATATCCCTCCTTAGTATAAATCTTCGCTATATAACTCCAATTCGCATTTTTCACGTTTTAGCTGTCGAGTTGTAGCACTTAACTGTCCACAATTAATAGCAATTTCAAATGCTTCTTTTCTATTATAAAAATGTCCATTTTGGTCAAGAAAACCTTCAACGACTCCGCTAAATCTTTTAGGGATACCAGCATCTTTCATTGCGGAGTAAATAGAACCATGTCGAATTCCGCCAAAAATAGCTCCAGTTTCTTTATCTTTAATTGCCGCGCAAATAATCATTTTCTAAGTCCCTTTCAAAATATTTACAATTTTTACAGATATATTGATGAGGTAGTTTAATATTATCTCCAGGATTATATGAACAATAAAATTCATAAATAGGATGGTCAAACACATCACCATGCCAAGGAGTTTTATCTACCTTAATCAAATGAATACAGCTCATAATATCACCTTTTTTCAAACCACCAATTAGCTCCATTTTTGTCAAAAACAAGAACTAAAGGAGTAAAAGTCCCATCTTCATTTTTAAGAATAATACGAGATTCTCTCGTTTTGAATAATGGCTGTCGTCCTAATCTATCATATAATTGTGCCCAAGTTTTAATCATTAAATCAGTCTCCAATTATTATGCTCAATAATTGCTTTCATATTCATCCGACCAACAGGATTTTGAGTATGTAAACCAAAGAGATAAGTAGTATCGGGAATTTTAGACTCTTCAAGCCATTTTAAAATCTCAATATAATCTCCACCGTCTTCAAAGTAATCTCCCGCATCATGGTCAAGATTGATATAAATACATTCATCGGTCATATTGCGCTCATAGCAATTTATGGCAGCTTTAGCTTCATTGACGCTTTTAACCCAAATCCAATGATCAGAAGGCGGGATCCGCACGTCATCTACCCATAAAAACATAGTAATCATACTCCTTCATAAGATTTACATCTTTTATTCCAACAAGTATCACATTGACTCTTTTTTCTCTTATGATTTTTAGGGTCAATAATTGATAAAACTGTATTTAAAGTATTAGGGCAAACGCCCATATAAAGGCATTTATCCTCAACCGCATCCGCTATCTCTGCCCTTAAATCTTGCTCTTCTTTTGGATTCATAGCATTTCAATCCTTTCTAAAAACATTTCTCTTTCAAGTTCATCTAAAGGGCAATCCTCATTTTCAAAATAAGGTTTTAAAAAATGTATTTGTTCTACTGTTGGACCTTTAGATAAATTATAATAAACATGATAATCATGATCAAGAAATAAACCACGAGTAATATGTATCCATTGATTTTCAATTAGAACTTCATCGGGTTTAAAATCTTTATAATTAAAATTATATTTATCAGCAAGACTAAAAGCTATTGTGATATGTTCAAAAGTATCACATTTAACCATTTCTCCTGTTGGAGATAACCACCCAATAGGCATTTCAATCATAATTATTCTCCAAAATTAACTAATTTCTCATAATGATCGGGATATTCTTTTAAATGAGGATAAATAGGATTACCATAACAAGTAATACAGGGCCATTCTGCGCGGATAAAGCCAAAAGAATCACTATGACGACAAGTTTTACATCTTTTTTTACAAGTGTTTTTTAAATCATCAAATGACTCATTAGCTAATTCCCAAAGTTCAGTCATTTCATCATTAGTCATGGTTAATAGCTCCTCTCCCAAATAATAACTTTTTCTCCACAGGCGGGACACTTGATATATTTAGCCCAATAGCCATGATCATTGTCCCAAGGGCAAATATCCTCCATACTCTAAATATCGCTATTTAAAAATCGTAGTTCTGATTTACATTTAGAACACGTAATTTCTTTTTGAACTTCTGGGCCATATTTAATTATTTCAACCATTACTCAATCACCCAATAAACAGTTTTTCCATTTCCGCAATTAGATTTACCAACTAATCCATGAGAAACAAGTCCGCGAAGAACACCACTTACTGACGAAGGAGACATATCTACATCATGAGTTTTCTTAATCCACCCAGACAGCTGAGACGCGGAAACGCACTTATACTTTTTAAGAGTATCAATAACAATTTCTTTCTTTTCCATAAATACTATCTCCTTTAACTTTATATATATATTATAATATATTTTTATAAAAAAATCAATAAAAAGAAAAAGGCGAGGTAGAATATACCTCGCCTTATATTAAACTGAAATTAATCAGTTATTATTGCTATTGGGAGTGAACTTATTGACAATACCTTCAAGGGTAGTGCCACGAAGGAGACGATCAACAAATTCGGCAGCGGATTCACCATTACCAATTGCGTAAGGAGCAATACCGGTAGCAATGCTATTGAATACCTTACTATCACTCTGAGCCTGAATGGCCGCCACAAGATCGGGCTGGATAGACTTCATAACATCAGCAACAGTCTTTGCGTAAGCTTCCTGCTTTGCCTTTTCGATATCAGCAAGGGCCTGCTTTTCTGCAATATTAGCATCAGTTTCCTTCTGCTTACGAGTCATCTCTGCCTCATGGATTGCATCAATAAGAACCTGCATATCCTTTTCTGCCTGCTTAGCAGCCTGCTTTTCAGCTTCCTGCTTACGATTGACTTCAGCCTGAATTTCAAGCTTACGACGGGCTTCCTCACCCTGAAGATTCATGCGATTAATAAGCTTAGTGCTAGCCAGCTCATTTTCCTTCTTTTCTGCGTCAAACAGCGCTTCGGCAACCTTAACACGGGCTTCCGCATCGGAAAGTTCAAGACTCTTTTCGACCATATCGCGCTGATGGCTTTCAAGGATTTCTGCAATCTCACTCTCAACAGTAAGAGAAAGAACCTCGCAATCCTTTACAAACATACCATTTTCGCAGAAGAAACGTCCCTCATGCCTATTAGAAGCCTTTTCAGAAGTCGTATTTTCAGAATAATCAATAGCAATATTACGAACAATATCACTATAATTCTGATAGAAGTCCTCAATAGTATGCTTCTTAACTTCGCGCTTCAGAAGAGAACGAATACGATCGCAAAGATACTTAACATAATTGTCAACAGAGAACCAACTATCCATATAAGCAGGATCAAAGTCAACACAGTAAGAAACCTTCACAGAGCATTCAACAAAATCCTTAGTCTCAACGGAGATAATGTCAGAAACCTTGTTATTCTCATAACGAAGGAATACAGTATGCTCAACCTTATCAGTGGTCTTAGGCTTACCGGTGCTCAGCTGAAGCTCTTCAAGAGTCTGATCATAATCAAGGAGAATAGTCTGCGGACCACGGACAACCTTACGAGTGCCGTTCTTAGAAACAACATTAACCGCATAACCAGTCCAAACATCAACACTTACAACACCATCATACTTATTGTCAAGAGTAATGGTGCGAGGCTTGGTGTAGGAGGTTCCGCGAGAAATACCAGCATTGCTCTCAAGGTAAGCAAGAGTCTGGAATTCACGATTGATATTATTTACACTATTGGTAACGCTATAAGCAGTTGCAGTAGAACTATCAAGATTCGCGGTAGCTGCCTTAACGCTCTTAGCAATAGCCTTCTCAAGAGACTTCTCGGTAAGACCAGCATTATAGGCAAGAGCAGTCTGATTACCAGGATACCACAAATTGCACTCACGCTGGCTCAGTTTACGCTTAACAACAACTTCCACACGAGGATCAGGAAGATACATCGCGGGACCGCGGACTGTCTTAATTTCGCCATTCATGCGATTCATTACATAAATGCCTTCGCCGTCAGGGATAGCAATCGCATGATGAAGAATCTTTTCATCGTAATTGATAATTGCATGCTCAGGACGAGGATAGTAAATCATCTGATTATCGCCAGTGATAAACAGCTCTTCGCCAACAGGATGAACAGTGCCGTCATCATCAGCGTATTCGGCAATTACCTTAACATAAATACCAGAAATCTTAGACAGCTCAATAGCACGGAAAATAAATCCGCCCTTGGGAGAAGTCACGAAACTTTCAGTAGGCTCAGGGAATACAACCTCGGGACCATGGACATAACGCTTATTACCATCCTCGTCTTTAAGGATACAATATTCAAGACGCTCAAGGGTGACTGCATCACGAATATATCCAAGAGCATCATCGTTCTGGAGAGGAATGACTTCAATTCCAGTAGGAGGAATATAGAAAGAAATATCAGTGCCTTTAATTACAAGAATCTGACCATTTACATAATCCTTCTTCTCAGGAACAACAACATTGCCATCGGCATCAATTACCTGACCGCCTTCTACAGAAGCTCTCGCCGCGTCATAAACACGAGCAAGAAGATATTGGTTAGTGCGAAGCGCATGGCCCTTAACAACCTTAGCCATCTGGCCCGGATAGAGAGCAAAAGAAACAGGGCCGGGGATATTAATTTTACGACCAATTTCAATATCTTCGGGAAGATTATTAGATGTGCCGGCCGTAGGACGACGACCGCTCTTTGTGGGGTTCTTCAAAACGAGATACCAGTTTTCAGGAGCAGACGCAAAAAGGGAGATTGCCTCATTATAACCACAAGGACGGAACTTCTTACTCTTGGGTTCAAAACGCACAAGTTCATCAGACTGAGAAAGAGAAGTCTTAGTAGGTCCGACATGGCAAAGAACATTACCCTTAGTGCGGTCAAGGACATAAGCGTATTCATTAATAGAAAGAACAAGGTCTTTCTGCATCATATTTTCACTCATATTTTTAAAATTTACCTTTCTTTTTATTTTCTATAAATATTATATATTATTTTTTTATAAAAATCAATTATCAGAAGTTTTCCAGGTAAAAAAATCATAAATATCTTCGCTATTGTTGATTGGGTAATATTTTATTTTTCCATTTTTGTCTTTAATTTCACAAATAGATGTTTCATTATTAACTTTTTCCCAAATTAATTCATTAAAAGTATCAAATTCTTCATCAGTTTCAGGAAATCCGCGAGAAGAAATAATCATATCCCATACCATTCAAAATACATTTTCATACCAAGCTCCAAAATCATCTTCAAGATTAAAAACTTGATTAAAGATATTAAAAAGTTTTTCTCTAATGCGAAAAATTTCAATTAAGCGATCAATATTACTAATAACAGTTTCTTTATCCATTTTTATCTCCTAAAGAAAAAATGGGTTAGATATTTAATTAAATATCTAACCCATTAAAATTACTTAATACAAGCGTAGCGCTCGCTATTAAGCTTTTCCATCATAAGATCGTATCCAGTCTTTCCAGAAAGGATAGTCTCAAAAATGGTAGGACTCATGCCGGACACAAAGGAAATGCCATTCTTAACAGTCATTGGAATGTTATTCTGTCGGGCATCTACGTTCCAGAAAATTAAAGAAGGCATCTTATATCCATAAGCGTTCCATTTCTTTTCAATCTTTTCCATCAGAGTATTACCGACAGTACCATAGCTACCACAACGAACGCAGGAATTAAATTCCATATCGCTAATGATAATCAGGTTTTCGGGAATCTCATCCTGAGAGCAACCATTCTTAATGGCAGTCTTAAGCATAAGGTCAAAGGCAGATTCAATATTAGTGGAACCGCCCCAAGGAGCAGAACTAATACGCTTTACCTTATCGCAGAAATCAACGCCTTCAACTTCCATGAAGTGAGGAGCAGACTCGAAAGTCATAAAATGATTCGCGAACGGGCCCTTAGCCTTATCTGCGCAATACATACCAATGGAAATAGCTACATTGATAGGAGCAGAAGCTTCACTACCAGTCATAGAACCGGAAGTATCAACGAGAGCCATACCATTAAAAGTCTTACCGGCAAAGTAATCAGCGAGATTCGCCCAATACTTATTAATCATAAGACGATCAGTATTGTCCATAGGGATAGCATGATCATAACCATACCAACCATAACCGCCATAACCCATAAGGTTCATAGCCTTAGCAACACACTCATAAGGATAGAGAGCCTTGGCATTAACCGTAGTGGTTTCATCCTTAGCAAAATTCTCATAAGTGCGGGCGCCGGCCTTCTGACGCTCAATGTCATGACGCGCAAAAGCGTTCTTATAGATAAGACCTGCGCGAGAAGGAATCTTATCGAACTCAATCTTATCCCACTCGCCCGCAGACATCAAACGCTCAAGAACGTTAATGCGCTTACGAAGAATAGAGAGAGTCTTACGATACTGACGAGGAGTCATATTAAGATGCTTACGAGTCTTCATGCCGAGATACTGAGACTTCGCAGAACTGGTGTTCTCGCTCTTCAGCCACTTAGCCAAAAGAGAAGGAGTCTTACACTGAACATCAAGAGCCAACTGCTCCTTAATGAGAGTATATGCTTCATCTTCAATGGCCGTACCATCAAAGACATAAAGGTCGTCCCAACGACCAAACTCGGGGACATTCTTCAAATTGCGAATAACGACCTCGGATTCGTTGTTCGCAAGCCACTTCATACAAACGCGGAAGAAGCGACGCTCACCCTGACCACCGCGCACATCGCGGATATAAAACAAACACTTCAAGGCATAAAGAGGATTCTCACGATATGCCTTCTGGAACATAAGAAGAACATCCTCATCACTACGCTTACGCATAGAAGCACCGAGCGCAAACATATCCAAAAGATCACTGGTCGTGGTCTTATGAGTAAGTGCGCCATTCTCCGTGCGAGTATAATTAGTCTCATTCTTCATACCATTCAAAAAAGTATTCATATTTGTTTCTCCTTTTTCACTTTGATTTCTCTTGGACAAGAGAATTATTTTTTTTATTTCTTAACTTTATATATTTATTATATATTATTTTTTAAAAAAAATCAATTAAGATTTTTATAAAAGACGATTAATAATTTTTTAACATTGTGCTAGTAATTTGATAATAACCGCCCCTCATAGGTTTTCCGTTTTCAACTAGATACTCTAAGAGTTCTGGGCTATTTAATTCTGCTTCTAATTTATCTAAATCATCAGCAGTTGCATATAAACCAGAATATACAAAAACCTCTGGACCCACTCTTACATAAGGAATTTTATCGGGGATAATTGTTGTTGAAATAACTAATTTTTCTTTATTCATATTAACTAAACCTTGAGAACGACCAAATTCAAACCACTTTGTATTACCAGAAATAGAACGATTTTCTAGACGCTCTTTATTAGCCAACATATAAGCGTAAGTTTTAGGTGCTGATTTCAATTCTTCTTCTGTGTGAGGTGGAACAATACACTCTTTCCATTCCTGAGTACCAGCTTTAATAATGGGGTGGATAAAAGTATCCTCCAAATCATTAAAATTATCTTTAATAAAAATTCGGTCTGCTAATGTTGCGATACCATTTTGCAGACTTTCATAAGATAATCCAATTTTCTCTCTAGTATTGTTCCAAGGGATTTGAATACTTGTTTTTACTTTTGATAATCCAACAATACCAGTATATGTGGAAAATCCATCAAATAATTGCTCTTTTGTGAGATCTTCAAAATACCAAAGTAAATTATTTTTTTCAATATCTTCTCTCATTTTTTTACCACTGGTATTTTGAATAAAAGAAAGCGGAGAAATATATAGTAGACTTCCAGTTGGTTTCAAAAATTTTTGACCAACTTCATAAAAGGCATAATATAAATCATACATGCCAAAACAATAAGAATATTGTTCAATTTCTTGTTTTGTCTCTGGCATTAGATTATGGATGCGCACATATGGCGGATTTCCAATAACATAATCAAATTTACCAAACCATTCAGTCTGTTTAAAAGCTGAACCTAAAATTACATTATCTGATGGTAATATATTTTGCACTTTTTCGATGATATCAGCATCAATGTCAATAGCAAAAATATGTTCTTTTGGAATACCTTTATTTAAAAGTCCCGTAATAAATGCTCCATCACCACAACTATTATCTAAAAATAGAGATGTATCAATTTCTTTTTGGGTTAAATTTAAAATATCAATCATATGATTGACAATAGTATCTGGGGTCATAACTTGACCATAGTTTTTTACTTTATCAAACATTTTCTTTTAAACCTCCTACAAATTGCATAATTGCATCAGTTAAACAAGGAGAGATATTATCTTCACAATATTGTGCAGTAAAGTTATCATAATCCACTTCAAAATAATATGGGATAAAAGTTAATAAATCCCAGTAAGCAGATTTATAGGCTAAAAAGTTTTTATAATTATCCTTGCTTTTTTGAGTAGGAGTCTCAAAAACTACTTCACCATTACTCTTTTTATGATGAACCTTAGTGGGAATAAAAATTATTTGCATAATAGGGATACCAGCATTTATAAATAAATCAGATTCACCCTTCATATTTTCATAATAATTATTTGCATTTTTATTATATTCAGAGCGAATTCCCTTAAAATTAATAGCTCCTACGAATTTATCACCATTAAAAATGGCAATATCAACTTTCTTAGAGCCATAAGCCCCAATAAACTCATATTCTGAATTGCACAGACTTCGAGTGGAAAAACCTTCTTTTTCTACCAGTTCAGCAATTTTAGAATGAATTGGTTCTAACAATTTGGAAGAGCGAGTCGTGGCAGGACCATATTTTTTTTCTGCAACTGCTTTAAATTGATCAGCAAACAACTGTTGAAATTCCATATTTTCTCCTCTTCTTTATATTATACAAAAAATTTTAGCTAAAGTAAATTTTTTTTTCTTATATATTATATTATATGTTTTTATAAAAATCAATTAAGATTTTTATAAAAATATTGAACATAATGCTTTATATAAAAAATATTGGAGGCAAGGGTGAGATTCGAACTCACGAATACCGGCTTTGCAGACCGTCCTCTTAAACCACTTGAGTACCTTGCCATATGAGTAAATTAGTTACTCATAAATATAAATTTCACCATCTTGAATATTTAATAATTCAATAGGAAGTGTATTACATCTTTTAATCCATTCGTCATGACCAATTACAGCAGATGCTCTATTAGGATAGCTTTCAACAATAATCCATTCATCATTATCTATTTTAATACCAGTTTCATAACATCCAGTATCATTAGTATAACAAGTATCAATAGTAATAAAATGATTATCATTGATTAGTTCTGTAGTATCTACTACATCACCACGAATATCAAAACCGGCAGAAAGAGTATCTAAAAAATTTAAAAAATCATTTGTATTCATCATATTACTATTCTCCTTTATAAAAAAAATAAAGTTGGTAGACTAATTAAATTCATAATTAAATTAGTCTACCAACTTAACCTATGTTATTGCGCAACAAATAATATTACTTTTAACTTATGGTGCGGTTGGAGGGATTCGAACCCTCGGCCAATAGCTTAATGGCGATGAAAATGAGATTTGAACTCATATCTTTTCATAAGAAATGTATTTCATTATACTATTTCATCAAGGCTACTGCTCTACCCCTGAGCTACAACCGCGTGAGACAAGACGCTCTTCTTTTTAATTTCATTACAAGCAAAAAGATTAATAGCTGGATGCGTCTTTAATAATTATTTATAATTTATCTGCTCTCTTAATTTTTAGTTTTTTCAAACAATCCTCCAAAGAGAACAAATCGTCTATTTTCTAATATAATTTTCATATAAACGACTTTAAATTCTAGAGCCAAGCCATTTATATTACTTATTATATCATACTCATAGACCTACAAGCATTTGATTTTACATCAATCCTTTTTAGTAGAAACTTAAAATAAGTTAATAGCACTGGAAACCCAGTAAAAAGAATTTGCTGTATGGCTCTATATAGTTAATTAATCAGGCATCGCGATTTATCATAGACCGAATTAATAACTATGGAGCAAGTGAAGGGGATCGAACCCTCATTCTCGGCTTGGAAGGCCGATGCACTAGCCATTGTACTACACCTGCGTAAGCATTTTCTTTATATTGTTGAAAATGCCAAACAATCAATAAGAGAATAAGAATTGAAAAAAATTTTGTACGTTTTATATATTTATTATATATTAAATTTTTAAAAATGTCAAATTTTCTTATTTCCTAATGTAATACCGCATATAATCTTGATATGCTTTTTCACGAGTAGGAAATTCATAATTTAAATAAGGATATACTCGCCAACGATACCAACGTGAAATTTCATTTTTATAAAAAGTTTCAAAATCACCTTCTATGGTATAATAATCGCAAATATCATAAGAACAAAAAAGTTTTTTATACTCTTTGTAATTATAAATTTCTTCAGAATTTTTTAATTTTTGACGAACTTTTTTATTTGCGTATCTCTTATATCCGCGGTCTTTGCGATCGCCACTATAAGGTGTCTTTTTTCTGCTTCTACTCATTCTTTTAACCTCCTTTAAAAGATGTTAAAAGATAACCATTCGAGAACCCATTGGACTCACTCCTTTTAGATTGACTTAAATAATAATATGGTAGCTATGACCCGGTTTCATGGTCAATTACGAAGAGCAGTTAAAAGTTGTTATCTTTTACCTAAAATCTCTCTTCAACTTCTTACGAAGGACTAAGCCGTATCATTTGGTTTTCCCAACTTATTTCGACTTGCAGATTTGTTACCTACTGCTGCACTACCTGTTGACCTGTCTATGCCAACCCCGACCCGTCTATCTAATTTTCATTAGAGGCAACTGCCGTTAGCTATTATTATTTAATGGTGCGGGCGACGAGACTCGAACTCGTACGAGGGTCTACCTCATGGGATTTTCTTACTACTCTATGTCACCATAGCCACATTTCTGTGTTGTAGTCTGGAATACGTCTTTATCATATGCACGACTTGCACTTAGATAGTTGGTATATACTCTCTACACATTTATTTGGAACAATTTTTTCCACGATAAGAAGAAGTTTTTGCATGACAATTTGGACATAATAATTGGAAATTATCTAATTCATTATGAAAATGATTTCCATCTTTATGATGAAGTTCTAAAGGAATTGGTTCTCCTAACCATTCGGTTAACCCACAACATTCACATTTATATTCTTTATAACCTTCATCAAGAAGTTTTTTTCTTACTTTATTACTTTGTATATCAATACTTTTTTCTAAGTATTCTAACAAAGATAATTCATGTCCATTAGGTTTTGATAATCCTTTGCAACCTCGATTTCCGGCATATTCAAGACCAAGCTTTTTTAATACTGGATTAATTGTCTTAGGATTACAACCCAATTCTCTTGCCATTTGAGCTTTAGTCTTGCCTTCAGCAATCCATTGCTCAATTTCTTCTTTGCGTTCTAAAATATCAGTTCTCATTTATATTACCTCTCTTTCATTATTATTTAAAAATTGAAAGAGATATTTTAATGAGTGTCGTCCAATTTTTTAGAATGTGTTCCAAAACTTAGCACGGCGTTCTCTTAGCCATTCGCCGTTTTAGCCAACTTCTACTCTAAGAGTTTCCTCTTAGGCACTCCATTTTAATGTTTGCTAAGTCAAAAGTCCCAGGCGTCTGCCAGTTCCGCCACGCCCGCAGATATCAGCTTTAATGTCAGCCAACAACTTCCTCTTCAAGTTCCAGTCAGAATTACTGACGCTCAGTCCGTCTATTTTTTCTCTCGCGGGCTTTAGATAATATTTACAAGACCTCAAATAACATCCTTGAAGTTTGGTAAAGATTTTATTCTTATATTTGCTGATAAGGTCTTTCTTCATTTTATATAAATATTATATAATATTTTTTATAAAATGTCAAATTTTTCTTAATTCAAGAACGACTTATTATTTTCAGTTCCGTTGGGTTTAACCACTTCCCTACCTCCGCCATATAATGGTGGGGAGGGCAGGATTCGAACCTGCGTAGCATCAGCGACGGATTTACAGTCCATTTTTTGCTGTTAAAGTCTTTTTTTAACTTTCTATAAATATTATATATTAAATTTTTAAAAATGTCAAAAAATTGCGAAAATTAGTGTAAAGTATTTTTACTTTACACGCCCGCGTCTTCACAACTTATGTCCATCTTATTGAATTTACGCAAATCCGCAATCTTCCAATTATAAGTGGGAGAATAATTCCACGCTTTTCCACGTCTTCTTCCTCTATTCTTGCTCTTGGTCGAGCACATAGGACATGAACAATGGATTTTATTTTTTGAATATTGATGTAAATTATCATAATAAGGATGAGTAAGATCACCATACACTTCTTTGGTGATTCTACGCTTTCTCAACGCTTTTCTTTTGGAAACATCACGATTATAAGCACGAGAATTAGATTTCATATAATGTCCTCCTTATTAAATTAGTTGGCGCGGTCGGTAGGACTCGAACCTACAATCGACGCTATGAACGCCAACACTCGCTTTCCAGGCGAGCCGACTACCAATTATCGCACGACCGCATATGGCGCGGGCGAGAGGATTCGAACCTCTGGAGGGTTGCCCCTCGCCGGTTTTCAAGACCGGTGTAATAAGCCAAGCTCTACCACGCCCGCATATAAAGGAGAAGAAAATCTTCTCCTTATTTATTACATCTCCTTAAGGAGACAATTTACCTCGTTCTCGGCAAAAGACTTATCGCGAGAAGCATCGTTGAAATAATTCACCATCTTGTCGTAATGAGCCTGAGCCTGATCAAGAAGAGCCTGAGCTTCCTTCATCTTATACTCAGCGCGCTTCATGCGCTTTGCGGAAACCTTCGCATTGCAACGCGCGGCCGCGAGCTTCTTACCATTTTCAACATTAAAGCTATCACGAGGATCACACTTAGCATAACCCTTGACTGTCCGACCGGCATACGTAGAAACCGCGCTCACAGTCTTCTTACCCTTGGGATCGTTATACTCATAAAACTTATACTTGTCCAGAGAATAATTCATAATTTTACACCTTTTACACATTTATTTTAATCTTTTTGATTAATGGAGCTGGATGAGGATTCCGAGACCTCGACCTACGGTTTACAAAACCGTTGCTCTGCCGCTGAGCTAATCCAGCATATCGGCACTAACGCAGCTCCCGCGTTCTTTCTCCCAATCTCTTTAACTTATCAATTAAAGAGTTCGTTGCCGAAAGAAAAAGTATAAGAAAAAAAATTTTTGAAATCTTTCTCTCTCAACTTTCTATATATATTATATATTATTTTTTTAAAAATGTCAAAAAATTTTTAAAAGTAGTTTATTGAAGAAATTGTTGAAATATTTTTATAATTGATTTTCTATGGCCTTTTGGACCAATTATCCGCAATTATCAAATCTTGTGTTTCATCATCATATCCAATTATTGTAATTGTATGATTGGAATATTTTTCACATTTCCAGAAAGATAGAATAACAGGTTTATTCATATTAATTAAATTTTTAATTGTAGTAAAATTATATCCGAATTCTTTTAAATAATTTGAATAAGTTTGACATTTTTGTTTAGAAAAATATTCTAAAGATTTATTAAAAATATTTTTAATAAGTAGAGGATTGGTTCCTCGTTTCGTTTATCATTATAACAATATTTTTTTCCAATAGATTCAACTATATTATAAATTTCTTTTTCAGAAGGAGTCTTGAAACAAGTATAACAAATAGATGTTATACTCGTTAAAGAACAATTACGTTTATTGCCAAAATCTTCTTGATCTAAAAAGAAAAAAATTTTAATATGATGTTCCACAATAGATCTATTCCTTATAAACTTCCTATTTTTACCCAAGATGTAGTTGCTATTGGACCGGCTGTAAAAGTACCCGTTCCAGCATTAGTATAAAACACATTATTAACTGCATCATATAATCCTAAAGCTCCTGAAGAATTTTTCGCAGGAATTAAATTACGAACTAAAGACCCGTTATCCCAAATTTTACAATAATATAATTTCATGGAAATGTAATAACTTATTTCATTTTTAGAAGCAGTATTTAAAGCAAAAATTGTAAGATTATTTGTGCTACTCTATTCAGATGTTTTTGCTTTATTAGTAATTGTTTGGCCATAAGCAGTAAGAATATTTTGTTTTTTATCTATAATTGTATCAGATAATATTGTAGATACAGTAGCACTTTGATTTGTTCCAAAATAATCACTTCTTATTGTTGTAGCTGTGGTTGCCGCGAAACTGAAGGAGTCGCTTGCAGTTGGAGATGAATCAGTTCTACATCCAAAAAACGCTGTATAAGCGCTTACTGTTTTAGTTGGTAAAGCTCTCATTTGAATACGAGAGGTAGTTTTTGGCTTAAAATCAGTATCAATGTATTGTGTTCCTGTGCTTTCTATATATTCTAATGCAGTATATTCATTCGGCAGTAAAGACTATGGATTAAATTTCATATAAATATCCTTGTGATTTATCCAATTTGTCTTTTTAAATAAAATTTCATTGTTCTCTTTCCAAGCACTATTTTTAACATATATAGATAAATTATTTTTAGCTTCTATTACTGTAATCCTAATATATCCATTACCAGCATGACCAATTTCATTCACCCCTGTGGGAGAAGTAAATGCAGTATCACCAACAATAGTTTGAGCATTTGCTAAATAATAAGAAGAATTTAGAAGACATCCAGATGGATAATTAGAAGCTGTTGATGAAGTGTAGATATAACCAGAACCTCCACCGCCTCCACTGACAGCTCCGCCAGCTCCTCCACCATACCAGCCGCCACCCCCTGCGCCTCCTATATATCCGCTATTAGACGATGAAGCAATTGTTATACTTGCCCCCTATCCAAAAGAAGAAGCAGAAAAAGACATTCCTGTATTACCAATTCCTCCATAAGCGCTAGATCCTCCTGCAGTTTGAGAACTACCCATACCAGCTCCATATGATCCATATCCACGACCATTTATTCCAGAGGAACCTCCACCAGCCCCTCCATAATATCCAGCCTCTTCACTTTCTCCGCCACCGCCACCACCAGCAACGATTACACGAGCATAAAGAGAATTTGATCCAATACGAATATCAGAAGCGCCACCTCCGCCACCAGAAATATACGAAGAAGAAGGAACGCTTCCGCCTCCATTAAAACCAGCAATAGCATTTCCTCCGGCCCCGCCAGTATATAAATAAATATTTTGTTGATTGCTTAATGTTATTACTCCTATACTATAACCTCCATTGCCACCAAGGCTTGAAGAATTACCTCCACCTTGAGCACCCCAACATTCAAATTTATATTTCCCGGGCAAAAGAATTATCTATTTATAAGTTCCACTATAAGGACAATTTAAAATATCTCCTGTTTTAATATTCGAGGGAGTTATAGTTGTTAAATCATAAATTGCCAAGAATAAATTTCTCCTTTTTTAAGAACTAATAAAAAATGTAGTCCAAACGCCATTTTGTTTCATAGAAGCATTTTTAAAATTTTTCCAATGTGTTTTTATCGGGCCGGCAATAAATGTACCTGTTCCATTGTTATTATAAAATTTTTTTTCAATAATATCATACATACCAACTATACCACTTTCATTTTTACAAGGTAGCATATTTCTAACAAGCGTTCCACTATTATATATTTTTAAATAATATACTTTACCTTTCGCGCAAGTAGATGAACCAGTTGGGTTGTCGCGTAATATTTGTATTGGACAATCACCAGTGAAAGACGAAATAGTTGTTCCCGTTAAAACAGTTGTTCCATTTTTTTTAACATAATTATTTCCTACTTCAAATTCAAATTTTTGGTTAATTGGAAAACTATTTGTCACGCCAATTAATCGACTTGTTTGTATATCCCAATATATCTATCCATTATAATTAAAGATACGAAAGTCATTATTATCATTGCCAGTATTACATCCTATAATACAAGCACCAGTTATTTCCTTCATATAGACACCAAAAGAAAAAGAAGTATTTTGAGTAGGTGTTATGCCTGTATTAATATATTGTGTGCCAGTTCCTTCAATATATTCAAGGGGAGTGTAGGTTTGTGGAATCGTAGGTATTTTAATTAAACCGCTAGAAAGATCTTTCCATGTAGAAGTTTTAATACTTAATTTAGTACCATAAATATATGTTTTTTCAAAGTATGGAATATTAGAATCACACCAGGTTTTATCAGGTTCATTACCTGACCCAAAACATTCGGTTAAATCTATGAGCATTGCATCATCAATCCAAGCAACCTTTCCTGATGCCATATTTTCAAAGTCAAAACGAAATTGATAATTTCCGCCTGTAGACCAATTAGAACGAGTATTGCGCCAACTCATCATTTGCCATTTTTTAACAAAAGAACTATTGGTATTACATGTGCCCATTAAAGGTTCTGCTATTGGCCAATAACATTGCATAGCTCCAACATCATCAGCGGTATTCTAATATATATAAACACGTACATAATAAATATGGTTTTTAGTTATTTTATATGAATCAGTAGTTACAATTAGAGACTCACTTGATGAAGTGGAAGTCACTTTTAAAGAATAACTTCCACTTCTTTTTTTAGAAGAATCAAATGCTACAGTACATGAGGAATTAGCTACCCATCCCATATTTTCAAAGCTAGGATTATTTAACATATTTACAAGAGTATAAAGTCCTGTTTTAGGACTTACTGTTGGTTTACTAACTTCAGGAGTTGCCAAAATTACCCCTCCTTTATATTATATTATAAATTTTACTCACTATATTAAATTTAAATATTACTACTATTATTATCAATGGTTATTGAATTTTGTAAAATGGCTTTCTTAGCTATAATATTTTACTTCTTAAGCCCATTTAGCATTCCATTGTCGATTTGTGTCCAAATACCATTTACTTTAATAAAAATGCCACCTTTGTGAATTTCTGGTCCAGATACAAAAGCACCAGAACCAGCATTTTGATAAAATTTTTCTCCGACATTATCATACAAACCAACAGCGCCAGAAGGGCTTTTGCATGGCACAAAATCACGAACTAAAGTGCCATTATCATAAATTTTACAAAAGTATAATCTTGCTGAAATTGCTTGACTTAAATTCGGAGTTCCGGCAACTTCACCGCAAAAAATTAAAATATTATCTTTCTTATCTATATTCCCTTTAATATCAAAAGAAAATGTTGTTCCATTTACAAGGACAGATCCGTTTGCTCCATTTGCTGAAATGTCTATTTCATAATCGGCTCCAACAGTCGCATTCCAAGACCAGACACTATGAGAGTTTGCTACAAATAATTCGCTTTGATAAATATTTATGCTATATAACGTAGAGTCAGAATATTGAGAATCTTGTGTGCCAATTAATGTTTTACTAGAATACTTGTCAAGAAATCTAAATTTCATATTTAGTTCTTCATAGTTACTCGTCATTTTATAACCAGTATTAATATACTAAGTTCCGCTACTTTCAATATATTCTAAAAGTATATATCCAATAGGTAATCCCATCAATCATCCCTCATTCACTATATTGAATCCAAATATCTCCATTTTTACCGTCAGCGGCTGTTGGAGCAGAAGTGGACATTATAATATTGCGGACTTGAGGTGTGGTATAATTTGTATTAGATTGAGCAATAAGAGGACCTGTCATAGTTATTCCAGATTTTGGCACATAATTATTAAAATTTCCAGTAGACCAAGTATTGGATGAATCAATTGAAGGGGAATCTATTGCACCAAAAGACTTAAAATAAAAAGTATAATTGCTATGATCTTTAGATACTTCATTTAACTAATAAGTTATTACAGTTTCAGCGCCTCCAGCATCATCATCAGCGATATTTCTTTTTATACAAATTATATCTCCTTTAGTAAAATGCTCTACAATTTCAGAATAAGATGTACTTCCATAAGTTCCAACAAATATTCCTCCGTTTTCAGCCATTTGTAAAAAAATTCTAGGTTTAGACATATTATCCCTCCTTATTAAGTCCAAGCAACAGGAACGGCAGTCCAAGCGCTGGTATTAGAACTTCTATATTTAAGAAATCCAGTTGAAGAAGTAGTATCAATCCAAAGAAGTGGCGTTGTACCTGAAGCAGGGGCCGTTGTTCCAATATAAATAGCATAATTAGTATTTGTACCTATTACTGGTGTTTTATCTATGGTAGTCCAAGTACCATCTGCTCGTAGATATTTCGTAGTTCCGCCTCCTGAAGCGGGGACTGTACCGGCTTTAGAAGCGGTAAATGTTGCTGGTGTTGCATTATCTACGTATTTCTTTGTTGCTATATCTCCATCCGCACTTGGTGTATATGAATTATCCATAGTAATTTTACCATTTGCGGTCATTATATTAGATTTATTTTTATAAACAGCTTGAGTTACATCATCAGGAATAGTAGCAAGTTTATCATCAATAGTAGATAAAGCTTTATTAACTTTTGTATTAATAGTAGTTTCTGCATCTGAAACCGCTTTTTGAATTATTGCGACTTTTTCATCAACATTAATAGAAGCTACTCCTTCGATGCCCATAACAGTGATATAATCATCTTTTTCAGCATTAAAACCCACTAAAGTAATTGTTTTACCGGAAATTGTATAGTTCTCGATTTCTTTCATCATAATACCATTGTAGAATACTGTTAAAGCACCACTATCTTCAAAATCAAATGGAATAGTAAAAACTGATTGCGTTGCACTGGTTACTGTAAAAGTGTATTTATTTGGCGCAACTGCGTAATCAGTGCCGGCGACTGCCTTACTAATAGTAGTACCATCACTCTTTAAAATACCGGTTGGAAGAGAAACAAGAGTAGCTTCAACCGGAGTTTCCCATTTTCCGCCGTCAGTGTCTTTTACTAAAGTATCACCTGCGGTTCCGCCTTCAGGGAGTCCATTACTTGAACTAAAATCTAAATCATTAACCTTAGTTGTTCCATCACCAATTTTTATTTTATTTAAATCATCATAAATGATAATTTCACCTTTTAAAGGAATAAAATTAGTCGCTTTCGCCCAATTTGCAGAGCTATCGTGCTTTTGGACTATACGACCTTGGTATGTTTTATTAGCCATATTATTTTCCTTTCTTTAGAAATTTTTTATTTTTATTGCTTAACAGCGTTTGCTTGAAGCCAAGTTAGAAGGGTTCCTGTAGCAGGCCCATCAAGAGTAATAGTGCGATAAGCGTTATTAGTCCAAACATAAGCATCATCGTTACCCTCGTTAAAACTTGCTACTTGACCAATATCTCCATAAGTTATAATAGAGGTTGAATTACTATATGCGATACCAAATGAAGTCGCTTTAAGATTATTTGTTGTAAAAGAAATGTTAATTGTTGCCAATCTAGTTGAACTACGAGTAGTAGGAGCATAATCTTTAATAACCCATGTTTCAGTAGTATCAACAACAGGTGGATCAGGAGCAACTTTTACGCGTACGAGAGAATTGTTTATTTTTAAAATATCATTTTTTTCAGAACTCTATTTTATTTTTACTAAATTACCATTTTCCGCAATATTATCACTATTAATAGAAATTAAACTATTATTAGCAAGAACAATATTTTTATTTTGTAATAATATTTTCATTAATTGTCTCCTTTCTTTAAGAAATAATTTTTTATTTTAGTTTTTAGGAATTATAGCATAATAATAAGTACCATTATTTCTATTTACATAATCTAACATTGTAGATAAAGGTCCCATAATTAAATTTTTACCTTCTATCTTAACTGGAATTGAAGAACCTTTATTTCCCATTCCCGTAGAAGCTCCTGCTATAATAGTAGTCTAATAAGTAACTGTTGAATAAGCCATATAAATAATGATAATACCAGGTTCAACATCAAAAGTAATAGTCCGCGTATTACTGCCATTTCCTATATAAGACCCAGTAATAATATATCCTTTATTACTATTACTTAAACTACTCTGTAAATCATTATCTAAATCGTCTTTTGAAACTTTATTTTTAAAAGCTAATGACCCCAAATCCGCGAACCATTTAGAAATTTTTCCAAAAATCGTCCGCAAAGTATCTCCAGAAGTAAGATTATTTCTTGTAGATGCCTAAGTAAAAGAAGAAGTCATATCACCTGATTCGCCTTTGTATCCAGAAGCATAAACATAGCCCCAAGGTAAATTGTTTGAACCTAAATCCGCAGCATTCTTTTTATAAGGAGTGATACTTCCATACATGGTATCTCCGCCTCTATTTAAAAGAGTATCATCAATTCCACCATAAATACCAGTTATAGCTAATTGAATAAGTGCAAACCAAGCCTATTTAGGTCGTGCATACATAGTAATACGCATTTTCTTTTCAGCACCGGAATACTGCTTCTAAGAAGGATTATTGTTTGCTAAATAAATATTCGTTACGGTCTAATTCTAATGAATATCTTTCTATTCTTCAACTGTATACCATCCATAATCTTCTCGATATTTTTCAACTTTAATATAATTAGGATTCTATCCATAAGCGCGCCAATATAATGCTAAAGAATTTTCAAATTTAATACTATTTGAAAAAGTAATATCCATTACTATTGGAATCCCATCAAGGTTTATATAAGATAAATAATCTGATCCCGCAAGAGACTAAGCACTTTCCCAAATAGTATTATTAGATATCGGATTTACATTAGTGTTTTCACTAATTGCTTTATACCAAATATTATTAGCTTTTACATAAGCTCCAGTGGGATAAGTTTTAGAACTATTCCAATCAAAATCCCCAACGAATCCTCCGCAAAAGTTAATATAAGTTTTTGCTTTACCGTCAAAAAGACTATCAATAGCATTTGTACTAAAAGGCATCTCATAATCTCCGTAATAAATTTTAATTACAGAATTTTTATATCTTTCAAAGCCCGCGCCATTAATAGCAGGATTTATAGCAACATGAGTTGATTCATTGCCAATAGAATTAATACCGCCACTAATCTAAGCTCCATCAACCGCTTCAAAAGGTAAGTCTTTTATTTTAGTAGATCCTGTGCCGATTTTTATTTTACGCAAATCATCATATATAATTAACTCTCCTGCTAAAGGGACAAAATTACCAGCTTTTTCCCAATTTTCACTAGTATCGTGTTTTTGAGAAATGCGTCCTTTATATATCTTTGCCATATTATCTCCTTTCTTTGAGAAAATAAAAAAATGGTGTTACCTCTTTTGTATAATAATTAGAAGTAACACCATTTAAAAAATAGTTTTCTCAATAATCATTTCCAAAAGAGTAAAACCAAGAATATATATTTATAAATTTTAAGTTATCAATTTCAAACTTAAATTTTCTATTTACAATATATATTAATTTTTGGAAGTAATAATATATTGAATTTGGCCAAAAAGAAAAAGGCTCTCAATTAAGAGAGCCTTTAATTAAATATTTACTGTAGAAGTTCCACAATCAAAGATGACATAATTAGCATTGGTATTAACACCGATTTCATCTAAAGTAGGCATCTTATGAACGTGGTCTTCACGAGCATATTTAGCAGAAGTACCAACTGTAGCCGTTCCAAGATTTTTAGGAGCAACACTTCCAGCGACAGGAAGAGTTTGCTGATTTGGCATCGTAATAGTTAATGTTTGTTCAGTTAAACCAGTAGTATGACCATATTCATCAACTACAACTTTTGGAACTTTGATAGAACCAGAAGCACCATAGCCAGAGACACTTACGTTCGCGGTTGCGCCCTTAGTTGCACCACCAGTCGGACCTTTCTTAGCGTGCTTAGCATCAAAAGTAACGCCATTGGACCCAGAAGTGCCAGTTAAAACTACTACATCATCATCAGTAGCAGTAGCAGTAATAGTCTTTAAAGCGTAAGAGCTATCATCGCCAAGTTTTTCCCACTTAGTGCCATCCCACACAAATTCTAAATGGTTATAAAGAACTACATCGCCTTTTTGAGCATTAGCAAAAGTATAACCAGTGATTTTTGGATCAACTTTAGAGTCTTCGGTAATAGCAACAGTAGCAGCGCCAATAAAATGCATCGCAGAACTAAGACCAAGGTCTCCTGCGGTAATATTAAAGGTTTTTGCAGAAGAACCATCAAATGTAGCTTTAGTAGTACCACCAACTTGAAGAGTTAAAGCATTAGCCACTTTACCAGCACTTGTAGCATTAGTTGCAGTATCGGCATGAATTGCATTAGCAACTTTACCAGCGGTAATTGTGATTGTCTTCCCAGTTGAATCAGGAGTAATAGTAATTCCATCACCAGCGACTAACTTTACAGCATCATTTGCTCCAAAAGAAGTAGATCCAACGGTAATAGTTTGGTTATTGTTATTATCTGGAATAGTAATAGTAGATACTGAAACCCAATTTTCACTATTCTTTTCTTTACTTTGTAAAGTAAATTTATGTTTATCAGTACCATCTTGAACTAATTTATAAGTAGTATTAGTATCCACAGTCATAGTGGGAGTATTTCTAATCTCACTATAATCATAAGATGGTTTTGTGGCAGTTTTAGCCCAATCATAAACGTCCGCGGCAAGACCGGAACCCCAAGGTAATTTTCCCCAAGCTGTTTTACCATCACCGACTTTAAATAAGACAGTAGGAGCAGTTGTAGTAGTTCCAGAAGTCACAGAAGGCACATAACAAAGACCAACTTCACCAGCTAATAAAACTTTTGCTTCATTAGTAGTCCAATTGGCCAGAGTATCATACTTTAATTTAATACGAGTATTAAATGTTGTATTAGCCATTTTTAAGAACCTCCATATTTAAAAATATCTATATATAAAATAAAGAGGGGAAACAAATCCCCTCTTTATTTATCATTTATTTAATTAAGCCTTTCCACCGTTAAGGATAAGTTCATCACCAGCAGTTTGAACTAATTTATTAACATTTATATTATTAACAGTAGCTACACCAGTGTCAGAAACACTAATAGCATTTTCAGCATCAGAGCTGACAATTAAACCTGCGCGAGCTGCGGTAGCAAGAGGAATATTAACAGTCTTTTCGCTAATTGCGATTTCAGTACCATTAACTTGAATCTTTTCAATTACATTAGGCTGTGCAGCATCCCACTGGGCGATTTTCTCAGAAGTAATTCCTGCATAATCAGCTTTCTTTAATTCAGCGATTGCATCAGCATTAGCTTTTTCAGCAGTTTCAGCGCGAGTGGTCTCAGCAGCGATTGCATCAGCATTAGCTTTTTCAGCTGCTTTAGCACGAGTAGCTTCATCACTAATAGCAGTGGCATTGGTACCTTCAGCAGTTTTAGCACGAGTAGCTTCATCTTCGACTGCTTTCTTATTAGCCGCGATATCTTTAACCATTTGGTCTGCAGCAGAACCATGTGTGGTGATATAAGTTTGAATTTCCTTTAAAGTATCAACTGCGGCGTCGCCGACTTCTGCGGCTGCAAGGAAGGCATCAACACGAGATTTAACACCAGCAATAGCAGTAGCATTTGCTTGTTCTTTACCTTCTGCACGTGTTTGTTCAGCAGCAACGGCATCTTTAACAGTCTTAGCTACAGAGCCTTCAACAGTATCAATACCATTTAATTTAGCAATAGCATCTGTATTGGTCTTAATACTTGCTTTAACAACACTATCATCATAAGTAGCAGCCTTTTGAGCATCAGCAATCATCTGAACGATTGTCTTGTCTGCTGGAATGGTGCCAACCTTATCACTTAATGTATTAACAGCAGTCTGAGCATCAGTGCCAGCCTTCTTTGCATCAGCAACAGCAGTATCAACCTCAGTCTTAACAGCATAGCCCTTAGCTTCGACTTGAGCCATAGTAGTCTTGGAAGTAGCAAGTTCATAAGCTTCTTTTACAGTACCAGTATGCCCTTCGCCAAGGATAGCGGTCTTAGCAGTAGCAACTTTAGTATCAGCATTAGTGCCAGCAGTTGTAATAGCTTCAGACTTAGCTGTAGCAATTGCACCACTTACACTATTAACATCAACTTTACCTTCAAGAGCAGCGACTTTCTTACCAATAGCAGAAGTATCACCAACTAAGCTGTCAGCATAAGCTTTAGCTGTTTTACCAACTTCATCCGCATAAATCTTTGCACCATGGATAGTTTCACTATCTTTAGTGTCAACATCAGTCTGGCCATCTTCACCGCCAAGAGTATGACGTAAATTATCAACTGCGGTATTAACCGTGCTTACTGTAGCAGCTTTATTAGTACCAGCATTATATTCGCCATCAAAAGTTAAATTATTTTGTTTGCCATCAAGAGCATCCTGAAGACCATCAATTTTAGAAATACCAAGAGTAGGAATATCGGAAACAGCAAGATTTTCGCCTTTAGTTACAAGACCTTTGGCATCATAAGTAATCTTTGTGGCAGTACCAGCAGTAATATCTTTGTTAGCAACAACAGCAGCATTAGCCGTCTTTTTCACAGCAGCAATAGCAGTTGTATTATCACTATCAGCCTTTTCAAGGGCTTTCATCTTAGTATCGTAAGCAGATTGATCAACAAAATTACCAGCATCTTGCTTTGCGTTCCACTTTTCAATATCTTCAGCAGTAATACCAGCGGCAGGAAGTTTTTCAACTACACTAACACGTCCGGCAAGAGTAGTTAAATCAGCAGCCTTAGCATAATCCTCAATCTTAAGAGCCTTAATGGCGCCATCAATATAAGCCTTTACTTCAGGAGATTGACCTTCAGCAGTGCCAAATCCTTTAAGAATAGCTTTTAATTTATTAATATCACCAGTTAAACCATTAACAATATCGGGATGGCTCGCGACCCAATCAACTAATTCTTTAAAGGTGTCAATAGTACCATTTTCAGTAGCTTTGGTAGCAAAATCGTTAATAGCATCATTAACAGCTTTAGTAACTGAACCTTCACCCGTACCATTCAAAACACCAATAGCATCTTCATTAGTTTTAATACGTTTACGAAGACCAGCAGTATCATCAGCACCAACAACAGCTTCAAGGGCATCTACATCAGTCTATGCTGCAGCAGCTTTATCATCGGCAGTCTTAGCATCGGCAACGCCTTTATCTGCTTGCTTCTGGGCAGCTTCAATTAGAGCATATAAACCAGTAGCAACAGTTTCGTCCTGAGTAGCAGAGCCAACTTTCTCAATAAGAGAAGCAACTTGGCCCTGAAGAGTAGAAACATCAGAAGCAAGATCGCCAGAAGCAGTGGTAGAAGCAAGTTTAACAAGAGTACCAGTCGCATTGCTAATCATATAAGCTTCGCATTTATTATCAGCAACTAAAGTTAAAATCTGACCAACATAGGCGGTAGCGCCAGATTTTGCATAAGTTTCGAGTTCTGCTTTATTATACCATACCGCAGTAGTATCAACAGGAGCAGGATTACCACGTTTAATAGAAAGTGGGAAACCCATATAAGCAGCATCATTCATAATAACAGCCATATTATATATTTACCTCCTTCAAATTAGCCGATGGTGACAGCATAAGTCTCGCCAGCATCAATAGAAGCAGGCTGATAAACATATACATCATATTTAGCCGCAGTATAACCATTAGCACCTTCAACATCAACTTGAGTGCCCTGTTTTACGAATAGAGCAGTAACATCAGCATTGAGTGCGCTAGGCATAAGAACCTTAGTAATCTTGCGACCAGCAGGAACGGCAACAATAACTTTCTTCGCGCCAGCACCAGCACCAAAAGTAGTGAGAGCGCCAGTACCACTAGCCTGTTTATGCGCAAGGGCGCGAATATTGACAGAGTTTAGAGCCATATCAGCACTGGACATGGGACCCCAGAACATATAACGGACACCAGTTAGAGTTTTGGAATTTGCAGTAGCACTACCAGCTTTAATCTTACCTTCAGGATAAGGATTACCAAGATTAGTCTTAGGAACCGCACCCTCATTATAGGTAGCCTTGGCGGTAATCTTTTTGGAAGTGGCCTCAGCAACAACATTCTCAAAAGAACCAGTTGCAGTGGACTTACTATCAGCAACACCAGTACAATTGACTTCCCAAGTTTGAGCAGTGATACCAGTAGCAGGACCATAGGTATAATTACCAGTAGACAGAGCTGCAGCATAAGTCAAATTTTTCTTAGTGCCAATTTCAAAAGTACCAAAACCGCCTTCGGCTGTAAAGGATACAGCAGGATTAGACTTAGAAGGATTGACCTCCTGAGCCATTAAAGAAGAGAGTACCTATTCAACATTCTTACCCTTAGCAGCAAATTTAGCAGAGCCAGAGGGCTGAGCAAGTGTACCAAAACCAACTGTGTAAGTAATATCTTCATCAAAATATACATTATCAGCACGATAATTGCCATCAAAAGCGGCCCAATTAGCACCATCATAGAAATACGCAGTACGAGAAGTTTTACCCTCAACAAACGCATTCTCAATAACAGCCATATCTCCCTGAACAGGAGTGGCAATTGTTGCCAGCATATCGGCATCAGTCTTATCTTCAGTTAGAGTTAAGACAGAAACTTTATCACGATTGCTATTAATAATAGATTTAATAGCATTCTCATCGACACCGGAGTAATTAAGTTCATTCCAAGCTTTAGTACCATCACCAATCTTAATTTTACCAGTGTCAACTTCAATACCCATTTCACCTTTTAACAGCACAGGGTTTTTTTCAACCCAAGTGGCTGCTTCATCATTGCGGAGTTGAATACGGGTTTTTAAAGTATTTCCAGCCATATTAAAATTTCCTCCTTAATAAAAAAAAATTAAGCATTTCCGCCATCTATTAATGAATACTAAGAAGTTTTACCAATTTCAGTAATACTATTATCTTCATTAACCAAATAGGGAGTCCATTGTTTATTCTAAAAAATTGAAATTACTTCACCCTTATAATCATATTTTGCGATCCAAGTGCGAGCTTCAATTATAGAATCAAAAGAAGTCTTTTTGGTAATATATTTTAAATTACCTTCATCATCATAATAATAAGCCTCTGACTAATTTTCATCAGTTGTTAAAATTAGACTTTCTTTTGGAATAATACCTTGTTTGATGCTGGATTTAATTTTATTTTTATCTGCATAGACAACATTAAACGCCATATTATCCCTCCTTTATTATATTATAATAATTATTTACTAATTTTTGTTTATATCCAGAAGCAATAAATTCTTCGGGAAGAGGTTTATTAAATTTTCCACCTTTAATAATAATTTCGGCATTATTTATACTAGAAAGGATTTTATCACAAGTAGTTTCAAAAATTCCTCCATTAATAATTAAAATACCAGCATTAATATCATCATTATTCTTTTTACATTGGATAACTTCATAACCATCATCAGTATAGAAATAACCATCATTTATAGTTAAACTTTTACCAACGTTATAAAGCATACCATAAAAATTACCACCATTAATTTCACAAATACCAGCATCATCATTTTTAATAGTAGTATAAGCATTAATAAAAGTACCACCATTAATAATTAATTTAGGATATTCCGCGGACTCGCCTAAATGGTATTGAGAAAGATAATCGTAATATCCATTCTCAATCATACTAGATAACCCGCCCGGAGAGGAGAATATTCCATCATAAATAGACATTTCACCATGATTTACTATTACATAATATCCATTACCTTTTTCATCAATAGAACGTTTATACTCACCATTTATAATAGTTGTATTTCCATTATTCTCAATAGATGCTTTACCATGTTTATTACATTCAACGCATCCTTCTCCCGAAATAATTAAAGAAGCGTTATTATTAATTTTAACTGGATTGTCTTCATTATTTAAGATACTAATATTATTTAAATCAATATTAATATTTTTTCCTTTTGGAATATCAATATTTTTAACTATTTTCTACAAAATTATAGTATCATTATTAGAAGCATTTTGAATTGCTTCTTCAATAGTAGAATATTTTGTTCCATTAATTTCTACTTCATCAGCAGGTAGTCCTTGGTCTTCACCTTTAATTTTTATAACTTCAACAGTTCCTTGAGAAGATTTACCTTGTAATAATCTCCATTTTTCACCATCATAAATATAAAAATCTTCACCAACTAAGCACATTGTACCTTCTTTAGTATTTGGATCTTCAGGTAAAGATTCTTTCTATCCAATAAAATAAGCGACATCACTAAAATATTTATTTATTTCATTCTTTATCTCATTCTCTGCAAGATAAGGAAGATTATTCCATGTGCGAATACCATCGCCAATTTTTAATCTGCCAGTATCTATTTCAAAACCAGGTTCACCAGGTCCTAAGAGAACATTTTTCTCAGTCCAAGAAGCTGCTTTTCCGCGCTTAAAATAGAACTTTGATTTCATATAAACATCAGCCAATTAAACGCACCTCCTTAATCAATACTACCGCCATCCCAAATGTATGTATTATCAGGATCAGAAGGTTCGGTGCTTCCACCGCCGCCACTGTTATTACTATTGGATTTCTATTCAACCCAAGTATTATTATCTTGATAAATATATAATTTTGATGATTTAGGAATAAAAGCAGTACTACCAGGGAGCAATGAAATTGTTGGAATTTTTTCAATATCTTCAACAGAATCAACTATGAATTTTTTTAATCCATAATTAACTTTACCATTTTGATGTGTTAAAGTATACATCTTATTGCCTCCTCTTTTATTACATCATTCTAAATAATATAAAAAAATATTCTTTATGAATATAAAAAATTGGCCTACTGAAATTCTCAATAGGCCAATTAATTTTAATAATTATTATATGCAGTTAATAGAGTGTCTAACTGTGCTTTAAAACTCGCATCACCTGATATTACTTTAGTATTATTTCCTAAAGCAGTTGTTATAGCGTTAAACCAAACTACTAAACGTAGGGGATTAGTATCATTTATAGTAGTAATTGAACTGTTTAAATAAGTATTTATATATCCTGCGAAAGTATTTGCTTCACTTCTGGAATAATCTTTCCAAGTAAACGCGGGCCACCAAACCGCGTAGTAAGTTATATTAGATGTACCAGTAGAAATTGAAGGTGTTGCTCCTTTTTTATAAGTTGCAGTTTTTGCCGAAGACGATGTAGACCATCCTTTAAAAATATAATTATTGCGAGTGGGATAATTAGATCCATTTATATTGAAAGAAGAATTAGTGTTAACCGTCTATGATCCTGGACCGCCAGAACCGCCATTTGCATTATAAGTTACAGTAATTGTATTTCTACGCCAAATGGCATAAAGAGTTTTATACACAGGACTTGTTGATGATACCTATAATTGCGTGCCAATATCAGCTGAAGAAGAACTAGTTCCCCAACCTAAGAAAGTATAATTTGCTTTTGTTGGAGTGTCTAAAGTAATAGTTCGACTAGAATTAACACTTGAATAGCTTACTTGCTATCCTTCACTATAACTACCAGATCCTCCGTTATAATGATAGGTTATATAAGTATAGTAATAAATACGCTACCACATAGCATATAATGTATAAGTTGAACCATTATATGCTTGCACAGGACTACTTACATAAGCTGATGAATTATCTGTTGTCCATCCTAAAAAATTATACCCAGAGAGTGAAGGTGTATCTAAATATATGTCCCAAGGCTGAGTTGTGCTTGAAAAAGTATATTGCTATCCATTATTATAACTACCAGATCCTCCATTATAATAATATGTTATATAAGCATAGGATAAATTTTGTCTATAAAAGAATATAACATAACTACAATCTCCTACTATATAAGTGGAATCTTGACTCCATGTAGTACCATTACTAATATAATAATTTAAACATTCCTATTCTGAATTACCAGGACAATATCCTAAATAAGTATAACTACTACCATAAGAAGGAGCAGTCATACCAAAGCTACCTTGCATCCAACCATTTATATAACTTCCAGTTGTGACATCATAGCAAGCATACAATGGATCGATGGAGCCTGATCCCCCACCTCCTCCACCACCGCCACTTGATCCTGGGGTAGTAAGAGTGCCATCCCAAATTCCTCCTGTATTCCATTGGCCTCCAGTATAATACTATAACCAAACAGTATAATCATAAGTAGTTCCTGGGCTCAGCCCAAGGACATGTACCCAAGGTGTACCAGTAGTTGCATCACCCCATACAGTATTTCCATTTATAGTTACTGCCATTTGTCTTTGAACATTATCAGAACTAAGATCCGTTGCTTCAAAAATAGCCCCAGTTTCACTAAGACTGGATATGGTATAGCTAGCCATTTAATTTCCCCCTTTTATCTTAAAAATTTCTAAAACCATTTTTAAATCGCGGTTTCGGTCCTTGCGTTTGATGCCGGTCGGACCACATTAACCGCCCTTATTTAAGCAAACAAAAATGCTCTTAAATTTTGTTATCATGTTCTTTTACTCCGCAAACGCTAACCCGTAGGTTGCCTTACGCTTCCTTCCACCATCAAAGAACAATCAAACTCCATTTAAGAGCATTTTCTCGGTTTGTTTTCAGTATTCAATTTGGTTAGATTTAAATAGGAAATCTTACTTATTCCGCACCGATCAGCATTAAAATTAACAATAGTGCCAAATCACCTTTAATATAAATATTCCTTACCTATTCTTAATCACTCTTTCGTTGTGGTTAACGTCTTTTCTTCAGCCTGTTAGGAAAAGAAACCTATCGTTTTAAATAAACAACGCCGTCGCCATCTACGACCTTGCCACTTACTCAGGTACGATAAGCAGTTTTTGCGATTACTATAAAGTATACTGCCAAATACTTTGGTCGGAGATGAGGGAATCGAACCCACTCGAGCGACTGAGCGCACCGGTTTTACAGACCGGGGTGTCTACCTTATCACGTTAATCTCCGAAATATATTTCTTATAATCTTTAATAAATCGCAAATAATCTTCTCGATTATAAGGAATATCATTATATTTATTAAAATCATGTGCAAAAGCGCAATAAATTAAAAAATCTAAATGCTTAGATTTTAATTGAACATGCCATTCATAAGAACCATCAAGTCTAGCTCCATAAGCGCGATGAAATAAAGTATATTCTCCAAACCGCGCTTTATCTGCAAGCACAATTTTAAAATCATCTCGATTATTATGAATATTTAAAACATCATAACCAAGACCATTTTTAGTAAACTTATGAGAACCACCAAAGGTTTCTTCACAATAATTTAAATAAATATCAAACATTTTTTATTTGAGGGTTTTAATTAGGTTAACCCACAACCTCCGATAGTGTGTCTACTGGACCAAGGAAATACCCGATCGCCGCATTTCGCTCTTTAAAAGATGGACGCTTCTAATCCTACTTCCTATCGTATAAAAGGACTTATCAATGACTTTTATACATATTGCCTTTATTACCTTTATAAACAAATTAGCATTACCCAGTGCTACCGCGAGGAGGTTTTGTTTTTAGCACCGCAGCCCCGCTGGGATTCGAACCCAGAACGACTCCTTCAAAGGGAAAACGGTTTTAGAGACCGCCGTGTTAACCATTACACTACGGGGCAATAAACTCCTTAATTCAACTTACGGAGTTTTCGCTTCATCTTATTAATGAGACGCTGATTCATAACTTCACCATGGGAATACAATTTCGCAATGCGATTTTCATAATGCTCTTTAGTGCGACAAATCATAATTTTTCTCCTTAAATTGAATTTATGGTTCGGAGAGGATTATCTGCGTCATCTAGACCCAATTTTTTCATTCATTATATATTCTTTCAGAGTAGCAAATTCATAATCAAATATATAACTTAGCAGAACTCCGATGGCACGGCCGGCTGGACTCGAACCAGCAGATGCAGGAGTCAGGGCTCAAAAGTTGGACTTGCACCAACATTCTCGGTTTTATAGGACCGGAAGCCTACTAACAGAACTTATATAATACTACTTAACCCCGTCATATTATATAACCCATTTAACTGATTTTGAGAAAGTCCTGTGCCTTACCAATTTGGCGACGACCGTATAAAACAAGACACCAAAGAATTTCAATCAATTTATTTCATCTATTTGTCGATTAATTCTCTCTTACCCCAAACAGACTACACCTTCGACAGGTAATCAAAAGTTATTGGTAAAACAATATCTCTGTTATCTTCTATTATAGAAAAGAAAATTCGCAGTTTGTGGTGTCTTTGATATATTTAAAACACGAACGCTGTGCTCAACCATTACACTAATTACAGCTGATTATTGGAATCGAACCAATCCTGCGTTCGGTGGTACGGGATGAGGGACTCGAACCCACGGCCTCCTGAATGTAAGTCAGATGCGCTACCAGCTGCGCTAATCCCGTATAAGCAACTCAATTAATAAAAGTTGCTACAAAATCCTTTTCAAACATATACATAGGAGCAGAAGCAAGACCGCCATCATCAATCTTACAATACAAAATAATATCTTCCGCATTGGGATTAGAAGCGCGGGCAATTGCTTTTACAAGCTCCTTATTATCAATGGAATTATAATAGCAACCAAAATCAACAGAAGTCTTTTTCATTTTTTATCAATTCCTTTCTTAACTTTCTATATATATTATATTATATTTTTTATAAAAAATCAAAAAAGTTATTTCAAACTAGACACGTTAGAAAACATAATTTCAAGTTATGTGCGTTAACCAATTTCGCCAAAACCCCAGTTGGAGTTTACAGGATTTGAACCCGTATACCTTTCTAATGAAAGAATTGCTGTATGTGTCTAAATGGTCCGAGTGGAGCGACTCAAACGCTCGGCCTCCTGAACCCTAGTGGCAACAATGAGATTCGAACTCATAACAGCTATTAACTGACCTCGGGAGCGACCCTCAGACATTACCATTCTGTCATCTTGCCAAATCAGGCGTTCTATCAACTGAACTACACCCGGAAATAAACTATATTTTTTATTTTAAACTAAATCAATTTCATCTAAAATAAAATTTTGTTTCTTTTTACAATGAACGCAATACATTGTTTTTCGATGTTTCTTTCCTTTGTAAGAAAATCTTTTAAAATTCTTAGCTTTAGGAGCGGTCATTTGTAAATGGCAAACAGGACAATGAAAATACCTTAATTGAAATTTCATTATTTATACCTCTCAATCAAGACGATTTTTTAAATCACAATCAAGTATCCTATTAATTAAACTACATTTAAAAATACAGTTAAGGTCCTGCACCACACATCCGATCTTTGTTCCCCACATATAGGAGTGGGTATGGCCTTTAGGCAGAATCGTATTTGTTATTAACTGCCCATGGTAGTCCGGGTGAGACTTGAACTCACGACCCTGCGATTATCAGTCGCATACTCTAGCCAGCTGAGCTACCGAACTATAAACAAGACTAAATTATCAATACTATTGCTCTACCAATTGAGCTAACTCCCGATGGCCGGGAGCGAAGGACTTGAACCTCCAACACATAGTTCCTTTTATGATAAAAATTGCTGTTTTAGTCTTTAATTTATATATTTATTATATAATATTTTTTTATAAATGTCAAAAAGTTTTATTAAGTAGTTAAAAACGCATTATAACCTTTTGATTTTAAATCGTTAATTACTTTTATAGCATTTGCTTTGACAGAAAAAGCACCGACTTGAACTTTATAATACTTACCAATCTTACGAATATAAGCATTTTTATAACCTGCTCCAATAGTATCAGGTAATGCTTTAATTTTCAATAAGAAAGCATCAGCATTAGATTTAGATCCAAAAGCACCAAGTTGAACACGATAAATAATTTGTGGTTTGAGATAAATAGCCATTACATTATCGACTGCGCGATTGCCCCAATCTTTAGTGATACAAGTTCCATTATGAAGAACTTTTGTGCTACCACCGCCATCAAGGTTAATTGCATAATCAACTTTTAATGCTAAAAGTAAATTCTACATTTCCGCGAATGCCATACCTGGCTTTTCAATAGCAATTAAATAAATATTAAATTTATTATATGCTAATACTGTTCTACGGGCTTTATAATTTAACTCTTTAGCATAAGTAATTTGAGCTTTTTTACCAGCTTTAATTAATACTGGATAACCGCTAACAAAATCTTCAAACTTTTCTGTTCCAATTATACCGTATTTCAATTCACCATTAATGATACCAAAACCTTCTTTATAAGAAGAAGTGGAATTAATGATTATACCATTGTCCATATAATTAAAACAAGTGCCACCATTATCCATGCTAAAGAAACCACCATTAGTTAAAATAGTAGGTTTAACCGCACAACTATCATAGTATTGCTTTAAAGTCTAACGCGGTTGAGCGCATAACGCCATATCTAACTTACTAATTTCTTCTTTTGGAATTTCAATAATTTTTACATATGAATAATTACTTGGAGAATATATCTTCATCAAATCACCTTCCTTAATATTTTTAAGGTTTCAATGATTCTTATTAATGAAATATACCCTCGATTGGTACGGCTACTGGGACTTAAACCCAGATTATGACAGCTTAGAGGGCTGGTGCCATATTCAATTAGGCGATAGCCGTAAATTTATCTACAAGACTCTTTATTCTTCTTAATCCCACATTAAGCGCTTATTGCAAGCAAAAAAGTTGCTGTATGAGTCTTTATTTAGTTAAGAAAGGAAATACCATGACAATGGTAGGGGTAGATGGGATCGAACCATCAATTCCTCAATTATAAGTTGAGAGCCTTACCGATTTGGCCATACCCCCATACCATTTATATCTCTTCAGTCTTATTTTTAAATCTTTGACTATTTAGATACTTATAATTGGGAGTCAAAGAATGACAATTAGGGCACAATAATTCTAAATTATTCAAATCATTGTGAGTTCTATCGCCATCTTTATGATGAATCTCTAAAGGACATTTCCCAGTTGTTGGATTAATTTCTCCCCAACCACACTTCTAACATTTATTATTATATTTTTTGAAAAGATAAGTTCTAATAGAATCAGAAATTTTAGTAGCATTTCCACTTTTCTTTAAACCACTTTCTTCTCCATTAGCAACTTTTTCAATATATTCTTTTCTTTTATATTCCTACTAACAAGCATTAGAACAATATTTATACTATCCTTTATGTAATTCTTTACCGCAATTTAAACAATATTTTTCTTTAACTTTTCCTGTAGTATTACAAATACATCCGCACGACTTTGTAGCTCCTCTTGTTAAATTGCCAGTTTTTATTTCTTTCTAATTTCCACAATCACATTGGCATAACCAATAAGTACTTCCATTACGACTTGGTGCTTTTTTAAGAGCAACTAATCTTCCAAATCTTTGACCAGTAATATCTAAAGCATTAGGCATATTTATATAACACTCCTTTTATTTTTCTTCTATTATATATAAATATACCTACTTTTAAACTAAGGGTTTAAGTCCAAAATTTTTCTAATAATTAATTTAAGAAACCCGCGACTTCAACCAATAAACTGACATCCGTTCATTAGGCTGATTTGTCATTTCACCTTTTGGCCCTAAGATTTCAGGATAAGGCCAGACATATTCATTAGCAGTCTTTTCATCAGGAAATTCAACTTCTGCATAGCAAAATTTTCCATCAACTTCGCTAACCTCAATCAAACAATTAGGATTATAAATATCTTCGACCATATAATAATCCTTGATAATAGGATTATAACCTTCATGTCGAGTTTTCTTAATCATTTCATAGAAGTCTGCGGAAATTGGTGTTTCAATTTCTTCACGAGAAAGACCATCACCATATTTATAAGTCATCTTATAATCAACTTGATTGGTTTTAAGATTAATAGCCTTCCGCACTCGGATCTCTTCAAGCACTTTACCATCATTATCAAAGTCAATCATAAGATAGATTTGTTCAATTTTCTTATGACGAACACTTTTTTCCTTCATCCAAGAAGGGATATTTTTAATATCAAACTTACGTTCGATTTCCATCTTTATACTCCTTTAACTCTTGGAAATAAGTAAGAATCTACTCATTTTTATCAATAATCTCTGGACTATAATTATAATACTTCATAGAAGCAATCTAATCTTTCCATTCAGCGATTAACTAATCTATAGTATAATTCATGATTTCACCTACTTACTATTGGGGTGACTGACGGAATTCGAATCCGTGACATTCTGAGCCACAATCAGACGCTCTACCAACTGAGCTACAGCCACATGGTGCTTTTGGTGAGACTCGAACTCACATGAACTTTACGCCCACTAGATTCTTAGTCTAGCATGTATACCAATTCCATCACAAAAGCATTTTCTTATTTTCATATATTTATTATATAATATTTTTTTTATAAAGTCAAAAGGGCCGATGTAAAGTATATTCACTTTACATCGGCCGTCGCGTTAATAAAGATACTGTTCAATAGTGTTTGCGACCTTAGTTAAAACAACAGACTTAATTACGCGCTCATTTTTAGCCTTTTCAATAGCTTCCTTACGCTTTTCAGCATCAGTAATCGTCCAAAAGTCATCAGGATCAATGTAAACTTCAACCTTTTTCGGATCAGCTGTAATCATACCCTTTTCAATCTTAATCGAATCAGGAGTCAAGGCATAACGAATAGTCTTACTATCTGAGGCATAACCATCATACCATCTTTGATGATTGGTATTAGGATTGTTAAACAAATTAACTGAAGCACCATAGGTATTATATACATCACCATTTACCGTAGTAATAGTGATATTGAAACGAACATTGGAAGTCTGAGAGATATTAAGGTCTTCAAGAGTTTCTGCCACACCATAACCCTGATTAAGTTCAAAAGCAATCGCTCGAAGATAATCATAAGTCATATTAACAGTGCGAGAAAAATTCACAATATCCTTAATACCATCTGCGTATTTAGGCTTAACCTTATCAGTCAAATACTCAACGATCTCTTCCTCAGTTGGGAAAGTAATCTTAAAATGATAATGGAAACGACCAGGTCTATTCAAAAGATAAGTGCTAAGTCGATCAACTTCATTACAAGTAATGACAAAAAGCTTCTTACCATTATCAAGACCATCAAAAAGAGAAAGCATTTCTTCCTGCGGAGAGGGGCCCGCATGGTCGTCAGAGTTATTAGAGAAATTCTTTTCAAACTCATCAAAAATAATTACGACTTCTTGCTCGATACTGGAAATAAAATCTGCGATACCAGGCATATAAGTATTAGCCAAAAGGACAGGATATCCGTTTTCAATAGCGTGATGAGAAAGAATACGAGCAAACAATGACTTACCAATACCCTTCTGACCACTTAAAATAACACCAAGATTACGGTCTGAATACTTAAAAGAATTAAGCACCTTATTGACTTTAACTTCGTGATTACCATAAATTTTTTCCTCATTGACCGCAAGATCTGGACGAGAAGAAAGATAAAAACCTGCCATCTTACTAAAGCAGACTTCAAAAGACATAAGCGGAAGTCGCTTATAAGTCTTAACGTCCTCGCCATAAATCTGATAGCGAGAACCAGCGTTTACAATATTCATACTTAATCCTCTTAATTTAAAATTTAATGGCGAAGGAGAGAGGATTCGAACCTCCGGGCCCCAAATGAGGCCAACACCTTAGCAGGGTGCCGCATTCAACCAGCTCTGCCACTCCTTCATAATATATAAATAGAATAATTTACTGCTTAAACAGATGATATCCTCGTTTAAACCATACCACACCCTCACCCAACGCCTCAATTATTCTATTTATTTACACCTATATATAATTAGCTTAGGCTTAATACTATATCCACAATAACTACGCCAAGTGCGATAATTACTAAAAATATAATATTTTCTATCAGGTTTAATATTACCAAATAAATTTAAAACTCTCAGTCCTTGCTTATAATGAGAAGTTTTATTATTCACTTGATAATTGGCCCAATCAAGAATTTCTTGACCGCTAAAACAAGGATTTTTATAGCTTAAAATATTTTTCATATCCTACCTCCTCTGCTTTTCTGGACTTGGAACCAGCCTATGGTAGCATTAGATAGGCGACCGCACTTATCGTTCGCTAGGACAAAACTCGCGCTCATCGCCAAAGATCAAATCATCAACATCTTTAAACATATCAGACAATCCTCCTTCTTTATTTATTTTTATGAAACAAAATAGAGAGTAGAAAAACAATTCATTTCTATGGAAGTGAGAGAAAACAACAATCTATATATCAAACGAAAGGGGAAATCAAACAGAAAGATAAGTAAGAAAATGAACTAGATGTAAAAGACTCTCTCTATTGTATAGTCTTTTGTTTCTATATATTTAAATATATAGAAGAGTAGCCTTTCTAACAGGCATCCCAACAGCCTCGAGCAGCAAAGAGGTTCCTCATTTGTTGGTCTTTTGGTGGGCGGAGACAGAATCGAACTGCCGACGCTAGGATCTTCAATCCTACGCTCTACCAACTGAGCTATCCGCCCATAATATTTATATTGCTACGATTCCCGATTCTCCACGTAGTCATTCTTCCTTTAAAATTGACTAAAAGAATGTGATATTTTATTTATCGTACTACATCAACAATATAAATAGAACAAGACGCTATAAACAATCTTAAGCATATGTATTTTGTACATTGATGTTTTAAAGTTTGCTGTTAGCGCCTTAATTATTCAAAAAGAAAGGAAAGATAAATTATGCGTTTGCGGGTTCCGCGTTCTTCGGTCTGCGGAACTTTACATAACGCTCACCATCATATCGGGACATCCAAATGATTGTGCCATCCTTAAAATGGAAATCATAAGTAAAATCTTTATCCTGTTCATCAACCTGATGGCAAAAGCCCTTACCATACTTCTTAGAATAAACCTTGTCGCCGGGCTTAAACTTAAACTTCATTTAGATATCTCCTTTTGGATTATTTTAATTTACAAGACACAAATGAAATATTTGTTGGAATTGAACCAACTACAATTTGTTTGACAGACAAATACTCTACCAATGAGTTAAAATACTTTCAATAGAAAATGATTGCTGTGTGTGTCTTTATTACTGTGATACCTCTTAAAAGAGGGCTTACGGCATTACGCCTAATATTTATATGTTTTTCCATTCATCATCAGTGTATAAATTTATAATTTTTTTTGTATTAGGTAAATTATAAGAAATACACCATTTTCTAATGGAATTATCACTTACATGATATATATTCGCGATAGAAGTAAAACTTTTATTACGAATCAATTTTTTTAATTTATCACGAGAAGGTCTTTTAATTTTTCGATGTTCTTTAGCAGAACATTTCTAACATTTTTGACCTTTTCCGCTCCACTCTCCACCACATATAGGACAAACTTTTTTTAAAAGTTTTTTCTCTTCTTCTGGTTTATTTTTATCAAAACGAGAATAATGTAAAGGATAATTTAATTTTTCATTAAACCAAGTTCTTCCAACATTTATATCTCTAATAGTATCTTTACTAACTTTATATTTTTTAGCTAATTCCGAATGATTAACTACACCTAACTTATCATTAATTAAAATATTTTGAATATCTTGGACTTCCTAATAATTTAATTTTTGATAAATTACGCGATAATCTCCACCTATTGTCTAATTATACTCTGGTTTATAATAATCAATCCAATAAGTTTCTCTACTATTTAGATTATCAATTTCACATTCTTCTAACACTTCAAATATAAAATTAGAAACACCATATTTTCTGAAACTTTGATATAAGGGATAATTATAGCTTTTACTCTTTTCATCTTGGGAGCTATATATATGATTTTCCCAACGTTCTGCTATATTTCTTGACTATCCAATATAACAATGATTATTTATTTTATTAGTAATTTTATAAATTCCTATCATATTACCATCTCCTTACACTATAATTAAAATTTTATTTAAGATAATTATAATTTTTCGACCTCGAAAGTATTTAGGTGATGATATGGTTGCGGTCGGGCGATTCGAACGCCGTTTTTGGCTTATGAGGCCAACGAGCTACCTTTGCTCCACCACCGCAATGGTCGGTCAAATTAGAATCGAACTAATATCCCTTGTCTTATGAGAACAATGCTCTACCAGTTAAGCTATTGACCGAAAATAGGATAGATATAATATTCATGACTATTATATCTATTGGACTTTCTAACCTATCGTCCCAAAATTCTTAATAGACCTCATCAAATGGCCAACTTTTGTAGAGGCTTTTGTGCGACCACCTGCGCACTTACATAGACATAAGAATAATGCCAACATATGGCGACCCCGACGGGTGCCGACCCCGCTATCTCCAGCGTGACAGGCTGGCGGCTCTGCTGACTGCCCCCAGGGCCATATGGTACTCCCAGCCGGATTCGAACCGGCGACTCCAACGTGAAAGGCTGGTGACTTAAGTCCGCTTGTCGATGGGAGCATATTAAATAGACTATAAAGCCGTCTATTAGGGCAAATAATATTTCAGTTCCTTACTAAAAGCGATAAAAGTAAGGTGGTGGCGCGAAGGGGATTCGAACCCAACTATCGCGAGAGTGAGAATCTCGCATCCTAAACCGTTAGACGACCGCGTCATATTTAAGCACATCTATCATAATCTTGATTTTTGTGCTTTTGTTTTCGCTTAAACGAGCCTTTACCTTTCTTCGCAGGAACTTTAAATCCTCTGCGCCGAAACAATTGAAGATACTCATTAAGCTCTTCCTTATTCTTTTTCATATAACTTTTATTCACGGTATTCATCCTCATCTTCATAAAGGGAAAGATCCTGATAAGCAGCATATTCATCACTCTGAATCTCGCAAGCATAGCTTTCATAGTAATCATTATACATAATTTAAATCTTCCTTTCTTAACTTTCTATAAATATTATAACTTATTTTTTATAAAATGTCAAAAGATTAAAAGACCAACCAAAAGCGATATTTGTTAACGATGGTCGCCACTCCACCGCCGTCAATATTCACAAACACTTACCATTTTCACACTAACCTACTAATTAAAGGAGGTGACTGGTGCTTCGAGAGAGACTTGAACTCTCACCATCCGTTCGGATAATCGGGTTTGAGCCGATCGCGTCTGCCAATTCCGCCATCAAAGCATAACTAAGAGGATTTTTAAGAAGAATCCTCAAAACTTCTTTCTAATCATCTAATTGGATTTTTAAGAAGAACCCTCAAAACTTCTTTCTAATCTAACGGAAGTTTTAAGAAGATCTTCCAACTTCTTTCTAATCTTAATCGCACTTTAGGGCGGCCGTCCCTTCGCGGCGTCACGATTTGCATAATTTACTGTATTACCATTTTATTTTCCGAAAAAGGCTACAAACCAAAATGGGAGTTATTTAAGAATAACTTCTAGACTACGCTAACTGCTCAAATTTTCTCTTCTTAGTGGGAAAAACTTTCTTAGCGCTGAAACCAAAATCACTATTAGCATTTTGTATATATTATCTTATTGTATATAAGTTTTATTAATATACCTTATCTATTATATCATTTAGTATATTGTATTAATGTTTAATTAATAAGATAATATTTCTGGCTGCTTTTATCACCAATCATATAATTGGTTATATTGGGCAATGCTCCCAAACTTGCGGTTTACTTAACCGCCGTGCTTACTCTTTACACCATATAACCATATAATGGTGGACCTCGTGAGAATCGAACTCACCTGATTTTCTGTGTGCAAGACAGACGACCACGCCATGCAGTCCCGAAGCCCGGAATGCGACTTATTTATGTATAGATGGAGTCGCCAACCACCTGCGTTCAAAGTCCGCAAGCCTTCAACGCATTCCCAGGGAGGGATTGGTGCTGGAGAAAGGACTCGAACCTTCAGATTAATGATCCTAAATCATTCGTCTATGCCAATTCGACTACACCAGCAAATAAAGAGTTTTATAACCCACATCGCGAAGATTCGAACTTCGTCAACCGTTAGGACTCGAACCAACTTTTACTCTTTTGGATTCCCAGAACCCATAGCCTTGATTAATGTGAGTATAGCCACTACTTCACAATAAGTTTTACTTCGCTTTCTTATATTTAGTCGGGCGTTTTCCGCAAACCACATACTCTTTCGATCGGTGGTAGTTTAAACTTACAAAATCCGTGTTAACGCCCCAATGGCGGGAGAGATAGGATTCGAACCTATGACATCTTGTTTAACAGACAAGCGCTCTAACCAACTGAGCTACACTCCCATAAAAGAAGGACTTTTTAAAATCCTTACTTTATATATTTATTATATTATATTTTTTTTAAAAAATCAACTTTTCTCTTTTACCCAAATTTTTTTATTTTCTTTTTTCTTTCTTCATTTTATATAAATATTATATAATATTTTTTATAAAATGTCAATAAGGTCTTTGAATTGGCATTAAATCATCTTCTGAAAGAAGCCACTTTTCACCATGCTCATCAAGGACTTCAATCTGATAATTTAATACTCGAATGACAGTACATTTAAGATACTGTCTACGATAACAACGACCACGATAAGGGACAAAACAATAAGAATTACCAACTTCAATATTCATTATTTATTTTCTCCTTTCTCAACTTTCTATATATATTATATTATATATTTTTAATAAAATCAAAAAAGTTCTTTTTGTTTAAGTAGATTTAACAAATTTACCACAATTTTAGTCGAAATCAGGAACACCGCGTGAAGGTATTGTGGATAGTTCCCGCAGGCGCCGTAGGATTCGAACCCACACCTCAAGATTTTGGAGATCCGAATGCGACCGTTACACCAGACGCCTATAAAACAAGACCTTAACTTTGTCCGGAAAATGGATTTGAACCATTAACTTAATCTTAAATGATTATGACCTAACCTTTAGTCTATTCTGGAAGTTATTTTTGCTGTAAAGGTCTTTCTTTATTTTATAAATATATTATATATTATTTTTTTAAAAATGTCAAAAAATTTTTTAATTCGTTATTAGTTTCCATGTTGTACTATCTGTTTTTACATATACTCTACTGTCAGGATGAGCCATATAATAAGTTAAATATACTGAACTATTTGCTGTACTATCACGATAAGGCTTAACATATATATAATAAGTAGTTCCAGCAGTAACTTTATAACAAATACCAAAATTAGCTCCAGTACCACCATATTTTTTTGCATAATCATCATCACTAACTAAAATATTAGAAGAAGGCTATCCACTACTATTAAGAGAAGTAATATTTGATGTTAAATATCCATAAGTATCTATTGAAGAATTAGAATAAACAATAAAGTCCCCTGAAATAGTAGGAGTAAAAGAAAAATATCGACAAGTGCTTGGAGATAAAGTCCAAGAAGAGGTATTCTATTTGTTATAAGTAGGAGCAGATATTGACACAGTAGAATAAGCCCAATTTGCTATAGACTAAATAGTAATTCTTATATAGCCATTTCCACCATGACCTGTTTCAGATGACCCTGTTGGAGAAATAAATGAAGAATTACCTGCGATAGTTGATGCAGAAGTTAAATAATAGTTACTATTTAACAAACAACCAGAAGGATAATTAGAAGCAGTGGATGAGGTATATACATAACCAGAACCTCCGCCACCATGATATTTTGTTCCACCCTGCATATTAGAGAGTGAAACAATTCCACCATACCAGCCGCCTCCTCCAGCTCCATTTATATTATAAGAAGAACTGGATGAATATCCATTTCCTCCTACTCCAAAGCTATTTCCTGAAGTTTGTGTACTTAGACCTGGACTATTAGACCCTGCTACACTACTGGTGCCCCCACCGGCATCTCCGCTTTCTGTATTAGATCCCCAAGAGGTAGCTCCGCCTCCGCCGGCGACAATTACACGAGCGTAGAGAGAGTTTGATCCAATACGAATATCAGAAGCTCCTCCACCACCACCGCTTCGAGACATAGATCCGGAGACTCCTCCAGTACCGCCTCCATTAAATCCTCCTGTATAATCATTAGCAGAAGAAGAAATACAACCTCCTTTTCCACCAGTATATAAATATACCGTTTGAGAGGAAGAAAGAGTTAAAATTCCCGTTGAATATCCACCTTTTCCTCCTATAGCTCCCGAAGAAGCGTCAAAACTAGAGTTACTATTAGCACCATTTCCTCCCTAAGCCCCCCAACATTCTAATTTATAAGTACCTTTTGGAAGGGCAATATTTTTATAAGTTCCACTATAAGGACAATTTAATATATCTCCTGTTTTTAAAGAAGAAGAAGAAGGAATTGAAGAAGTTAAGTCGTAAGTTGCCATGTAACGTCTCCTCCTTTCCAAGTTGTACTATCTGTTTTTATATATATAGCTTTAGTAGGAGCATAAGTATTAGAATTGATTTTTATATTTAAAGGAGATAATACTGTAATACGAATATATCCATTTTGCCCTCCAGGATTAGTTTTACTATAGCCTATCGTAGTAGAGGCATTTGTTAAATAATAATTATTGTTTAACAAACAGCCAGAAGGATAATTAGAAGCAGTTGATGAAGTATATACGTAGCCAGAGCCTCCCCCATTATAAGTTCTATAATCAGCAGAGCTATCACTAACATTAGTAGAAGCACCACCGCCATACCAGCCACCACCACCACCACCGGGACCATAATTATAATTGGTAGATCCACTAGCATCAGCACCTTGACCAAAAGATCCATTTGTTCCTGCTTTAGTCTATGTAGCCTTATATTCTTCAACCGCAGAGTTACCCGTCAATCCGCCACCCTATTTAATAGAAGAATTACTTTCTCCCGCGCCACCACCACCACCACCGGCAACAATTACACGGGCATAAAGAGAGTCTTGACCTACGCGGATATCGGAAGCTCCTCCGCCTCCTCCACCTGATGTGTAAGCAGAAGTATACCATCTAATCCTAGAGCTACCTCCTCCATTAAATCCACCATTAACTATCTTACCTTTTTCACTATCACTTGAATAACTACCATGCCCCCCGGTGTATAAATAAATAGTGGTAGGAACTGGTAAAGAAAGAATTCCTATAGAATATCCTCCTGTTCCACCCCAATAACTATTTTTTGAACTCGCAGGAGTATAAGTAGTATTACTTTCCTATTTCTAAATCTAAAAATAAACTTCTTCATTATCCACGGAATTTGAGCTATCTTTAGTATAAGTCATTACGATAGTAGATCCTGATGATAAAGAATAAGTGCCAGTAGTAGTAAGAGAACTTGATCCAGAAACCGCATTTAAAACTGTATTTCCTCCAACAGTTAAAGTGACTTTATCATAGCTTGCTTCAGTTTTATAATAATATGAAAATTTATAAGTCCCCCCAGAAGTACAAGTTAATGTAGTTGTAGCAGTACTTGAATCTATTCCTCCGTTAGTAGCTATCCAGTCATTTCCGTCTTGACGAAAATAATAATTTGAATCATTAACAGTAAAATAACTGGTCGCATTATGAGTTCCTATATATATCCATGAAGTTGTTGTTGATGAAGTTAAAGAACCAGAATAACCAATTCCGCCATAGCCACCCCAACATTCTAATTGATAATTTCCCGCTGGAAGTTTTACTGGATTTACCGCTCCTGAATAGCTACTATTAATAATATCTCCTGGAATAAATTTAATAGAAGAATAATCTGTTATAGAAGTTCCAGAAGGATTATAAGTATTTGGCATTTAAATTCCTCCTCTATTAAGTGAAATACTAAATCCAAATATCTCCAACATTTCCGTCTGAAGCGGTGGGAGCAGAAGTGGATACTTTAATATTTCTTAAAATATTATTGTTTAAATAAGAAGAATTAGTAGTGACAGATAAATTAGATCCCATAGAACCATTAGTAATCTAAGCTAAGTCTAATCCTGGATTAATGGGTAAAATATAATCACCACTGGATGACCCTAATTGTATCTATCCGATAAATGCTTCATCTTTATATAGAAAATTTGCTTCTACAGCAGTATTCTAATGCCAACATCCTAATCCATTATTAGAATGTTCTTTTTTAATATAATATTGAGTTAATTTTAATGCTCCTAAATTATTTATATTTATTGTTATATTAGTAATTGGATTTGTCGCAACATTATTCATATTTGGAATAAGGCCAATAATCATTCCGTCTTTATATTCTTTAATAGATTTTGCGGTTCCTATGTAAGTTAATCCATCAGTAGAAGTAATTGGAATAATTTCTAAACTACCACTTCCACTACGCATATGTTCTATTGCTTTTGGAATTGCCATTTAAATGACCTCCTTATAAATTTTATTATTTCTATAAAATTTAAAAATTTATAGGTAAGTCATTAATTTAATTTGGTTAAATAAAAAAAGAGTAATGTCAAATGACATTACTCTTTAGATTAACTTAATCCCAATCTTGCCTTTAAATCGGCAATATTTTTCTTTTCATCTATAGTGATTTCAATTGGGGTTTCTCCGCCTGCAGTTGCCCCATCTTCAAAATTCAAAACATTTGAATCCGCGGTTGCACCTGCTTCACCGATCGGAGTCTTTGGGCACGTCATACTAATAGCAATCTGAATTCGCTCACCATTTTCATTAGCCCAAAGATAATACTTTTTATCTCGCTCGCCGATCCAATCAGCGCCAAATACTTCCGCCATTTTCTTAGCGATTTGTTCCTTAGCTACTGCACCTTTAGCCATATCTAATTCTCCTTAACTAAAATTATGTATAAAGTCTTTTAAAGACCTAAAATTATTAACTTTTTCTTCACCAGCATCTCTAAAGCACCAAGGACATAAATACATATCAGTCCCTTTATGATAGTGAATATCTTCTGTATAATATAAATTATTACAACATTCGCATCGTTTACAATAAGTATCCGCACAACTATCGCAAACTAATTCATTCTCATCGCCTACGGAATTTGCTTCATCAAGAATTATACGAGAACCGCAACAAGCGCAATAACCATAGTTATCGTCTTCATTTACTCCATAACTGAATTCACAATCTCCGCATCGCATATATTCTCCACTTTCAATTATAGTTTTACCGCATTGTAAACAAGGAACATCACCACCAATAGACCAATGAGGAAGATCAGTCTTGTCAAATGGATAATAATACAATTTTAAACTATAAATAGGCAAATAGCAAGAAGAATAAAGCAAATCATTATATTGAAGAGTATGCTCACCAATATCTTCAACGATATCACTAATAGGATATAAACGAGACAAAATAGGAATCCATGTTTCAGATAATCCGATAGTCTCTTCTCCAAAAGGAGTGCTACTCATCCTATTAGAGACAGTAGTAATACCTCCGTCTACCCATTCACGCAACTGAAAAGTCTTATCAAAAGTATTGATAATATCTTTAATTTTTATTAAAGCATTAGTTGTCATAAAAGGATATTGGCGACCAGCCATCAAACCGCGTCGTTTATCTTCCATGTAAAGAAGCATACGCCATTTCTTAGAATTCCAAAGAACGTCTTCGGGGAAATGCGGAAGTTTCTGATTCTCCGCTCCGCGCAAATAGCAAATAAAAGTGCTTCTATCTACCATGTAAGATAAATTTCCTGCTCTGTATTCACCATCAAGCGCATGACAAGAACGCCAATTATAAGTATTTTCACTCACGCTCAGAAAATCCAAAGGATGAACTGAGAAACATAATGTTCCCTCAATCTTGTCCTCTTGGATAATACGACTTGCGTAATTTTGAATATCTTCCAAAGAGCGCGGATTCTCTTCAAAATACTTAAAAGCCTTAACTAATTTCATTCCTCTTGGAATCTTTTTATCCTTATAAAAATAAGTATCTATAACTGTATTATTAAAGAATCCTTCTTTATTTACTGAAATAAAATCTTTTAAGTCTTCATTATTATAAGTATAATTAATTGTTTCAAGAAACTCCTCAAGACGATGCTCTTTAGTTTTATCATCTAAAGAAAAAGATACCTTTTCCGGCCATTCATAAATTAAATGACCGTGAAAAAATTTAATTAAGTCTTTTTTGGCTTTGAGGAATCTTTCGAATAGTTCTTCTGTTTTTGGATTACTGATTCCTTGGGAGTAACTGATGACTTTGTTGAACTGTTCTCTAATGCTTTCGATGTCGAAGTCATATGACATTTGACTAATCCTCCAATACAATCTTTACAATACTCGCTGTGTGGGTTCGCAGGGTCAATTTCAAATGCCTCTTCACACTCCGCACACCATTCAACATTACTGGGAATACAATCAGGACAATAAAAACATGTATGTCCATCTAATCCCTTTACTGGAAATGTTTCATACTCACTAAATAGCTGACCGCATCCTCTACAATGAACGTAGAATCCATCGCCATCAGTTGGAAAATTCTTACAAATATTATCGAACCAAATATTATGATAATTACGATAATACTCAAAATTAGGGATATCTTTCTCTTGGAGCATGCGGATTACCTTATTAATCGTATCAAAAAGAGCGCCCGCATTTAATGTTTCAACATGACTATGTTCATTCTTGTATCCAACTGAAAGATTTACACCACAAATTTTCCATTCAGGACATAAAACACTAATATCACTAAACGTGCCAAAATCCTCTACAAATCCAAAAGATTCAATGTAATCAATGAATTTAGGATTGTAAAGGTCGTAAAATACACAATCATTTGTGCCTTGTCTATCCAACTGAATAATATATTTCAAATCAGGAAATGGACACTCAAAATATTGTAATACTAATGCTTCGGCGCCTAATCCACCAATTTCTTCATCAGTGGTAAAAATAATAGAAGGGCGCAAAGATGTATTCCTCAAAATATGAAGAATCGCATATACTCCTGCTCTATCATCTGCACCAAGACCTTCAGGTGACCAAAGCACATTTTTTCTTGTGTCATAATATAAATCTTTGACCGGTTTCTCAAACACGGTATCAAGATGAGCCACTAAGGCAATCGGAATATCGCCAACCGCACAAACATACTCTTTAGTAATAACTACTTCAGAATATTTAGATTTCAATACATCGGCAACATATTCCCTTAACTCATCTTGCGTCGAGCGAACCAGATATTCAAATAACCAAAGTTCATTAGTTTTAAAACCTCTCACAGTTTATTCTCCTATCTTTTATCTTATATTTATATTATAACATTATTTTTTTTATTTGTCAATTGAGTCCTCTTCCGCCTCGGGGATAGGATTATTCTGCTTACTTGCTTGAACGGCTTTATCTATAACACGAGAGAATATAAATGCGGTTTCACAATAATGGCACGTCCCTTGTCGTTGACAGCGCTGACCGCAATTGATGCGGTTGGGGCCAAAATCTTCGGGGATTCCACGATTATCCGCATTATAATTTAGATTGGTTAATAAAAGGTTTAGATTACCTTGCCAATGACCGCTTTGGTAGATATCCAAAAGCACAGCTTCTTTGGAGAGTGCGGGCTCGTCAAATTCTAAAGTTGAGACATATGTTCCATAATAATCTACGTCTTCCGGTCGGACGTAGGAACCGCATATTCCATTTTCTCTTGGAAGATTATCGTCATAGCATTTATTCGCAATCATACGAATTGGGACTTTTGCTTGCTGATTTAATTGTCTCAAATCAAATGTAAGTGGTGCCCCGATGAAAAGTTCGCTAACTTTAAGATCAAGGAGAACGCGGACTTCTGCCCATGTAGTAGCGGGATAAGCGAAATAATACTTTACATCAATATTACATCCATTACGAGTAAGCATATCTTCAAATGCTACAATAAGATCGACTTTATCCTTAAAGGAATCAATCTCTTCCCAATTCACTTCTTCGTTTTTGCGGATTCTGATAATATATCGCTTATTAGGAAATTTCTAAATCATATCATACATAATGTTTATATCATTATAATTAACCATAAGCTCATCAGCCTTCTCACGAACAACATCAGGTTGACGCACAGAAACACAATATTTCAAATTATATCACTCCTTTATAATATAATTATAACAAAAAACTCTAATTTTGTCAAGAAAATTCTAAACGGCTTTTTACTTTTGGACTTTCGGTATATGCGACCAGCACCGGTCGGAGCAGATAACAAGAAAAAATGGACTGAAAAATTTTCAGTCCATTTAATCATTTAATTCTTAGTCCTCAGCGACAATCTTGCGATAAGCCACTTTCTTGGAAGCCTTACCGCCATCAGCGCCCGGAACAGAAACCTCAGTCTTCTCCGCGCGGTTCTCGCTCACAAGAGTGCGGAGTCGATAGCTTGCTTTCTGTGCGGAGACACTCTCATCGCCGAGAGCCTTGACGATCTCAGGAATGGTCATAAACTCATCGTCATAAAGAACATTATAAATCTGCTCAGTCAGCTCATCGCCCTCAGCACGCTTGGCGGCCGCACGCTCCTTAGCCTTGGCAGTCTTCTTATCAAGCAGCTCAATCTCATGCTCGCAAAATGCGATCACGTCATTGGGATCATACTTGATCTCACCAGTGTGCATAGCTCCGATAATCGCGGTCAGATAATCGCGCTTAGAAACCTTAACTTCATTAGTCATAATTTTTACCTTAACCTTTCATAAATAACAATTTTATTTTTAGGAAGTATCTCTTCCTTTACCTTACATAAATATTATATATTATTTTTTTTAAAAAATCAAAGAAGGTCTTTGATTTGGGTTAGTGCCATTCACCCAAGAAATAAATTCCTCTTCATTAATGTCAAAGAGGTCTCTGCCCTTTTCCGTGAGAGTTTCTCCATCGACATAATAATTAGAGCGCCAACCGTCTCTTTCTTCTTCAATTTCACCAGTGAAGAAGGTTTTTACTTTTTTATCTCCACAACAATCCCAACAAATATCCGCATAGAATCCAACTGGCTTCTTTTGGAATCGAAGACGGATTTGCTTCATATCATCATAATCTTTACGAACTTCACAACAAGGACAAACTTCTGTGCTTTCATCATAACAATAAGCGCAGTAAGTTTTTCCATCGACATTATAAGTGTCATCGACATAAACAATATCGCCACACTTATCGCACTTTACTGCACCCGAGCAACTTGGACAGATAGTCATTTCCGCGTTATTCTCTCTATCATCGAAGAGAGAATCATCAAGAAGCTCTCCACAACACATACACTCAGATTCACCCGAGTAGTTAAGATCAATGTTTTCGTCCGTAGGAATCTTAGTGGAAACGTAAGCATTATGCTCTGAATAGATATCGTTATACATGAAATTGGTATCAAGATTGAAATAAATATTTCTATCAAACTCACCAATAATATTATTACTGTAATTCTGAATCTTATTTAAATACTTGGTATAAGGACCAAAGCCAAGATTCTGTTCAGCGAGCTTCTTGATCCAAGCGAGACAAATACTTTCAAGGTTATCATTACAATAAGGATAACCCTTGATACCAAGGATAAGACTTTCATCTACGATGAAAAGTTCACGCCAGCGCTTGCTATTCCACATCACAGGCTTACCAACCTTATAACAAATTTCCATGTCCTTATCAGATTTAAGATAAGCTTCAAGGATAATGGGAGAATTCATCATCTCAACGGTTCCCTGACGATATTCGCCACCACCATTCTGCCATCTCATACAAGAATCCCAACCGCAATTATTATCACTCATAGTGATATAATCAAGAGGATGAACAGAAAGACAAAGTTCACCAGAAATATTTTTCTGATTGAGGAACTGAGAATGAGCGATACGGAACTTTTCATAAACATCGCGGTCAATCTCCAAAATATCACTCAGCTTACCAAGCATCTTACTAAGCTTCATGCCCTTATTAATCATAAGAGTTTTATTATTATAAGTGAATTTAAAAGATTCACCATCATAGATGTTAGACATTAAAGGTTCAACATCCAAAAGACTTGCCAAATTAAGATACTGAGTATTAGAGATGGTTGTCCTGAGATAAAGATCTCTTACCTTATTATTAAAGGTATTTCGGAATTCGAAACCATCACCATTTCTACCGAAATAATCATAATAATCATCACTCATCTCTTCATAAGAACGAGAATAACTTACCTTACGAGAAATGATAAGATTATCTCCCAACATCTTATAAAGATTCTGCTTATTATAAGCCCAAAAGCGGAGAATGTAGTCGAGAGATGCCTTCATATCGGAACTATCTCCGCCGAGGCCCGCAAAATTACGAATATACTCTTCAATCTTTTCGCAATCTTCTTTGGAAAGGAGCTCAAATAAATTAGCCATATCTTATCAACCTCTTTTTAATATCTTTCTTAACTTTATATATATATTATAATATATTTTTTTATAAAAATAAAGAAAGCCCTTTGCGGTCAATCAAAGGGCTTTCTTGCGAAAGGGGTTTTATTATATTTACTTACAAAGATTACCCATGAACATGAGCGGAAGAAGATCATCCGCGTTCTTGGAATCCTTCATAAGGAAATACATCATCATAGGATTCTTAGAGAAATCCATACCACTCTGACCACCCATCATAGAGAGCATCAGCATGGTGTTCATGTCGAACTCACCACTATTCTCACTCATCATGAGGAAGGGAAGCATATTGCCGAACGGCGCATCCGGAGTGGGCGCATCAGAAGTCATGTTAAAGAGAGACACGACCTTCGTTGCGAAGTTGAAACCAAACGGAGACTTGGTAAGCAGAATCTTCTTCTCCTCACCGGCCTGCGGATCAATCGCAGTCATACCCGTTTCAGCAACCTCAGTCACAAACATCGCCTTGCGGTTGTGGATCACAATGTCGCCGACCTTAACGTCCTTGATGGCAACCGGCATCTTGTAAAGGAACTTACCGCCATCAAAGTTGAAGATATCGACGTCGATAATCTCCTTACTCTCAGGGTTGTAAGAAACCCAAGTGCCATTCGCGTTCTTCACGGCCAGGCCATACATAGACATACGAATGTTATCAGTGGTGCAGGGGCCAAAATCAAAATTAAACGCCTTCATTTTCTTATTTCCTTTCTTATTATCAACATTATTGTTAAATGTATTTTGTTCGTTCAAAACTTTATTGATTCGATCATCAATATAATCGTTATCAATCATGGCACACTTATCTTTAATTGCGTCAATTTGACTACCACCGAGTGTAATTGTATCAGGGGCAGAAGCGAGAGTAGTAGCAAAAATTGCGTTAGAATCAATTGAAGCAACCTTTCCAGTCATGCAATCATCATCAGAGACTACTGTAATAGGTGTGGCATTTAACTCTCCAAGAATCTTCTGGGCTTCTTCATCAGAAATAGTATTCGCGCAAGAAAATTCTGTGCTCCATATTCCCTTGTCATACACTTTGATATAATCAAGGTCATCGCGGGTTTTGCTTATATCGTTATTCTTTTCAACAGTCTTCTTTGCCCTACGCATCTTATATTCAAGAAACTTTTCCGAACATTCAATCGCATAATCATTTGTAAAAATATTACAAACATTATCAACTAAGTATTCACCAAAAGAACCATCAATACCGTCAGCAAAGAAAGAATTCATAATATAAGTATCAGGAAAAATATCAAAGAAAATTTTACCATTAAGGTCAGATTTGACAACAATCCTAACACTATTTTTAGTAGTCTTTAATTTACGCCAAAAGACGTAATCAAGCTTATGATACTTACCATCTTGAACTGCTTGACTAAATTTATCTAAGACTTTATCAAAGACATTAGGTGGGAATTTATAAGTTCCCATTACATTAGATTCAGCCATTTAGTCTCCTCTCCACTTCTCGTCGGATATATTCCATATCGCTGTCTGTTAGAGTGAGCTCAGTCTGGAAAGTCGTTGCACCAGCACTAATTTCCTTGATAATTCTTTCAAGTTCCTCAGTGTGATTCGCATAACACATAAACAAATTATCCATTACTCCATCCACTCCAATGTATCTTTATCGTCCCAGAAGAAATCAAACTCAGTATGAGCTTTGCCATCCTTATCTTTATTAATAAGAATATCCATCATATGAGCATGAATACCATCTTCGGGATAATCCATTTCCCAAATTTCACGAATCTTATAACGAGACTTGTGAGGAATAGCTAAATGGGTAATGAATTCCTCGGGAGTCCAAGTTTCAGTAGCCGTGCAAAACACCAAGCCATAGCGCTCACTATGAATCGCGATTACTTTTTCAATCATTGTTATCCTCTCCTAATATATCGCAAATTGCCTGATGACTAAACGTAATCTTCGCTCCAAGGTAAGGAACTGTTTTATCATCAGCGATAATAATTTCCACAAAAGCAATATCGTATTTATAGAAATACACAATACGCTTAATTGCTTCCAAATAATCAGAGGCTACCATTACACCCTGAAAATCTTCTTTTTCTGGGTCTACTGCATGAACATGAGCTATGTAGTGATACTCCATAATAAATAACCTCTTTTCTTATTTTCTATATATATTATATATTATTTTTTTAAAAATGTCAAAAAGATCTTACCAACTACGACATACGAGAATACTTACATAGTCAGTATCACAAAAGACCTTACGAAGCTCGGCATAAACACGATTCGCGTTAGCAAAAATTTCGCGCTCATCTTCATCAACAAGAGATAAATCTTCATCATTGTTAATGAAATAAACTTCGGTATAACTCCAATCACCAAGGATAATGTCTAAAACATCATCAATGTCATTCTCTGACCATTCAGGGAAAGTATCATGAAGCCAAATCCTAAATTGACTTCCATATACAATAGGTTTCAAAGTATAATCCATAAAAAAAGTCCTCTCTTAACTTTCTACATTTTTTACCAATCGCAACATACAAGCAGGATCTTGTAATCGGTATAGCAAAAGAATTTGCGGAGTTCCGCATAGACGCGATTTACATTGGCAAAGACTTCAAATTCATCTTCATCGCAGATAGATAGATCTTCGTCATTGCCAATAAAACGAATTTCTACATAATTACCATAATCAAGAAGGAATTCCACCACATCATTTATATCATCCTCAGTCCAATCGGGGAAAGTGTCATGAAGCCATTCAATGAACTGATCATGACGCACAACAGGCTTAGAAATATAAGTCATATAAAAAAAAAGTCCTTTCTTAACTTTCTATAAATATTATATAATAATATTTATAAAAAATCAAAAAAGGACTTTTAATTTATTTAATTATTGAATAAATCAGTATCAATAATGGCGAAATTCGCACGATGAATATATACTGCCTTACCATCAATCGTTAACTGAGTAGTCTTAGGAAGATTCTTCGGAATATTCCAAGAAATATTATCACCAGTAAACATACAAATGGGGTCGCCCATCTGAGACTGAATTACTACAATCTTACTGCCGGTATCCGCATTGTTCAAATCCTTAGACTTCCAATACCACCAAGAAAGATCCCAATACTCATCCCAACTGCGGTCGGTAGGCGCGGAAATGCTGGCTCCATTGCCACTATTAGTCGAGGCTTCCGCGGGAATATCTACATCATACTGAGTGAGACGGCTATCCGCAAAAACAATAGTAGAACCGCAACTCTCAATACTTTTGCCATCAATGTCAATGCTTACAACTGACGAAAGAGAATACGAACCAACCCAACTACCATCAGTAGTATAAGCCCATTCCTTTACCTTGTTAGGCTTAATGTCGAAGGTCTCGCCTTCACACCGAAGCCACTGGGCGCCGTGGTTATCATAGAAGGTAGCAAGGAAAGAAAGCTTAACATCGCCATCTTCTGGCTCGGCAGTGATTGTAGTTGTTTCTGGACTATCGCACGCGGTCAACGAAAGGCAAAGGATAATTGCAATAATACCACAAATAAATCTCTTCATAATTTAATGCTCCTTTGGATTATTTTCCATATAATTTTTGATACGTTCACCATTAAACCGAGAAGGACATTTAAGACAAATATAACTATTATAATAGTCGCACCAGTGCTTTTCTGTCCCATCAGGATTCAGAGTAGGATTCAGCGTATCATACGCACAATACATCTTATCAGTCATTATTTTACCTCACTACATCTTGTTAATGTGTTAATCTTTACATTCTTACGAACATCTTGCGACTTCACAGTTCCACGAATGTGATAAGTATTTCCAATAGTCCAATCACTCTTGGAAGAAGTGATCCACATAAACTGATTACCATCAACATCGCTCATAGAATAAGCAATGGTATGACCATATTTACTTTCAAGGGCGTGCTTGTCATCAATTTTCACAGTAATCTCAATGCGGTCGCCGATGTTGCCGATCCACTGAGCCAAACTCTCATCATACACAAGGGCATCAACCGCGTGCTTTACCACTTCTTCACGATAAAGCTCGCCGTCCGCTCCGCCGACCTTATCCCAATCAAGACGAATCGGTTCAACATCTGCGGGAAGCGCAGGAATCTCATCACAAGAGCGGAAATACCAACCCCACAACCGCGTATAGCGCGCAGAGCTCATCTTAAACCAATCGTTCTCTTCATCACAATTACCTTTGAAAATCGTGATGTAGCCCGCATCGCCAAACCCAAGAACCTGACGATGCGGAGCCATCTTGGTTGCTACCTCTTGGGATTTTTCGGGGTAAAGTTTAGCATACTCCGCGTCTTCATACCAACGCACCTGACGAATAGTCCCGGTTTTCGGGTTCTTCACCTGGATATATTTCTTTCCCGCAGATACATACACGTCGCCAATGAATTCAAATTTTTGAAAACTCGGAGCTACCATGCTTTACACCTCCCACATACTAACTATGCTAAAATGTTTTTCATCCTCTAAAATATAAGCTTCAAGCGTTTCATATTTCTTAGAGTTATTATACTTATTATATAGCTCAAAAGAGCATTTCATACTATCAAAATAATCTTCAATGGATAAATCGTGATAAACACAAGACCAAAGAAAATCATCATAAGTTCTTTCTTCATAAAAAGAAAGAAGCATTTCATATGCATCTGAAAGATCACCGCAAGCTAAAACGGGGCGAAATTCATCACATACTAAGTGAACTCTTTTCATAGGATTGTCTGCTCCTCAATATAATATTCATGGCTCTTAAACTGAATTGCGAAACCTTCGGTTGTGATATAGGGAGACTTCATGGCTTGAAGCTTGCTATACCAATCTTTCAAACTGGCGACCTCAGCCCACCACTTTTCCGGTTCAATGGTAAGATAAGAGCTTGTGAACCGCACGGTATCACTAAGGAATCGCTCATACATTGCTTCCTCTTGGAGAGAAAGAACTGTCTCCTGAGCGTCATCAATAGTTTCTGTAAGAAGAACAATCTCCTCAGTCTCATTGTCTCTAATAGCGTAAATCGTTTTCATAATTAAAACTCCTTATACTTTTCATATTCTTCTTCCGAGACTTCCCAAACATTGTATCCACATTCGGCAAGATAAGCGTCATACTCATCATAGAAGTCTTCTTCGCTTTGCTGATCCCACCACTCCATAGCGTCATCTTCAACACAAGATTCCGCATATTGTTCCATTTCTTTTTCCGTGCCTTTAAAGAAATGATCTATTGTTTCGCCACAATAGCAGGTATATGTTTGAATGTGATAAAATTTAACTTCCATATTAATCCTCCATCAAATAGTCAAATCCATAACCGCATAAACGACCTTCTTCAACCCAAGAGATGAAGCAAGCGCCACCTTTTTCATTAGGCCATTCAGAGCAAGAAAGATTCCATTGCTGAGACGCGGGCTTACTCTGGAAGTATTCAATAATTTTATCAACCGCGATCTCGTCGCAAGTCATTACATCATAACCACCATGACCATACTCAACGCAAATATTCTCAATATCTTCTTCAATTTTAGAATAAGGAATATTAACAGTGCCAAGCATAAGCATCTCTCCTTTTTTTATCTTCTCTTTAACTTTCTATAAATATTATAATATATTTTTTTATAAAAATAAAGAAAGACCTTATGGTTTACATAAGGTCTTTCTTATCATCATCTTTATCAGAAACTTTCCAGAAACAACGGATCGCTAAGACAGCCCAAGTAAGGAGTGCAGGAATGGCGATCTCTAACCCTATGCCCTCCATAATATTGATACAGGCCCCACCGCATAAGATGCAAAAACAAATTCCGCCTACTTTATTTATCATCGGGATGCTCCTCCATGTCTTCATTTTCGGCGATAAAGTCATACCAATAGCTAAAAGCAATGGCGCCGGACAGAAGCACTGGAACAATCCAATGAATAGGATGCCCATGGATTCCCTCTAAACAAAGGAACGTTGTAAGGAAAGTATAACACCCAGCGATAAGAAATTTCGTCATAAATTAACCCCTCCGACAATCGCTAGCGTCAAGAAAACCAGAAGCAGAAATTATTCCGGCAAAAGCTACGGTAATAGGCCAAGGAATAGTGCCTCCTGACGCCCCAACAAAGGTAAAAAAGATAGCCAAAAGCCCATAGGCAATGCCAATTACAAAACCAGCTTTCACAGTTCAAATCCTCCATACATCATAGCCTGAGAAGAGAAACGAAGCAAGCCCGCGATCATTTCGCGGTTCTTAATATCTTTTTTGAGAGTCTCAGGGCAACAACCCGTGGTTTCCTCAATATAAGAGACGAGTTCCGCATTGCGCTCACAAGCTTCCGCGAGTTCTTTCTTCGCGGTTTCCAGCTCCTTTTGGGCTTCCGCAAGCTCTCTACAAAGTTGAAGATTACGTGCTTGAAGCTTAACCTTCTCGCGTTCAAAAGCGAGATCTTTCGCGCTCTTCTTATACTTACTCGTTGCCATTAAGATTCATCTCCTTATTATAAAGCTCCTCGTAAATCTGACAGGTCTCAAGGTAAACATATACGCCATACTGCTTATTATATTCCGTAGCAAAATGCTCCTCAAAGGTTTCGATCTGAGCATCAATCTCAGTGTTAGAATAACCCTTAACCTTGATATACACAGGATCACCAACATGTTCCTTAGTGATAGAATTGTAATAATCAATGCGATAATACTCTTCGCGCATTTCATTATCCTCTTCATCTTCAAGGCCATTGGCTCGATCCCAAAGAGTATTAAGCATCTGCCCATAAGGGAAGAATCCAAACTCAGGGAACTTCTTACCGAAGACCATTTCAATGCCTTCGGGATACTCTTCGAACTCAGACGTCTCAAAGGCACTAAGGAACTCATCGACGTTATTATATTCAATTTCCTCATTAGAGCCAACTTGGTAGATAAACGGCTGACCGCACTCCATGTCCGTAATAATCGCGTTCAGAGCTACAACATAACGCTCATATTCCTTTTCGTCCATAATGGAGAAACCTTCAATGGTCATTTCATCAGCCCAGCTATCAGTATAACGAACACAATAAAACATATTGATTACTCCTTTACACTCTTAATAAACATCAATGCCTTCAACCGCATCTTCGCAATTCCAAAGAATTTCGAAAGCCTTCACAGTCTCTTCGGTATGAAATAACTCAGTAGAAGAATCCATTGCTTCAAAAGCTTCTACGACATTGCTTTCTTCGAGGTCTTCATAATGGATAGTTTTAATGATATAAGTTTCATTATGACAAATTGCAATCTTATTAACAAAAAGCCAGAAACTATACTTATGAATATCGCCTTCACAGATGACATACTTATCGTGATAGCCATCATCAAAAACGATTGCATTAATAAACTTCTCCATAATTATCATTCCCTTTCTTTTACTAATATTTATTGATTACTCTTTTACCGACCTAATAAAACTTTCAAGAATTGAAATGTTTAAAGTAAGTTCATCAAGCTCATCGCTATCAATGATACCCTGCCAGTCAAGCATATCAACATAAGTGTCAATTACTTCAAGAGCCTTAACTGCGTCTTCCTTAGTAAAGGGCTTTTCTACCAACTTCATAATTATCATTCCCTTTCTTAACTTTCTATAAATATTATATTATATTTTTTATAAAAAATCAATAAAACTCTTTTTTGGAGGTATCATACAATCAAGGATTCAGCGTATATAATATAGCCTATTCAAGTTTGTTAGCAGAACTATCATACCCACTTATAATCTAACCTTATTGAATAGCACCCCTGAGCGGTATGGACTGAAACTTTATCCTATTGGGGAAGAGAATGCCCTTCCAGAGTTTTATATTAAGTATTGTGGATATCTACACAACAATACTCATCAATAAAGAGACTTCTACCGAGGTTCGCAAATTCGCAGTCAAGCTCACTAACGGAAAGCCCAGTGTTATCGCGGACGGGCCAAACTTCCCATTCAATGCCTTCCTCTACCTCTTCTAAGTCGTAATCCTCAAAGGCATGACTATAACCGTCGATTACGTCATAAGCCATTCCTTTGCCAATATCATCAGCTTCTGCGACACTATCAACCTCAAAGACACCACCAGTATTAATACCGTGGAGTCCGCAATAGACGCTTTCATAAGCATAAATCATTACAACCATTAGATAGTCTCCTTATCAACTTCCATAATCTTTATATAGTAGTCGCCGTAGCCGTGAACGAAAAACCCATCAAACGAAGGCTTTTTACAATATGAGATAGACTTATTTTTTTCCCAACGTTCTTGCGCTTCCTTTTCTTTCTTTCGTCCTGCTTCAAAAGCCTTTTCCTCAGTAGAATAAAGGGCAAGCACCGCGGTATCATCACCGCCAAAACTATCATAATGATAACAAAGAGCATAAACAGTCATTAATGACACACCTCCGTATAATAAGTTCCAAGAGAGCCATCTGCGTTAATCCAAGAGACAATCAGCACGTAAACCATTTCGATGCCGATTGTATCAAAAACGCAGGGGATTTCAATGTTATACTCGCGGATTCGACCCTCACCCTTAGCCTTAGAGAAAAGAATCTCAACCGCGTTGGCGATATGAATGCCATCCTTAGAAACGAGCATTGCGTATTCATCATCTTCTGGATCAGTATACTTTCTACCAATTAGATCCCAAAGCTCTACATACATAATTTTCAATTCCTTTCTTAACTTTATATATATATTATATTATATTTTTTTATAAAAATAAAATAAGGACTTATGAATTAACATAAGTCCTTATTGTTTAATACGCATTATCTGCTTCGCCGAGATAATACATAACTTCACCAACATCAGTAATTTTACCTTCAACAGTGATATAAGTTCCAATAGTAGTATTTTTAATAAACTCATATACATCAGAAGTTTTCTTCATCTTCCACTGAATTGTATTGGTAATAACAAAACTATCATCATCTTCGGCAATGGTAAAATATTTACCATCACTATCCACATTCCGCACATAGCCTGAAACGCGGATATATTGACCCTCATAATCTTCTGCTTGCATAGGGTAATTATCCACAAGAGCGATCATATCACTAATATTTTCATTAGAATATTTATCTTCTTCACTCTTAGGCGCGGTTTCCTGTTCATCGATCTCTTCGATGGGATCATCCGAACTCTGAGACGAGGCTTCCGCGTTCTCTACAATTGGAGTGCGATATACAGTAGGTTCGGGATCGGGATTCCTAATGACATAATCAATCCCCGCAAAGATGATAAGCACAAGGAGAATATGGAACCATGTCTTATCATAGAAAGGAACTTTTACATTGCCTCCACAAAACGGACAAATCTTTGACTTATCAGAAATGGGCTGACCGCAATGTTTACAAATAATCATTTTTATTCTCCTTACTTTAACTCAATAGGTTCAAGTCGATCAACATATTCTCCGGCGTAGATCTTCAACCAAGGGTTCGCGCGATTAGATTTTGCGCCCGCAAGGTCTTCATTATATTCCTGAATTTCTTTATAAAGTTCAGTTGCGCCAAGGTTGTTATCATTATCGGTATAATCCTGTTCGAGTCGCCATTCAAGAGCTTCTCGACGAGTTGTATATTTCTCATAAAGAGCATCACTGTATACATTTTCATTGATAATCACAATAGTAGAAAATACCATTACGATTCCAAAGATAACGGTGCCAGCGATGCCGACAATCGAAGTAAGACAACCAAGAGCAGAATATTTATCAAAACCCCAAATTGCGAGAGCAATAAAGCCCGCAAACGCAAGAATAAAAACTACATAAAGCATAACTATTTTCTCCTTAATGAATAAAATATTGAATTACTCCATATACTCCTGATATGATTGGGAGTGTAGAAATTATAAGTAATAAGCTTCCAGTAATGACACAAGTGTCAATTAAAAACGTATCTTCGGGAGCACTTGCGCCGTCAGCAAGCTTGAAGATACATAAGGCAAGCCTTGCTATAATTAATCCAAGAATAATTTCTACAATAAACTCTACCATATATCCTCCTCCTCCTTAATCTAAGTCATCGAACAAAACGGATAAAATGCCAAGAGCGCAAAAACAAAGAATGATTGCTTTAAGCATAAAAGACTGACTGAATGAAACCGGCAAACAGGCAAAGCAACATGCCCATACCGCAGTAATAATACTTCTCATTAAGAGACATAGTATTATCATCCAGCAAATCCATATACATAAAGCCGAAAAATACTAATATAATAAATAGCATAATAATCATTTCTCCCATATCTTTTTACCTCCTCGCTTCTGTTTTCTCTTGGTCGCGGTGTCGATTGTTTTTCTGTGGACGCTCCCGATCTTTGCGGTTGGACCATTTTTCATGAACTGGTTTAGATTCAAAGGAGCGGGGCCAAACACATCTACACAAACATTCTTGTGATAGATGTCCGTCTCTTTATGATTGTGGTCGTGGCCGTGAAGATCGAGAGCCCAGTCCTGCTTAATCGGTTCGTGAGAAAGCATAAGTTTCTCACCAATGATGAGCGCGCCATCATATACTTCGTCAAAAAGACCGTTGTCCGCGGTAATCTCCCAATATTCAAAGGAAGTGTGGAAATCAAATCCTGAATCAATAGAATACTTGCAATCAGGATAAAGACGCTTCATTTCCATAAGCGCTTCGTCCTTTTGGTAGTAATCCATAGAGAACTTCTTCTTGACGATTTTGCGCTTATAGTTTTCAGATCCCGCATCATGGTTGCCCTTGATAAGAACCTTATAACCGGCGCGCAGTTTCCGCACATAGGAGATCTTACCTACATCACCGAGGCAAATAAGCGTGTCTTTCCGACCGGCTTTGCTATTCAAAAGTTTTACGAGGTCATCATCAGAAATGCGGTCGGGATGGCCAATCCGCAGGTCTGAATCGCCAAAATGCCAATCAGAGGATACCCAGACCGTCTGACCGCCCCAGCGCGTATTAAAGATTTCATAAAGTCCAGGAATCATTTATATCCTCCTTAAAATACGTAAGCATTAAATTTATACATATAGAACTCGCCATCCATAAGAAGAAGTTTATCAACCTCTTTCTGATAATCCACTTCTGTTCTCCACCAATCGGGCTTAGGAAGAGGGAGATCGAAGTATTCAATTCGTTGCGTTTCCATAATGTCTTCTTCGATCGCACCTTCAAGGAAAGCGAGATATAACTCTTCCGCTTCTGCTTCTGAAATATTGGCGAAGGTCCAAGACTTACTGGTCATCTCATCTTCAATTTTATAACAAGAAATTTCTTTCATAATTATTCTCCTTACATTTCAACCGCATCAACGAAATCAATGAAAACATCATTTGCGACCTCGTTCATCATATCGAGGTAAGAAGAAAATCTTCTTGTCCACTCGCCGGTCATCTCACCGTGGTAAAGATACCAATCATAATCAGAATCTTTCTGAATTGTCTCGAACTGACGCTCCATAAGGCTATCATCGACCATATCTCGACAATACTCCATAAACATTTCCTGCATATCAGCTTCGGACGCATTCAGGAAATAGAAATTATGGTCTCCGGCCGTATCACAAAGAATACCAATGGAATGAGTTTTAATCTTAGAATTAGAAGTAGTCATAATTTTTATTTCCTTTCTTTACTTTATATATATATTATATATTATTTTTTATAAAAAATCAAAAAAGGATTTGCGGTTTACGCAAATCCTTTAAAGATCAGAGAACGGGAACATATTCGTAATAGACAATCATATGTTCAAGTGCTTTATTATAGATCTGAGCATCGAACTTATGACAGTGGAATTGCTCTTCGACGTTCTTCTCGATAGCAGACATAGTAATTTCAAGCGCATCAGATTCACCGAGATTTGTTGCGCAATAAATTTCATCGCGAGACTCATTATAGATGAATAAAACAGGGATACGACTCATATATTATTCCTCCATTAATTGATTTTACCCAAAATTTTTGTTATAATATATTTAGAAATTAAAAGATTTCAATCGCGTTTTCAAAAAGATTGAGAAATTCATCAGCCACTTCGGAAGTTGCGAGAAGGCCGGTAGAAGAACCGCCATACCAATCAATGTAGATACGCGTGAGTGGACTACCGCCTGCTTCCGCAATCTCATCCGCATACTGCTTAGAATCGACCGCAGAAAAGCTAACGCTATTGATATTATTAGTATTGATAAGATACTTAATACCGCGGAAGTTGTGTAAAATTACAGTCATCTAAATGCCTCCTTAGTATAAGAAATTTCTAAGTTGTCTCATAACTGCCATACCATCAGGATCATTGTCCTCGAACTCATATGAATAAAGAGTTTTATTACTCATACAAAAATCAAGTTTTGTTTCAAAAGTTTCAGTAGAAATACTGTCATTGTCTGAATTATCCTTAGTAGTATGGGAAATAAGGACCGCGATAATTTCATTCGCATTAAGAAAAACGCTGTCGCCGTTAGACATTTTTAAATAAATCAAATCACCTTTGTTCATTTTACTTCTCCACAATATAGTCTTTTGCCACGTCTGTTCCTTCTGGAATATAAAGATAAGCTCGCGTTGATTTAGTGCAGACAAAGAACCACTCTCTCCAATCGCCATAACGAGGGAGACGCTTTTCAATGTGCGGAACCTGATTAGAGTAAATAACTACTGTGCTATTCACGGGATAATTTTCAGTGCTTGTAATGCCATCAGCACTGAGTGTAAGATAAGTGTAATAAACACTTTCCCCTTCGAATGCGCGGTAAGTATAGATATTGCCATCATTATCCATACTTGTTAGCTCTTGGGCTTCCGCAATCGTATAATCATACTTAGAATAGTCCTTATTAACAGAAGACATTATAACTCCACCAAACATACCCACGGCAAGATAAAGACAAACGCCGATCCAAAAGGCGGGAATAATTTGACGGGGAATGTTAACGCGGTCGCGGTGAGACCAATTGCGGAAGCGCTTGGCCTTAGGATCGGAAAGAGTGCTGTAATAGCCATAGCTACAATAAGCAGAATGAATGGCGAAAATCAGAAAAATAATTAAGGTCGGTAGAACAAATCCGCCCACCAGCGTTTTCAAGAAGAAGATAAACATATTTAAAAACTCCTTTAAAGAATAGGTTTGAGGTTATCGCAACAATTGAAATCTCTCATACAACCATTTTCTTCGCTGAAACAAGAACAACCATTTTGGCATGTGTCTCGGACAATGTCGGGATTACGGACATTCATAACGGTTTGCATATTTCCAACGACTTCTCGCTTTTGGATCATTTTCGGCGTGTCGGGAGAAGCATTAAATGCGCAGTTCACATTTTGTTCACAATTAGCGCATGTGTTAAGTTTTGCCCAACATTTATTACAATAAGTGTTGCCTTGATCGTCGATGATCATTTGCTTATGGAAAATTGGAGTATGACATACTTTACAAGTGTAATATTCACCGCAAAGAAAATTATCGCAGATCGCATGATTTGGATCAATTGTATTGCCTGTGATTTGACATAATCCGGTTGTTGGCCGGTAATAACCGCAGTTATTACAATAAAAAGTCATCATAGTGTTTTAGCAGAATAGGGTTCATCTTCGCTGTCAAATTTTAGAATCTTGTTAGCAAGATCGCGGTTGACGCGCAAAGGGCCATCGTCAAGAGGGGTAAATGCGACAGTAATAAGATCGTCGAAATACTCTTCTGCCCAACGACCAGCCTCAGTGAGAGTTTCCGCGAAGATAAAACCGCACGTAAATCTATCCATTTTATCAGAGTCGTCCCAATAGCGCGCTTCATAATAAACGGGGCATTGTTTCATATTTATTTTCCTTTCTTTAAGAAATTGTGGAGATTAGAAAAATCTCGGGATCATCGAGGCTTTCAATGGGGATTTTAAGAAACTTTGCATAAGCTTCTTTCATCGCGTCATTAAGGCGATAATACTCCTGCGGAGCGATGAAGATATTGTCGATGCGGATGGCTTCACCTGCGGAAGACTCACCGAGAAGATAGCCGAAGATAGGATTCTCGTCGTTATCATAATCGCTTGCGCGATGCCAATAACCTTCCTCGGTAAGCTGTTCGATAGCTTCAGTCATATTATCATAGTTCTCAAGAAGGTTCTTGGGGACTTTATAACCACATACGAGCTTAGAACCAAAATCAACAGACATATTACTTATCCTCCTTAAAAATAGAATTGATAAAAGTGCTATATTCAGTGGGTCTTACATAATACGCGGTTTTCGCTTCATTATCCCAAAAAATCATCACAAGTTTATCCGACCCAGAATTCTTTACGGAAATTGAATGAATATGAGTCGTATTAAGGATATGAGTTTGACCTTGATTATCAATAAGTTTAGCAAGCATTTTTTATCACCTTTAATAGTTTTTCTTTATTTTATATTTATATTATATATTAAAATTTAATAAAAATCAATAAAGAATAAGCGATTGGACAAAAATGTTAAATGTAATTAAATGTTAAAAAATTGTGTTAAAATTTTAGACATCTATGTGTAGGTATTAGAGATCGCTATGCTTAGGATAGAAGGAACATTAGACGGGAAAACCGCGTCTTTTTACCAAAAATGGTCATTTCAAATGAAAATGGTCAAAATTTTCTATATGTTGGTCAAAAATTTCTATAAAAATGGTCAAAAATTTCTATATTTTTGGTTAAAAAATGGTAGATAAATGGTCAAAAATTTCTATATTTTTGGTTGTATTTTTTAGGTCAGGAACAAATAATAGATTATAAATAATTTTTAAATAATAGTGAGAGGAGGTGTGTTATGGAGATAAAGAAAAATTCTCGATAGATTCCCTCTGTTCCGACTATTACACGAGAAAAAGATTATTGTGATTTATTATATGCTTGGTTGTAGTGTCATTCAGAGAGAATTACTATGGATAGTGAAGGTCGTCGAATTAATAAGTCATTAGTTAAATGGACGGCCATAGAAAAAGACTTTGTTAGAACATTGTCAGATGGCACAACTGAAAAAGTTATGTCAAGAAAAACTATTGCGAAATATTTCAAATATTTAGAAGATAAAGGTTTAATTCAATTACAAGATGATGGTTATTATTATTTGACTATATTAGATGCTACAGAAGCTAATTTAATTGAATATAATACTTTATCTAAATTAATAAATGTTTTATAGAAAAATAGTTTGAGTATTTATGTTTATTTGTTTAATAGATATTACGCCAATGGTTTTTAGCCATTTATTGCTACTATTAAATAGATAAAAGAATTTATTGGTATTGCCACTACCACAACATCTAATAATATTATTGTAGATGATACAATTGATATTTTAAAAAGATTAGGATTATTAGATTATAGAATTAAAACTGAAGATAATAAAAGTTATTTAGAGTTTTAGTGGGTAAAGAACGCGTTAGAATAAAAATGGTCAAAATTTTCTGACGGAGTGGTCAAAATTTTCTGATAAATGGTCAAAATTTTCTACATTTTGGTCGTTTTTTAGAAACCATATAAATAGTAATAGTAATAGTTTTTAAAATAGAGGGTATATATTTATAAAACTCCGGGCTACGCCCTTCGTTTTATAAATATATACCGGGGTATTTTTTGAGAGTAAAAGGAGTAAAATATGAGTTATAGTTATACAGATATAAGAGGCGGGAAAGGCAATCCTTCAATAATAAGATTTGTAAGAGGAACGCAAGAATAGTTTGATAAGATGGATAAAACAAATATGATAAAACCTGAATTATATATGAGAGATGATATTCTTTATTTTGTTATTCCAAGTAATACAAAACCAGTAAAAGTAGCATTTGACAATGATAGACCTGAATCAATAGAAGAAAATCCATTCTTACAAGAGTCAATTGACTTTTGACTCGGATACTACGTATCCTCGTTGATAAGGGTATTATTGACTTCGGGCATAAATGCCCTCGTTTATAGGGGTATTATTTGATTTATAATAAATAATATATTATAATATATATAATAAAAGAAAAAATGAAATGAAAATAATACCCCGTAGGCAGGGAGGATCGTAGATCCGAGTCGCCTGCCGGCGTGGCGAACGCAATTTCAAATGAAAAAACGAAAAGGAAAAATGAAATGAAATTTACGATTGAAGAATTAAAGAAGAATAATGGAGAAAAGGTAGGCGTCTTCCGCAATTGGAATGTAATTGCTACTACTAAGAAAGAGTTCTTTAATAGAGAGAATACGCAAGGCGCATATCTTATTTGGGACGATTGTAATAAGTTGGTTTTTAATGGTAAGGTTCTTGGTCGAATTAGTGAGCAAGGTAAGGTGGAATATATTGAGAGTGAGTATAGATATGTGAAGCCTGTATTAGAAGAGAAACCGCAGGCTACTAATTCTGTTGCTCCTGGATCTGAGGATGTGGATCTCAGTAAGAGAACGCTTGCTGATGATATTCTTGATAGTGCATTTAAAACAAAGTTGGAGGAGTTGCTTGTATGAGTGGTATTATTTGGTTTTTAATTGGTGTAGCTGTTGGATATTGCATATGGAACGCTGGAAGAGACCGATAATAGACCTATATTGGTTGATTCGCTTCTGGATAGTGATTAAGTTTTTAGGTTCAGAATCGGATGACGTAGAGTAAAGTGCGGTTGAGTGGAATAATTGATCGGAAATATAGAAATTATTATGAATTGCTGAAATTTGCGAAAATGCTGGAAATTGTGGTCGTGTGGTGCCGATCGGTTTAACCAATCACCAACCACATTTTCCCCGTCTCCGATCTCCGAACCTAAAAAAAAGAGAGACTTTTTTTAGTCTCTCTTTTTTCATATTAGGCAATTCTTGGTGAAATTGTCGATTCTTAGGATGAAAAATATCTCACCCGACACATTGTTCACTTATTGATGAAAGTATTCAAAAAATCGGCAATTACATCATCATCAGTTCTCTTGACCTTCTTAACCTTTACTTTTTCACTCTTGGGAAAAAGCACGTCAAGAAGATCGTTAACCCCGGTCATAAGACCGTAAACCTCAGCAAAGATGTTCTCCACATCGGACGCGGTCAACGCGGAATCCTTGTAGCCATTAAGAGCGGCATACTCGTTAATCCGATCGGCGATTTCCTGCGCGAGCGCGGTCTTCCGATCGGCCTGCTTGGTTTCCTTCTCCACCTGCTTAACCGCATCGTTCAGAGACTTAGCCATTTCGTCCGCAATAGCCTGAGCGTCCTCACCATTTTTCAGACGAGCAATAATATCATTCATATCCATATGAATACCTCTTTTCTTATTTTCTATATATATTATATACTTTTTTTTTAAAAATGTCAAGATTTTTTTAAATGAAAACATACGTGTGAAACAATGTAAGGGCGAAGCAATTTTTAATTAATCATAAAGGCATATGATCCTACGCGGGCTTAAAAAAGTCTTTTTTTATTATTATAACATATTTTTTATAAAAAGTCAATTTTCGGGATTTTTTTGGGCCATATGGAGAGGTGCTAGAAGTATGAGAAATTTTGCATATGGGTATACCGATCGGAAACTCGGCCCGGCACGTTCCACCGCGGGCCGGCCAAATAAACTGAGCATTCCGGGATTTTAGTCTGAGTCTATTTTAGACGCTTTTTTCGCGCAAAATTTGCTAAACCTATAATTATTTCGAAATTCCGCCCGGAGCGTCAGTGATCGGGCGGTCCATTATACCACATTTTCCGATCGGTGTCAATAGGCAAAATACACAAAAAAAATCAGCAGGTTTTAGCCAACCTGCTGATTGAATATTTATGCAAGAAATGCGCTTACAATTTCATCGAAAACCGTGGGGTTAATGTCCACGTTAAAAAAGCGGTCATTCTTGCGGAACGCTTTGGGGTATCGTCTAATCAGTTCCGCACGCAACGCGCTTTCCGCACCCTCGGCGGGATAGTCCCCGCAAGAACGGATTCGATGAACTTCAACGCGCGTGATAGAATACTTTTTCGAGTATTCGCCGATTTCATCACGCAAGCGCCCTACAACGTCTTTTGCGGACGTGCCTACCTTGTTAAATTCAAGTTTGTTGTTGTTGTAAAACTTGAAAAAGTAGACCGCTTGAACGTCTTTCAGATTCTCGCCACAATTAGGCATAAACTCCATTGAAACGGGTGGTCTACCGTCCTTAAATCGGCGTAGCTTAATAGTAATTTCTTCCATCGGCACAAAATCCTCTCTATTGATTGAGGTTTACCATCGTTCTCTCAACCATTATTTTTTACCCTTTTTTGCTTGTTTTTGGGTGAAAAACCGCATTTTTCAGCGGTTTTTCACCCTTTTTCGTCAGTTTTTGGGCTTTCGCTTTTGAATCAGGGTCAATTCATAGTCATTTTCGCCCACATGGAACGCAATCATGCGCTCGACATTCGTAATTTCTACATTTTCGCACGCATTTTCGCTGTTTTCACGCAAAAAAGTCGCAAGTTCAGCGATAATCGAGCGTTTTGTGGGGTTTTCCTTGCGCTGTCGCTTCTCAAACTTATAAGCGGTCGGCGCTTTGCGTGTTCCGGTCTTAGAATACTTGTTAGCTTCTTTCAGCTTTTCCGCGGACAGGTCAAAGTCCTTGGCGATTCCATGGTCAATGTCATCATCGTCCATGAGAATTTCTTTTGCTTCCTCGGCAGTACAATCCAACTTTTTCATCAGATTATCAATCTTTGCCTGAAAGTCCTTTTCACTCATTTTAGGCATTTCTTTTGCCCCCTTTCAAGTATGATTATAACACCGCCGTCAGCAAATGTCAAGAGAAATTTTTGGGAGCGCCTAATTTTTTTTAGGCGCTCCCCCTGAATCAGTGAGCGAGACGGAAGTAGGACTTGCGCTTGTCCACAATCTTCTCGACGCCGTTCGCTTCAATCATCTGACGCAGAAGAGCGGAAACGCGCTGGTTGGTGAGGTCGCCCAGACCGTCCACGTTCTTGATGAGGTCGGTCACGGTATACAGCTTGTCAGGATTCGCGGACAGCTCAGCGAAGATAATGTCCTTGTAGCCGTCGTTGGCAATCTGATTCGCGGTCGGCTTCTTATCTCCCGAGTTCTTACGAGCCAACAGGTCAATCTCGTGATTGATAAACTCAACCATAGCGGGGTCAGCCTGAACCTCGCTCATTTTGAGCAGAGCCTCGAAACGGTCGCGCTTGGTGAGCTTCTTAACAGTAGAAGTAGACATAGTATCAATTCCTTTCTTTGGCGGTAGGTCGCTACCCTTTTGATATATTGAGTATACCACATTTTAGAGTGCTTGTCAAGAGGTTTCACAAACTTTTCACACGAATTACTACCCCGACCTGACGGATAATTTATTGTTTGTTGATTCAATCTATTTGTCAGCGGAAAACCGCGTCAAGGATAGTTGGTTCAATCAAACTCACTTTCGCGTTCAACGTTTGGCTTTACAACGTGGTGTATTATGTTTTCTTCCTGTACTTTCTCAAGGTCGCGCGCCCTCGGATTTCTTGGGCTACTCCCTCTTGACATTTTCTATTGTAGCACACTCGCTGGGATTTGTCAAGAGGTTTTCAAGAAAAAACTCATGAATTTTTTCTTTTATCCCGTGCGTTCCGCTCCGAAGAGACCTTAACGTAATAGGTGAACGGTCTATTGCTACTTCCAACCGTAGCCCCACACCGACCTGTGGCTCAGGGGTTCCCCTCTTGACATTATCTATTATAACAGATTGCCCACGGATTACAATTGACAAAATAACCAAATTACGGGAAAAAATTTTCTTTACTTTTGTGCAACTTTTCTCTTGACAAAATTGGCGGGGCGTGATATAATGGTGAATTCGGCCCGCTTTGGGCGTTGGCGGGCCGGCCATTTTATCATAAAAGTTCTTGTTTGTCAATAGACAAAATAGACAAAAAAAACTACCCATTTTTGGGCAGTTTTTTTATTTTAGTCCAGCAGGTTAATCTCACCGGGAATTTTGAAAGAATCAGCGTCCAGTGTGGAATTGTAGTCCTCGGTAAAAAGGTCAATCATTCCACATTCCATGATGTAATTCTGCACCGCCCGCTGAACATTTCTCCAAAGGTCAATCTTTCGGCTTTCCTCGCGGGCTTTTCTGGCTTCCTGTATCTGGATAATGAGTTCGTCCAGTTCCTCGTCGGTCATGTAATTCAAATCTAAATCCATTTTCAAAACTCCCCTTTAATTGCTTCTTTCCATGCATCCCAGCCGAATTTTTCCTCGCGGTCTAACTTCTTGCCAATGTCTTTTGCGGTCAGTAGGTCAAGCTCGTCCGCAATCTCATCTTCAAAGTTTACCCAAGAGTCGTAGGTCTGAATAATGAAAACTTCATCGGCTTCAAAGACGCCACCGCACTCGGCGCAGATAATATAGTCATGGTCGATTAAAATGCCCATGTGAGGGTCATTGTCATCAGGGACTACAAAAAGGACTTGTTTAGCGTTCATGTGAAACACCTCTTTCGTTTGATGTATTGATTATACCATAGGGAATAGGACTTGTCAAGCCCTATTCCCTATTTTTTTTAGCTCATGTTTACAACGGGATTTTCCTTAATGTTTCGCATGAGCGCGCGCTGAAACTCGGTAGGCTTGGGGCGTTCCGCCGTGGGAGTTTTGAAAAGGGACTTTTCCATGGTCTTATGCTGTCGGACGCAATAGCGCAGAATCTCAACTTCAATGAGAACATCTTCAAGTCCCGTGTGGGATTCATCAAAGCTGTCCTCACCGCTGATAAAGCGATAAAGAATTTCTGCGGTAAAGCGGAGCTGTCCGTTCTTGGTCTTGTAGCCGTTCTTTTCGCAATAGTCGCGGTAAGTGGGCATTTTGCCGATAACCTGTCGCGCCATTTTCAACGTGTCCCAAATTTCGAGGTCGTAGGGAAAGAAATAGCGATACTTGCTTTTCGTGTCCCATCTTTGCGCGTTGTTGCAGGCGTTAAGGTCGAACCGCATATTATGAGCACAGACAAAAGAGCAGTTGTAGCGCTCGACACATTCGCAGAACGCAAGACGAATTTCGTAAAGGTCAGCCATAATGCGCGAACCGTTCTTAATGTCCTCAATGTAGCGAGGAATCTTGTCGGCGTAGTAGGCAGACCGCATGAGGTCGCGTTCGTAGCAGAAAATGTCGCGATTCACAAAGGAATGAGTTTCATAAACATTTCCCTTGGAATCAATGACCGCCCAGCCGAAGTCGTAGGGAAGCACATTTGACATATCCAGCTTATCGCCATCCTGAATGGTGTTTGCGGTTTCCGTGTCCAGCATAATGCCGTAGTTTTTGCGCCTATCAATACCCATCTTATCGTCTCCTATTGGAAAAGTAGATTGAGGTTTACCATCGTTCTCTCAACCTCTGATAATAGTATAGCACTTTGCTATTGGTTTGTCAACAGTTTTTTTTGTAGGGCAGGGGATTTTTTTATCCCCTGCCCTTTTCCCTTTACGCGAGGGAGAAGTAGGACTTGCGCTTGTCAACCGTCTTGACAACGGTGTTGGCCTCAATCATCTGACGCAGAAGAGCGGAAACGCGCTGATTGGAGTAGTCCGCAAGCTCGGGAACGCCCTTGATGAGGTCGGTCACGGTATACAGCTTGTCAGGGTTTGCGGTCATCTCGTCCAGAATGACCTGCTTCACAGTGTCATTCTCCATCTGCTTGGCCGTGGGCTTCTTGTCGCCCGCGTTCTTCTTGGCGAGCAGTTCAATCTCATGCTCGATGAACGCCACCATGTCAGGATTTGCCTGAACCTCGCTCATTTTGAGCAGAGCCTCGAAACGGTCGCGCTTGGTGAGCTTCTTAGTGGTAGAAGTAGAAGTAGCCATAGTATCAATTCCTTTCTGGTTTTTAAGACTGTCCTTGTCTTTGATGTAGTTATTATACCATAAGCGGAGCAGGTTGTCAATAGTTTTTGCAAATTTTTTTTAGGGGCGGTCGCGAGGTTTATTACTATACATCTTGTTTATACCTACCTTTATCTATACTCATAAACCAATTCATTTTACTAAACCAAATTAGTCTTTAAGGCGGTGGGCGAGCATTAGAAGTCATCTTGTTTTTACCTCTCTCATTTGATGTATTCATTATACCCTACGTAGAACGGTTTGTCAAGGGGTTTTTCAAACTTTTTTTGAAAGTTTGTTCGGCACGCCACGCTTGGAACATTCCGTCGGATTTTGGTATAATGAATGGTCAAGGGAACTGCCTTTCCGAAGGTCTTACTCTTTCCTCCTGACATTATGTAGTATAGCAGATTGGTAATGATTTGTCTATTGGTAAAATAGCTAAATAACGGGAAAAAATAAAATTGAAATTTGTGCGAAATTTCTCTTGACAAAAATGCTGGCAGGGTGTATAATGGTAAATTCCGGCCGTAGCGCGCGGAAACGGCCGGCCCATTATATCACATTCAAGGAATTTTGTCAATGGTCAAAGTAAACAAAAAAATCTCCCCATTTTTGGGGAGATTTTCTTTTAGCCAATCACACTGACTTCGGTTCTGACAGGCGTTACCATCTTGTCGCGCGAGAACTCGCGAACCTGACCTGTTTCAAGATTCACCGCGTAGCAATACTGCGAACCTCTCGACCGGACAAACGGCGTGTTGTTGTTGCTGTCAATTTTGAGATACATTCCCATACCGCTACCGTTAGAGCGCAGAGTGGTGAACGTGCCACCGCTGAGAATGTTGATAATTTGGAGCTGACCCTTAGTGCCAAAATTTACTTTCATTTTTATTTCTCCTCTCTTAAAGCAGATGTTCCTTGACCCATTTTGCGGTCACGGTCGCGCGTTCTTTGGTGATAACAGTTTCATAGATGAAAAGGTCGTCATCAATCTTTTCAACTACTTTTCCGATGATTCCAACATCAACCCAAAAATAAGGCATCATTTTTATCACCCCTTTGAACCGACCGAGAAGATGGACTGCAAAAGCACGAGAATAATCCAAATTGCGAGTGCCAGCTTCCACGAGAACACGATGACGAAAGTGCCGATTGCGGTAATACCGAGGGCGGGAAGAAGCCAACAGAGAAGCCAAACCAGACCAGAGGTAGCAAGGAACGAAAATGCGAGAGACAGCAGAATCAAAAGAACAAACATTTTATTTTCCCCTTTCATTTGATACATTTATTATACCATTGGAGTAGGGTTTTGTCAAGCCCTTTTCTCCAAAAGTTCCGAAAGTTTTTCGATAATGTTTACTGCGGTTGGGTCAATGGTTTCACCCAAGTGCCAACCATTCCGAACCTTTTCATTATCGTCAACCAAGATGGACACGTCATAGCGGTCGCGCACGCTGTCGGCCTTAGTCGCGCCATATTGGACGCCGTGGAAGTGGTCATAGTGGAAGCCCTGTTCTTCAAGCCACGCGCGCTTTGCTTCACGCACGAGGTTTTTGTATTCCTCGCTCGAATCTTTGGAAAGCCAAGTGATGATGTTGATTTCCCAGCCCTCGGCGCGGAGAAGTTCGCAAACCTCATTCAATTCAGCCATATCACACATGGGAACGGCAGTCCGATAGGGCTTAGGATTTTCCGAACGGAGAAGTGCAAGCCAATCCTTGACGCCGTAGAGGTCAGCAATAGTGCCGTCCATGTCAAAGTTGATGGAACGTCGAGTGGCCACAACGTGGGACTTGATGTAAGTGATTTTCATAGGTATTACCCCTTTCCTTTACTGTATCTGTATTATACCATACATCTGCGCGGTTGTCAAGAGAAATTTTAGCAATTTCCCGCTTTATTTATCCATTCTTTCCATTCATCTTTGGCAAACTTTTTATATTCTTCTTGCCAAATACCACCTGCAATGGCTTCTTTTACTGCATCATCAATAGAAAGATATTGGTTGGGAAAAACAAAGTCATCACAAAAGAACCGAGTTCGACCAAAGAATTTGCGGTTAGGGCGGATAACTTCATCAACAGAGATATAGATTAGCCCATATGATTCATCGTTGTATACCTTAACCTCAAAGGTTCTTCCCTCATATTCATAAGTTTTCGGCTTACTCATAGCGTTTGCCCTCCTTTACTATGCTTGTATTATACCACTATTGGATTTGCTTGTCAAGTATTTTTTTCAAAATTTTCGCGGTCTTTCTCAATACACGAAAGATAAGAAATTAAGCAAAATCAGCACAGGAATAGCGTAGACGATATTGAAAGAGTCCCACCCGAGACTTTCACAGGAATAGGCAAAAATAAAGCCAAAAACGAGGCCGAAAATGCCGATTAAAATAATCATTCTAAATCCTCTATATGACCGTAGTGTTCGTTGATATGCCATTCAAGATAGGTATTAGTCGCAATCTGAATTTCTCTATCTAACCAGTCGTAAAAGTCCTCGGGGTCGCGGGCCATGCGTTCGTCAATAATATCAGCAAGAGAAACGCGATGGGCGATAAACTCTGAAATATCAAGAGAATCCATAGAAGAAAGAAGTTCTTCTACACATTCTCCGCGAGTAGAGAACTTTTCAGTAGAAAAATCGTGAGTGTAATACATTGTTTGTATCCCCTTTCTTTACTGTATCCATAGTATAGCAGATTATTACATTCTTGTCTATTGGTAAAATACCCAAATTCGGGAAAATAATTAGTTGGACTTTTGGCTAAATTTCCTATTGATAAATTGCTGAGATGGTGGTATAATGGAAATTCCGGCCGTGGCATGCGCAAACGGCCGGCCATTTTATCACACTATTGGATTTTTGTCAATAGGCAAAATAAATAAAATTTTGAGACGAGATTTGGTTATCTCGTCTCAAAATATTTTTAACGTTCGGACACAATGCTGAGGTAGCGGACAATCATGTCCATTTCGCAACCCATGTCCTGCTGGTCGCAAACCGCATAACCCACAAGGTCGCCGTCCGCACAAATCGGGTAAACGCCATAAGTGTTATTGAAAACAAACGGCTTTCTTTTAAAATCCCACTGGGTCGAAACATAAGGCGGAAAGTTTTCCATACCCCGCAGTTTCACGGTAGTATCATAGATTGCGATGGGACGCAAACCGGAATTTGATGCCATTGTAATAGCGGTTCGCAGAGCTTCTTCGGTCAAAGAGCCAAGCACCGAATACCTCTGAAAACAAACGCAGTTGTCTTCTCCAAGGAAGATTTCAAGCGGGTCTCCCTCGCGAATCTTCAAAGTTCGGCGAATCTCTTTCGGAATGACCACACGTCCAAGGTCATCAATTCTGCGGATAATACCAGTAGCTTTCATTTTAATTTTCCCCTTTCACTTGATACGTTAAGTATAGCAGAACAAAAGGCTTTTGTCAAGCCCTTTATTCAAGATTTTTGCTTTCCGCGACAAAATATTTTGCTTCGTATTGATTGGCAATAGCCTTGACTTTTGCGCTTTCCTTTTGAGTTGCGCAGTAAAAATTGAAAAGCGTATGTTTATCGCTCAATTCAATGTAAGAGTGTGGAACATCATGCAAATCAAAGTCAATGGTATTAGTGTATTTTGTCGGGACAGTTAGCTCGACTTTCCATAACCGGTCTTTGCGGGCTTTCTCTTCAATCCACTTGACAAAGTAAACGCCCACAAAATTACAAACAGCAGTAATAGCCATTTTTAACCAGATAGGCATACCGTCCGCGGAAGTCAGCACAATCACATAGGAATAAAATCCATATGTGATGGCATTGATAAGAGAAGCACTAAACTTCCCGCCGTTGACAGTCAAGATGCTTTTGATAGTTGACAGAATCACATTCACCGCCGTGCAAAGCGCGAACAGAAGAATTGTATTCATTATTATCACCCTTTCCTTTTTCTATTATAATAATATCATATTATAATAGAAATGTCAATAGAGAGTTTTTAATTTACTCTTTTAATTTTTCTAATAGGTCATCAGCACATTCATAGCTGATACTTCTGCGGTCGCACTCGTTGGACAAAGGACAACAAGCGCAGTCATTAAAGGTTTCCGTCCAAACGCGCAACCAGTCAATCAAACGCAAAGTGTTAACTTCCTCATACATTGTTATCACTCTCCTTTACTCGGACAAAAAAGACCTTGTTATAGATTTTATTTGCTTTAAGGTCAATCCAAAAATACACGTTTCCGCATACTCGATAGATTTTACAAGTCTCTCCGCTAACCTTTTTAACTTCCTCAAACTTCTCTTGCGTGGTGGGGTGGAAAACCGTCAGTTTGAGAAATATGCAATAGAAAGCCAAAGGAACAAAGCCGATAATCAGAGCAATCCATGCGAGAACGTCAGTTAAGGTATTTTCCCATTCGCACCATTCATCGGTGATTGTAGCGAACGCAATACCCACGCAAAACGCGAGAATCAACCAATACCATGCCCCCATTATTTTATTCCCCCTTTATTTGTTGTATACATCTTACCACATTATAGGATTTTTGTCTATTGGCATTTTACACAAAAATTCGTGCGAAAATTTGTTGAACTTACCTCTTGACAAAAAACTCGGCGCGCCACAATCGTCCGCGCGCCGACAATTTTATCACATTCAAGGAACTTTGTCAATAGTCAAAGTAAACAAAAAAAATCACCCAATTTGGGTGATTTTTCATTTAGTTTCCTACGGCTTCGAGGTCGACGAGAATGGGAACGAGCTTGTCTTCAAGAAGCGCGACACGCTCAATCATTTCATTTGCTGCTGTTCCGCCCGACGGGTATCTCTTCTGAATGCCGTATCGAGCCATTCTGCACACCGTTTCAACAACCTCGCTCAGTTTCTCATTTTTCATTTTTCTTATCTCCATTCAATTTATTTTTTGGAAAGGGTGGCGGTTGTTTCAGGCACAACCGCCAAAGCCATAGGAAAGGGGGAGAAAAAACACGAACAAAAGTTCGGTTTTGTCAAGGGATAATCAGTTCCGCGTCATAGACAGGCCGAACCATGCAGGGCGCGCCAAAGCAGTCGAGATTGTAAGTGTCTAAATTGAGAGCGTTCCATTCTTCTGCACCGGTATCTTCATCAACCACAGTCGCGATTTTGATGTAATAGACGTTTCCAGAAGCAGGGTCTTGAAAAATCATACCCTCGGGGAGGTCTTCAAATGCAACCATTTTGTTGCTATGCTTAACAGTAATTTTCATTTCGTTCACCCTTTATAATAGTATTTGTAAGCCCATTCAATGATTTCATGGCTTGTGGTAGTCCATTCCTCTTTGGGACTATCGAACTTTTCCGCATACTTTTTGATGTAGTTATTATACTCCATGCGCGCGGTGTCGTATGCTCCAATAGCCACAATTAAAGCGTGTTTCGCTTCTTCGGCGTCGGAGACTGCTTTCTTGCGGTCGGGGCAGTCAGGATAAAGGTTAATCACCCCTACGCGCGTAATGGCTTGCCTTGTCTTTTCATAAAGGCGGTCGCGCTCTTCCCAAACCTTATAAAGCATTTCGTCTGTGTGATTCTCATAGGGATTGAATTTCTTTTCTTTTTTCTTACCGAACATTTTTCTTTTTCTCCTTTTCCTGTTTATTCCACATTCTATCGAAGAACGCATTTGCGAGGACACGCTTGTAAAGGTTGTCAGGCATGGGGCGCTCACCGTGCTTGTTTCTCCATATCGCGGTGATTTTATCAATATCCGCGATATAGGCGGTAATGAGTGTGCCATCGGAAGCGCTACGAACGAGAAGAACGCCGGTTGTAGTGATAGTGTAGAGAATATCGTTCTCAACGCTGTCGATATATGGTTCGCCGATTCCTACATTATCGTAGATGAAGAGCAGACGGTCAATGCGGTCTTGCGTGGCGTGTTTTGACATTTTGATAAGCATTTGTTTTACCTCTTTCTTTTCCTCTTGGATTGATTGTATTATACCATATGGGGAGGGGCTTGTCAAGCCCCTTTAATATAATTGTTCCCCATCGTGGTAGCGCTCATATTCCGCTTCAAGGAAGTCGAGAATAGTTTCAAAGTCGTCTGCATCTGCGGGGTCTGCAAAGACCTTTTCAAGGACTTCGTTAGTGTGTCTGTTGTAAACTCGAATCATATCCATTTTACTTACCTCTTTCTTGATTGTATATGTATTATATCATGCGAAAGGGCTTTTGTCAAGCCCTTTTTATCAGAAATGATAATTTCTGATGATGGCGTCGAACTTGGGAGCATATACGTTTTCCCACTGTTCTTCAAGAGTCTGGTCATTCGTGCGATATAATTCCCACGAGACTGCGCCATAAGCGTTATGCTTGAAAAACTCGGCGTCGCAGGGCATCTGCTCGGCATAGAGAAGCTGGGTCTTGATAAAAGAGTGAATGTTGTAGTTAGTCATTTTATTTACCTCATCTTTCCGTTCCCCTTGGAACAATTATAGTATAGCAAATGCTTAGGCATTTGTCTATTGACGGATCACACAAAATTGGGAAAAATAATTTGTGCAAATTTTCGCAACTTTTTGCTTGACAAATTGCTGGCCCTGTGATATAATGGAAATTCCGGGCGCGTGGGCCGTGCGCGCCCGGCCGAACAACCATTGTTAAAATTTTAACAAAAATGAAATAGAAAGGGCGCGGTAATTATCGGCTACCGCGCAAACCATAGTATGAAAAATTTGTTTACTACTTCAAGAGGCTTACCATTTCCTCTTGACATGATTATAATACCACAACGGGGCGAGTTTGTCAATAGTTTTTTGAAAAAAAATTTCAGGCGAGATAATTAAATCTCGCCTGAAAATTATACGTCCCACATGGCTTCCGCAATCCAGAAGTATTCATAGCGGAGTTTGGACTGAATCGCAAACAAGGCGTTCGCAAGTTCTCCGCCGTCTTTGTAGTCTTCCGCGTCTGAAAATTTCTGACTTTCTTTCGCAATTCTTTGAGCCAACTTTTCAAGGGCGTCTGCCTGTTCTCTCAAAGCCTGCGGGATAGGTTTTTCATTCATTATTTGTTTCCCCCTTTGCAAAGTTAGAGGTTAGCTCTAACGTATGTCCGCATTCATCGCAATACCAATAGTAATAAACTGTTCCATACCGGCCATGAGAAGCATTTACAAATTTCATTTCATTTCCGCAGATGGAGCAATAGCCGTCATTCCATGCTTTTTTGTCGGCATTGTGGTCAGCGACTACTGCGCCCGTCATGCCATAGCCAAGAGCGCACGAAATGAGAAGACCAACCAACAGTCTGACTACTGGGTGAGACTTTTCCATGTTGCACCAACAGACAAGGCAGACAAATAGCGCAAGGACTGCGCTAAAAATTCCGCCAACAATTAAAAATTCCGTTCCCATTTTTATTTCCCCTTTTCACATTTAATGCATTGAGCGTGTGTTCCGCACTTTCCATCGCAATAAGGACATTCCATTATTTTATTCCCCTTTCCTTTGATACATTAAGTATAGCAGAAAAAGGGCTTTTTGTCAAGCCCTTTTTCTTATTTTTTTTAATTTTCTTTTCTAATGGAATAGTAGGTTCGGCTTCCCTTTTTGGTGTAGGTCAACTTTTTGTCAATCCAACAAAGATGACCGCAATACCATGCAACGGTGGCGCAAGGATATTCTTTGCCTGTCTCACGGTAAAGAATAAACTGGATTTCCGTAGGGCACAGGGGCTTTTCCGCCTTTGAGAGAACGTCGAGCATCATGTTTTTCATCATGGTGTTGCGGATTTCCTGTTTCAGTTTCCGCGCTTCCTGAGCTTCCTCGAATTTCTGGCAAGCCCGTTCCGCCTGAAACACGTCCATTCCGGTGAAAGTGCCATCATCAAGGCATTTTCTCAAAAGACTATAAACTTCAAAGTTCATCATGTTAGCATTTCCCTTTCCTTTATTGTGCTTTTATTATAGCATCTGCTTTTGAATTTGTCAAGAAGTTTTTTGGAAAAAAGAGGGAAAAATTTTCCCTCTTTATTTATCCCCAATAGATCGAAAGAACGTTGTCAATGTAGCTGGCTTTATAGCCATAATTCTGCATAATATCTTTGCAAGCCTGCCTGACGCCCTTGTCATTTAATGAAGCAAGAGAACACTCGTAAAGTGTTTCTCCCGTTCCTGCCACACGCTCAATTTCCGGCATGATGTGGTCTCCGATAAACGCACGCGCGAGGGCATTATTTTTAGCTTGGATTTCTTTGCGGACTTCTTCGGCTTTGCGCGTCATTTCATAAGCATATTTAATTTCCATGGTGTTTCTCCCTTTCCTTTGATGCTTTTATTATAGCATAGAGGGCTTGTTTTGTCAAGCCCTCTATTTAATTTTTTAGCAATAGGCCAGATTCCCGCGCGCCCAGCCATATACGCTGATTTGATTGCACGCCTTGCCGATTTCAAGTGCCTGCTTCTTGGTCTGCACTCTCTTGGACTTGTCAACATAATAGATGCCGTTCGCAAGCCACACACCGCAGTTTCCGCCGAAGTCCTTGACCGCATTGATAGCTTCGCGGGCGGTCTTACACTCAACGCCGTTGGTAGCGACCTGCCAGCCGGACTTGTAGTTGACTTTCTTGCCATATTTGAGAGTCATGCCGTCGTTTTCAGCGAGTTTGAGAATAGAACGAATGTTAATCATGTTGTAAATCCCTTTCCGGTTTGGTAGGTTTTCCTTCCCTTACTGTGATTATAGTATAGCACCGATTCGGGATTCTGTCTATTGACACTTTGCACAAAAATTTGCCCCAAAAATTTGTTGAATCTGCCTATTGACAAAAACTCGGCGCGCCAGGTCCGTTCGCGCGCCGGCCGATTATACCACAAAATTTTGAAATTGTCAATAGGTAAAATGCACAAAAAAATCTTCCCATTTTTGGGGAGATTTTCATTTTTATTTTTTAGCCATCAACATAAACGATAAGAACATCATCTTTGGCTTTCAAACCGCTGACAGGCAATCCCAGCACCCATTCTTCGCTTACGCCCAAAACCTCACCATTCAGAGTCATGCGACCTTTGCGGTCTTTGAGGTAGCGCCCGCAAGTGTTTTCATTTATCACTTCGATGCCGTTCCCCTCATAGAACATCAGCGCGCCCTTTACCAGACCAATCACATTTTTAACCATGCCCAAAGTCATTTTGTCAACCTCTTTCGTTTTTAATGTCGTTCCCCTTGGAACAATTATAGTATAACATGAGCTATAATAAAAGTCAATAGGCAAAATGTATAAAAACTCGGCAGGATTTTGTATGTCCTGCCGAGTTTTTTTAGTTCAAACTCTCGATGACTTCGCCGGTCAGTGCGTCGATAACATCGACCGAAACAACGTTGTCCGCGTCGATGAACTTCTTTGCAAGGATACAAGCGTTTTCCCGCCCGAACACCGGAATTTCATGGCGATAATAGAATACATCGCTTGCCTTGTAGTTGTAGTAGTTGATAGAAACATTAAATAACATTTGGTTTATCCCCTTTCCTTTTATATTCTTATTATACCATAGATTCGGGATTTGTCAATAGTTTTTTTGAAAAAAGTTTGAAAAAAAATAAGAGCGTTTCCGCCCTTATTTCTCATAAACGATAATGTTGTTGCCTAACTTTTCAACGCGAGAATCTTCACAAAAGTGATAGGTGAAGTCCGCTGAAAGATGTTTGAGAAATTCGCGTCTCCATTCGCGGGACTTCGGCTCTAATTCAAAGAGAATGTAAAGCGTTTCCTCTAACCGGTCGAGAAAGTTTTCAGTGTCCGCGATGTTGAATTTGCCCGCGAGCTTCGGAGCAGAAGAAGTGCCAATAATAAGAATGTTGTAAGTAGTCATGGTTTTTATCCCCTTTCTTATTGTATCTACATTATAACATTTGCTTCTGGATTTGTCAAGAGTTTTTATAAAAAAATAAGGGCTTTTTTCAGCCTTTATTCTTAGCACTTGACCCACGTGTTGACTAACTTCCGCTCAATGGTCGCGGGCTTCGTCAGAGTGTTTGCATACGCCTGCGCTTCTTTCTTAGTCTTAAAGTAAGTCGGCAGGTAATAGCCAAGGCGAGCGCTGTAATTATCTTCGGTGTAAACTCTGTATTTCATCTTTTGTTTTCCCCTTTCTTTACTGTAATTATAGTATAGCACTTACTTCTGGATTTGTCAAGGGCTTTTATAAAAAAATTAAGGGCTAAAAAGCCCTTAATTTAACACCGCGACGACCTCGCCGTTCATGCAGGCGTGGACATCGAACTCCACGCCCTTATAGGTGTCGGAGTAAAGATACGTCCAGTCATCGCCGAGGACATAGGCCAGGGGCTTGACAGGAAGAACGCCGTCGAGAAGAGTCTTGATAGTAGTCATTGAATTAACCTTTCTGGTGTTTGGGATTTTCCTTTCCCTTTCTGATATTATAATACCACAGACCGCAAAGAATGTCAAGTGTTTTTTTCAAAAAAAAAGAGAAGTTTTTCAACTTCTCTTTCTACGGCGAATCGCTCTCTTTACGCGGTGCTCCACGTATTCGATGAGCGCACCCGCGCCGATAACACCGACATAGATAGCGAGAAGAACAAGACCATCGTGAGTAGACATTTGATTTACCTCTTTCTTTCTTTTGATGTATTCATTATACCAGACAAAGGGGCTTTTGTCAAGCCCCTTTTTTATTTTTTTACAGTTCTTTTCCAACCTTAACAAATACGATTTTCTCCGGTAAGACTTCGATGCCCTTAATGCCCGCTTCATTGACTTCCTTGTTCGTGCAAGTCCACCCAAACTCATCTAATGCGTCCCATTCATCGTTCCCGCTGGGAGTCCAAGTGTTGAATCCATCATCAATCATCACGTCATAGCCCTTGCTGTAAGTCTCCATAATCTGTTCGATAGTCATTTGTTGTATTCCCCTTTCCTTTGATGATACTATTATAGCATTTCGGGATAGGAATGTCAAGTGGTTTTTGGCAAAAAATGGAAAAAATTTTGCTTTAACGCTTTACTGTGGTAAAGTTCGGGCTGGGACGCCCTACACGCGCACTACGGCGCAAGAGAAAGAGCGGGAAGCCCGCTCCCGCCCTTAATACATTTCGCTATTGGGTTCAACTGTGAAATACTCGACATTCCGCAAGTCGAGCTTGCCATAGGATTTGTCATTATACATTGTAGCACCTGTCGCGAGTAAGTCATTCATCTTACCTGCAATCTCCATAGCGCGCTGTTCCTCGAACGCCTGCTGGAAGAGATAGCCCTGACCGCCCTTAGTGTAATAAACAATGCCGTAAATCATTTTTCATTCCCCTTTCCTTTTGTGATTATAGAATACCACACTCTAACTGATTTGTCAAGACCTTTTTGAGAAAAAATCTTTGTTAATTTTTTAACAATCTACGCCGTTGGAAAGAGAGCATTACTGCTCCCTTATTCTGCGTAAAGACTTATCAATTCATTTATCTTTTCAATGGCTTCATCAATGTCATCGAGGTAGTTGTCTGCTAACATACTTGCATGGCTGGCTTCCTCGTAATCATCATACGCGTCGCTGAGTTCCTGTGTGCCAAACTTGTCTGCCTGTTCGAGTGCATCTACCTCGTGCCATGCCCTCGACATCTCACCACGCTTAACCTGACAGTCGCGGAACGCCTGCTTGCTTTCGTTCATTAAACGTTCCTTTTCTGCTTTGAGAGCCTTGTAAAAATCCTGATTAGTCATTTGAGTATTCCCCTTTCTTATTGTATCTACATTGTAGCACATTACCGCGCATTTGTCAAGACCTTTTTTACTCTTCTCTGCTTGTTAATTTTTTAACAATCTTCGCCGATCCGCAAGAAAGAGAGAGACTTAATAAGCCTCTCTCCATACCTTAATGATTGTATCATCTTCCACAGTATCAGTGTCATTGTCGTTAATCCACAAGAGCAAGAAGTCGTTGTCATCAATGTTGAGTGCTTCCACGTTCCACAGGTTGTCCTGCTCATCAATGAGCGTCAGGGTATCGTCTTCGCGTGCGTAGACCTCTGCGCCGACGAAACGAATGCTTCCGCGCTCCGTACCTGCACCGCACCAATTCTCAATGACCGAGAGGTCGTAGGACTGGGGTGCTTCCTCACAGGCTTCCGCCGTTGTGTGGTCGTGGAATCCGAAGAAAGACACGGAAAGAATGATGGCAATGGCCATGGTGATGATTTTGGAAACGTTCTTCATTTTGATTTACCTCTTTCTTTTTGATGATACAAGTATAGCACATGACTACTGGATTGTCAATAGTCATTTTGCACAAATGTGATGGCGTAGTTTCGGGTATTTTGACTATTGTGCATTATGACGAAGTTTCGGCGAGAAATTTGTGCAAACTGCTGATTTTTATAAAATTCGGCTCGCCACTACCGCCAGCGAGCCGAGCAACGTTTACCGGGGTGTTTGTGCGGGATGGCATCGTGCGTTCCGCAAAAGAGCGAGAGTAAGGCTGGTATACTCTCAGAGAATAAACGAGTTAGAACCTTATGGATGGGGGTGTATTTCGGGAAAAAATTTTTTTTGATTTGTGTTTTTTCTTTTGCGTGGACAAAACACAGTCTAAATCAATTTTCAATTTCAAAATACGATTTAAAACAACAAATCAATTTTCAATTTCAAATTACGAAGAATAATTTTCGATTTTAAATCACGACTTCTTTTTTCTACCTCTTTTAGGTTTTTCACCCCACATAAGAGTGTATAATCCAGAAGTAGCAGAATAAGTAGCTTTCTGCTGATACTTTTTAGCAACTGCCTTCAAGGGACTGAGTGGTTTCCGCATTTAATTTTTCCTCCATACATTTGATTAATTTATCTTTATATTTACAACTATTAATATACCTATTAATAGTATTTATATCATATTTTTCCATTAAATGTTCCAATACATATTTGTATTTATTCAACTGATATTCTTCTTGTTCTTCTTTGGTGCTTAATTGAGCCTTTTCCGCGTCTGATAAAGGTCTGTAAGTAATCGTTCTTGACCCATTATCCTTTTGCTCAATACGTATTGTTTTAAATAATTTCCAATCTCTTACAAAAGGGTCTTTATCTCTTGTAGTGTTAAAATATTCTTGTTCTAATCTAAATATTACTGCGTCTATCCCTCTTACTTCAAAAGGCTGGTTCCGCCTCATCTTCAATATCCTCCCATTCAAATGTTCCATCATCTAATTCATATACAAATGCTTGTTTATAGAATGATGAAACAATTCTATCATTTGTAATTCCTTTTGGACTATTTTTTGCATCATGAAAACAATTATAAACAATTAATCCTTGCGTTTCATATCGCGAAAAATCTACTGCTCTTCCCTCAAAATCATAATTATAAAATATATTTAACAATAGCATACACTCATATTGTGCGATTGGCCATTTATTCAATTCTTTTTGCTAATTTGCCATTTTTTGGTATAACACCCAAAAAGCTTTTCTATATAACCATAAAAAAAGGAGTGATGCTACTAATGCACAACTCAATAATATAATAAAAATAGTTTCCATAAATACTCCTTTTCTTTTTTCTTATAATAATAATAAAATAAAAATAAAGAAATGTCAAGTCGTAGAGTGTGATTGGGCAAAAGTTATTTGTTTTGTTAAAAAAATTTTTAAATATAAAAAGAAAAAATTTTAAATGAAACTTGACAAAAAAAATTTTTTCGAGTATAATATAAATATAGACTGGAGGTAGAAAATGATAAAACTTGATTATTCTTTACAAACTCCAGAAGAAAGAAATCAATTAGTCGAACAAATTTTGGCTGATAATCCAGATCCGCCTGAAAAGTATTTAGAAATTTTAGCAGACTATTTGGTTCTTTGTATGGAGAAACAAGAAAAAAAGGAGAAAAAATTATTAACTGATAATCGTATGGCTACAGTTAATAAGCGTGAGACTTCTTTTGAAGGTCTTGTTTCCCAACTCGAAAATGGCGAAGATGGAATTTATAATTTAATTACAGATAATAGAAATACAATATTTCAACCACATATTACAATTACAAAAAAAGATTTAGAAGAGATACCAAGTTTAAATTAGTTAAGAGAAGCCATTAATGTTTGGGAGGCTAAATTAAAAGTAACAGAAGGCAAAGATGCTTTTGTTATTAAAAAGGCTCTTATTGAAATGCGTAAAGATTAGTATGTTATGAAAAATGCTTATCGTCGTCCAATAGTGCCTACAAAATTAACCAGATCAAAGTCTTATATTCCATTAGACGATAAAACATTTATTTTTGATGATGATGGTTTTCCCATTCCTGATGGAATTAGTTTATTAAGACCTGAAATATGTTCTGCGGTTTTATGTAATTATTCCCGATTAAAGCAAGATAGTTGGGGCGAATATGATAAAGACTTATGGTATTTAATGGAGGATTTTGATAAGCTTTGTGATAAAGCTTTAGCTAATTATCCTCTTTATGATAGAATCGTTGAATATAAAATTGATGGTTTACAAAATATTGACATTCAAGAGAAAATACAAATGGAATTTGGTATTAAACATAGTCTTGAATATATTTCAAGTTTATGGCGTAATAAAATTCCAAAATTAATTGCTTCGACTGCGGAAGATGAATATTTAGATAATTATTATTTAAATGTTGAAAAAGGTAAATATAAAAAATGTAGTCGTTGTGGTAAAATAAAATTAGCTCATAATAAATATTTTAGTAAAAATAAAACAAGTAAAGATGGCTTTTATAGTATTTGTAAAAGTTGTCGAAATTCTAAGGTCAAAAAATCTTAATATTGTCCTTTTGTTTATAATAAATAATTGAAAGGAGAATTTTTTATTTATGGCTGAAACATATTATTGCGAAAAATGTAATCGCACAATGAATGGCACAGAATTTTATTCATCTAATAATTTAGAAAAATATCCTAATGATGGTAAATTTCCTGTGTGCAAAAAATGTATGACAATGCACGTTGATAATTGGAATCCAGATACTTATTTATGGATTTTACAAGAAGCGGATGTTCCTTATGTTCCAGATGAATGGAATAAATTAATGGAAAAATATGGACGCGATCCGCAGTCTATGACCGGTATGACAATTCTTGGACGTTATTTGTCAAAAATGAAACTCAAATAGTTTAAAGATTATCGTTGGAAAGATACAGAATTTTTACAGTAGATGGCAAATAATAAATTAGAGCAAACTATGAAACGTCAAGGGTATGATGCTCAATAGATTGCAACCGCTATTGAAAAAAGTTCTATCACTATTCCAGAAGGAGAACTAAAAGAGCCGGTTTACGCTCCACCACCCAATGCCCCTACGGAAGATTATTTCGCACAATAGAGCGGTGAAGTGGAACAAGAATTAGACTTAACTGATGAAGACCGCACTTATTTAAGACTTAAATGGGGCAAAACTTATAAACCTGAAGAATGGGTTAAACTTGAATAGTTATATGAAGAAATGATGGCTTCTTATGATATTCAAGGCGCCGGACATAAAGATACGCTAAAATTAATATGTAAGACATCTTTAAAGGCAAATCAATTGATCGATATTGGTGATATTGAAGGTTTCCAAAAGATGAGCAAAGTATACGATAGCTTGATGAAGTCTGGTAAATTTACCGCTGCTCAAAACAAAGCAGAATCAGGTGAATTTGTTGATTCAATTGGCGAATTAATTGAATTATGTGAAAAAGAAGGATATATTGAAAGATATTATGTTGAATAGCCACATGATAAAGTGGATTTAACTATTCAAGATATGCAACGTTATACTCGCACTCTTATCGAAGATGAAACTAATATTAGCACAATGGTAGAAAAGGCTTTACGCGAAAATGCTAAAGAAGATGAAGAGAAAGCAAAGAACGCGGAAAGCGATATTGTTGATGATGCTGATTTAAGTATTGAAGAACTTGAAAAAACTATTAAAGATAGTGATTACGCGGATTTTGAGGAATTTAAAGAATAGGAGTCCGCGCAAGATAATGAGTTCTTATAGGGTTTAGATAAATAATGGCATTACAAGATTTACTGTAGTTAAGTGATAGCCGTAGAAAAATAGGTCTATCACCGGAGCGAGTAGAAGCGGTAATGCCCACTATCCGCAAATACGTTGCCTTTTGGAGAGAATATCCTGATTTATTTGTAGATTTTATGGTGCGAGGAAGACGCACTGAAATAAAAGATGGAGAATTTAATTTTTATTTTTATTAGAGAGTATTTCTCCGTTCTGTTATGCGTTATTAGTATGTTTACGCGGTTTTTCCTCGTGCTTATTCTAAATCATTTTTGTCTGTTATGGCATTAATGATTAGATGTATTTTATATCCTGGCGCACATTTGTTTGTTACTTCTGGAGGTAAAGAGCAAGGTGCTAGTATTCTTCATGATAAAGTTCAAGAAATATGTGAACTTATTCCAAGCTTTAATCGAGAAATTGATTGGAGTCGAGGAAAAACTCTTGAAGGAAAAGATAAAGTTAGATATGTGTTTAAAAATGGTTCAGTTTTGGATAACCTCGCAGCCCGTGAAAGCACTCGTGGTCAGCGTCGTCATGGTGGACTAATGGAAGAATGTGTCGGTATTGATGATGCTATTCTTCGTGAAGTTATTATTCCTGTTATGGCAATTTCTCGTAGAGCTAAAGATGGCACTACCAATGAACAAGAGCCATTAAACAAATCACAAATCTATATTACTACTGCTGGTTATAAGGGCACATTCCCTTATGATAGACTTATTGGTTTCTTAGTTCGTATGGTGACTTAGCCCGATCGTTGTATGGTATTAGGTGGAACATGGCGAACTCCTGTTGCGGTAGGATTACAAAGTAAAACATTTATTACTGACCAAAAGAATGAAGGAACTTATAATGAAGCTTCATTCGAACGTGAATATGAATCTAAGTGGTCAGGAACTGTTGAGGATGCTTTCTTTAATGGAGAGCATTTTGATAGAAATAGAAAATTATTATAGCCTGAGTATGAAGCTTCTGGACGGGCGGGCGCACAAGCTTATTATGTACTTTCTGTAGATGTAGGTCGTAAAGGATGCGATTCAGTAGTTTGTGTATTTAAAGTAACACCACAAGCCCAAGGTCCAGCTATTAAGTCTTTAGTAAATATGTATACTATGTCAGATGATCATTTTGAAGATTAGGCTATTAAATTAAAGAAATTATTTTATAAATATAAAGCTAAAACTTTAGTTATAGATGGTAATGGTTTAGGTATTGGACTTTTGGATTATATGGTAAAATCTCAAAATGATGAAGATGGTGAATTTTTACCTGATTTTGGTGTTGAGAATGATGATGATGGATATTATAAAAAATATCGCACACCAAATACTCAATTTGATGCTATGTATGTTATTAAAGCAAATGCTCCAATAAATACTGAATGTCATGCTAATGCTTAGACTCAGTTACAAGCGGGTAAGGTAAAATTCTTAATAGATGAGAGAACAGCTAAAGAAAAATTATTAGCTACTCAAAAAGGTTCAAAAATGACTCCTGAACAAAGGGCAGATTATTTAAAACCATTTACTTTAACCTCCATATTAAAAGAAGAAATGATGAATTTACGCGAAGAAAATGAAGGTATTAATATTATTTTAAAATAGGCAAATCGCGGAATTCGTAAAGATAAATTTTCGGCTTTTGAATATGGATTATATTATTTAAAACTTGAAGAAGATAAAAAGAAAAAACGTAAAAAGTTTAATGCGGCTGATTGGTGCTTTTTAAATTAAGGAGGGTGGAAAGTGCGTGCTTCAAGAGGAGAAATTAAAATTGAAGAAATCTTAGAAGAAGCAGGACTACCTTTTAAAATGGAATACATCTTTCCAGATTTAAAAAGCCCAAGCGGGCGTCCGCTTCGTTTTGATTTTGTTATATTTGATGATGATGGAAAAATTGATTTCATTATTGAGTATTAGGGAAAATAGCATTATGAAGCCAGTTCTAAATTTGGTGGAAAGCGCGGTTTATACCAGTAGCAATATAATGATAATCAAAAAAGACGTTTTTGCGCTTTACATGATTTTAGATTAATAGAGATTCCATATACCGACGAAAACCTTATTTCTTATGATTATATAATGAAATTAGCAGGTTATTAAAGGAGGTGGAACTTTGGATACGCAAGATCGTAATGAATAGATTCATGCTAAAGGTTTTGATATTTATAATAGTCGTTATGAATATAATTACAATGATACTATGGATTATGCTAATAGAAAAATAAAAGTTGGCACAAAAACTTTAGATGATGCTATTTTAAAACTTGGTGATTATAGTAAGATTAGATACCCAGGTCAAACTCGTATTATCACGAAACCCGATGTGCTTCGCGCACTAGCAGAAAGAGATTTAAATGCTTTGCGATATATTTCTAATTTTTATTATGATATAAGTGGTGTATATCAACGAGTTTGTAATTATGTTGCTTTTTTATACCGCTATGACTGGTATATCGCGGCTGAGACTTATGATGATAGTGTAAAAGAAGAAAAAGTTTTAAAAGATTTTTATAGAATGTTGAATTATTTTGATAATAGTTATATTAAAAAGATTTGTGGAGATATTGCTTTACAAGTTGTTAAAAATGGATGCTATTATGGATATATAGTTCCTTCAGAGAAAAATCTAATTTTACAAGAATTACCAGTTAGATATTGTAGAACACGTTATAGTGTAAATAATACCCCAGTTGTTGAATTTGATATGCGATTTTTTGATACTTTTAGAGATATGAATTATCGTTTAAAAGTATTAAAATTATTTCCAGAAGAATTTGCTAAAGGTTATGTTCTATATAAACAAGGAAAACTTGCTTTAGAAGAGGCAGTTGGATGCTAGCATACTGGTAGTTGGTATGTTCTTGAACCAGAAAATTGTGTTAAATTTAATATTAATAATAGTGATGTTCCTATTTTTGTAAATTCGATTCCTACTATTATGGATTTAGATGCGGCGCAAGATCTTGATCGCAAGAAACAAATGTAGAAGTTACTTAAAATTTTAGTCCAAAAGCTCCCAATGGATAAAAATGGTGATTTGATATTTGATGTTGATGAAGCCAGAGATATCCATAATAATGCCGTTTAGATGTTATAGAGGGCTATTGGAGTAGATGTTTTAACTACATTTACTGACGTAGATTCTATTGATATGTCTGATAAGAATACTACTACAACGACAGATGATTTAGCTAAAGTTGAACGTAGTGTTTATAATTCATTAGGTATTTCATAGAATTTATTTAATACTGATGGTAATATGGCTTTAGAAAAATCAGTATTAAATGATGAATCTACAATAAGAAGTTTAATTTTATAGTTTAATATATTTTTTAATAGAATTATTGAAAAAAAGAGTAGTAATAAGAAATATAATTTTAGATTTTATTTATTAGAAACTACTTAGAATAATTATCAAACACTTTCTAAAATGTATAAAGAACAAGCGCAAATGGGACAATCAAAGTTATTGTCTTAGATTGCTCTTGGACATTCGTAGAGTTTTATTCTTAATGCAGCTCATTTTGAAAATGAGATTTTACATTTAAGTGAAATTATGATTCCTCCTCTTATGAGTTCTACTATGGGTAGTGAAGATATTTTGGGTTTAAAAGGTTCATCATCTAATAATAAAACTCAAAATAATTCAGGAAGCTCAGGTTCTGGAACTGCTAAAGCTTCTAATGGTGAGGCAGGACGTCCGGAAAAACCTGACGATTAGAAAAGTGAAAAAACTATTCAAAATAAAGAAGCAATGAAATAAGGAGGATTTATGAAACATACAAGTATTAAATTAAATACACCTTGTGAGTTTATAAATATAACTCCTGTAAATCCTTTAATTTCTAAATGCCAAATTAAGGTTTGCTATGTAGATGATAAACCTAATCGCAATAAAAGCGTAATTACTAAAGACGTAGCAACTGAGATGGCTAATAGCCTTCCTGGTAGTCCTATTGTTGGTTTTTTTAATGAAAATACCGAAGATTTTGAAGAACATAATAGGATAATTGAATTATCTAATGGCGAATTTAGAATGAAAGATAATACTCGCCCTTATGGTTTTGTTGATCTTGGAGCTAGAGTTTGGTTTTAGAAATTTTTGGATGATGGTGTTGTCGAACGTGAATATTTAATGACTGAAGGTTATTTGTGGACTGGTTAGTATCCTGAATGTAAACGTGTAGTTAATAAAGGAAATAATCATTCTATGGAGCTTGATGAAAAAACATTAAATGCTACGTGGGCAAAAGATAGCAATGGAAAACCTTAGTTTTTTATTATAAATAAGGCAATTATTTCTAAACTTTGTATTTTGGGAGAAGAAAATGAACCTTGTTTCGAAGGCTCCCAAATCAATGTGAATTTTTCATTCGATGATGGTTTTAAGAACACTTTGTTCTCCATGATGAATGAACTTAAAGAATTTATGAAAGAAGGAGGAGCCAAAGTGTTTACACAATACGCTGTTAATATTGGCGACAATTTGTGGAATTCTCTTTATTCTTATATTGAGAATAAGTATCCTGTCGAACCAAAGAATTATTGTTCTGTTTATCGCATTGAAGGCGTTTGCGAAGATGGTGAACAAAAGTTTGCTGTTTTGAAGAATAAGCAAGATGAAAAATACTATCGTATGGATTTTTCTCTTGAAGCAGAGAATTTCGTTCCTTCTGATACTTTAATTGAAGTAACTGATTATGCTCCTGCGGCCGAGCCTCAGTTTGCTCTTAATGCTGTAGAAGAATTTGAAAATGAGTATGCTTCAAAAAAGAAAGCAGAAGAGGACAAAAATAATAAATCAAATAATCCTGACGGTGAAAATAAATCAGAGGGTAATGATAATAAAAAGAACCCTGATAATGGAGATCCCTCTAATAAGTCTGATAAAGGCGACAACGGTGAGAATGATGATGATAAAAAGAAAAAGAAAAATTATTCTCTTGAGGATGTTGTTGAATATACTGAACTTAAAGCTCAGTATGATGAATTACAGACTAAATTCGCGGCTCTTGAAACTGAAAATAATAGCTTGAAAGAGCAAATTGCTCCACTTGCTGAATTTAAAAATGCCGCTGAAAAGAAAGATAAAGAAGATATGATTGCTAAATTCTATATGCTTTCTGATGAAGATAAGGCTGATGTTGTTGAAAATATTGATAAATATTCTCTTGATGATATTGAAGCTAAATTATCTGTTATTTGTGTTCGCAACAAGGTGAGTTTCGACCTTGACGAAAATAATAAGCCCAATGGTGCTACTACTTTTAATTTGAACGATAATGGTTCAGAAGATGATGATATGCCCGCTTGGGTGAAGGCGGCTTTTGCTACCGCCAACAAAAATTAATAAGGAGGACATACTAAATGTTTAAAGACTTTTTGAATAAGAATCTTCCTATTAAGTCTCAGGCAAAGTATGTTGAGTTTGGTTACGGTCAGGTCGAGCCTAATCACCTTTCCGCACAAAGAAATGCTCAAATCTATGCTCAACTTCCCGCCAATAAAGACATTGAGATTCTTGAAAATGGTCAGTTTGTAAAGTATGACTATGCTGCTAATAATAACGGTGTCGGCGAAGTCAACTTCACTGGCGAAGGCGAATGGATGCTCGTTTATAACGAGATTAAACTTTATCGTGATCATTATGATGGCAGTAAGCAGTGGGATTGCGAATTTGCTATGATTAAAGATGACTATCAGGCTCGTGTTTATAGCCCTTATGATTGGGAGCATACCGAGGTTGAATATGGTGGTCGTTTCTGGAATGGTGTTGATGAAAAGGGTCAAACCTATAAGTTAATCAATCAGACCGTTTCCGCAGATCAAGGTTTAAAGACTGTTACTATTGCTGGTCGTGTTTATGATGTTGATGAAACCGGCAAGTTTACTTATGATGGTAATGAATATACTCTTGATAGTAATCATCAGGTTGCTAATGTTCCTGTAAAGTATTACTATGATAAGCTTCTTACTGATGTTCCTGATATGTATGAAATGAATTGGACCAATGATCCATATCATAAGTTAGGTATTTATCATGAGAAGTTCATGGAATCTGGCACTTCTATGGTTCCTCGTGTATTTAAGACCATGATTGGTGATCTTTATACTACTAATATGATTAATGAAGAGACTCTTGCTGTTGGAGATAAGCTTTCTCCTTCTGCTGCTACAAAGGGTATTCTTAGCAAAACTGGCGACGATTCAATGACCTGGCAGGTTGTTAAGGTTTATACTATGCCTGATGGTCAAAAGGGTGTCAAGGTAATGCGTATTAAGTAAGAAAGGAGAAAAGGATAATGTTAGATAAAAATAATTTAATTGCTCTTATGAAGCAAGTTGCTAAGGCTGATCCTTCTGCTCCTGTTGCTTATAGTTATGAGGGAAAAAATCTTAGTTATGAAGCCTTAAATGAAACTCTTCGTAATGAAATGAATGAGTTGGCTGGTACTTACGCTCTTTATCGTGAAAATAAGAATCTTATTTTCTCTATGATTGAGCAGACTCTTGATGAGGTTCTTCCTAAGAAAGTTATTCAGCAATATGATCAGTTTGCTGAGGTTAAGACTTTCGCTCAGGGTGATAAGCCTATTTTCCGCCGTCCTCTTAATAATCGTGCTCGTGCTAAGCAGTTTGTAACTCGCGTTGGTCTTGCTGGTATTTATGAAGTCTTCAAGCTCGGACCTAAAGAGAATGAAGCCTTCGAGGTACGCACTAGCGCTATCGGCGGAGCTGCTCAGATTGGCTTCGAAGAATTCCTTGATGGTCGTGTTGATTTTGGTGAAGTAACCAAGATCATCATGGATGGTATGGATGAACTTATTTATAAAGAAGTCGCTGCTGCTCTTAGATCTTCTATCAATCAGCTTCCTCCTGCTAACCGCGTTGCGGCTGCCGGATTTGATGAAGCTGCTATGGATCGTTTGATCACTATTGCTTCTGCTTATGGTACTCCTACTATTTATTGTACTTATGAGTTTGCTGTTAAGATGATTCCTCATGAGGCTTGGAGATATACTGAAGCTATGAAGAACGAGCTTTGGAATAATGGTCGTCTTGCCACTTACAAGGGTACTAAGGTTATTATTCTTGAGCAGGGCTTTGAAGATGAAACCAATACTCGTAAGGTTATTGATCCTGGTTATGCTTGGGTTATTCCTACGGGCGCTGATGGTAAGCCTGTAAAGATTGCTTTCGAAGGTGGCACTATTGTTGATGAATTCAACAATTATGATCGTTCTCGTGAGATTCAGGTTTACAAGAAGGTTGGCGTAGTTTGTATGCTTGCCAATAACATCTGTGCTTATGTTGATACTTCACTTCTCGGTCAGATGTATACTTGGAATTATGATGGAGTTACTGGTAAGGTTATCACTTATGATGGTCGCCTTGACGGTACTGTCTAATTTAATATAAATTATTCCATGGGGAGAAGGGATTAAACTCCCTCTCCCCATATTTTTGTTTTATGAGTAAAAGGAGAAATTGAATAATGATTAATAATGAAGATATTTATAATGTAAAAAATAGAAGCACTAGTGTAGTTGTTTATACTATTCCTGATACTAATTTGCGTCGTGAATTTGCGCCCGGTGAAACTAAGCGCATTCCATTTGGTGAGCTAGAGAAGTTAACTTATCAGGCGGGCGGCCGCGAATTAATTGCTAATTTTTTACAAATTTTAGAGCCAGAAGTAACTCATACTCTTAATGTTCATACTGAACCTGAATATAATATGTCAGAGCAACAAGTTGCTGATTTAATTCTTAATGGCTCATTAGATGCTTTTTTAGATGCTCTTGATTTTGCTCCTATTGGAATTATTGACTTAATCAAGAATTTATCTGTTAGCCTTCCTATTACTGATATTAATAAGCGTAGAGCTTTGAAGGAAAAAACTGGGTTTGATGTTGATAAAGCTATTGCTAATGATATCGCTAGTAAAGAAGAAGATACTATTGTAGAGAAAGAACCCGCTGCTAAGCGTCGTGTAGTAAGAGAAGAACCTGTTACTCAAGGTCGTCGCACAAGCGGTTCTGGATATAAAGTAATTAATAAAACCGAGGAAACTTCCTCCAAGAAATAATTTATAGGAGGGTGATTAAGTGGGAACATTATTCTCAACTGTTTATAATCGCTTTCTAAACAAGGTTACTGATGATATGTATCTGGAATTAACTCCCGAAGATACTCTAAGAGATTTATAGAATCTTATAATAGATGCTATTCCTGGATTTGAATTTCCGCGAAAAAATCTTTTAGATTATAATTTAGATGTCGCTACTATTAATGAATCTGATGCTATGCCGGATGATTTTATTGTAGGAACAGTATGGGGGGAACTTCCAGAACCGGGTGGAGAACCTCAAGTTTTAGTTGATAGATCCAGTTTTAATTGTGATCTAACTGAAGAAGAAATTAATATTTTAGCTATTTTAATGATGTGCGGTTGGACGCAAAGACAAGTCACTTCAATTGAGAATACTCGAATGAAATATAGTGGCTCTGATTTTAAATTTACTTCTTAGGCAAATCATCTATCAAAGCTATTGAATTTATTAGGTGAATGCCAAAGACAATCTCACCATATGTAGCGTTTATATAAACGCAGACGTCTAAATAACAAAGGTGAGTATGAATCTAATTGGGATGTGTTTAAAAGTCGATATGATTACTAAATATAATTTTGATATTCCAATAGAGAGTATAAAAGTAAATTGTTTGCGCTTAACCAATCAATTATGGAAATTAATTCCAATGCGCGAAAATAATGAAGATTGGCATAAATAGCTAGAAACTGTTATAAATGAAATTGTGGGGTTTAGTGTGATTTTTAACGCTGAACCCCTTTATTTATAGTTATTAAATAAACTTGAGGGATTGTAGAATCAAGATACTGATTTTAATTTTTATCGTAAGACTGTGTTTGAAACGATCAGTCTTTTATAGGAGATAAATTATGGCGTCAGGGTTTGATTATAGTAGTAAGCAACCTTTTAGATTATAGCAAGGTCGCTTAGAAATTTATGATAAGCCACCCTTTAAAGGTAGCCCTGTTGAAGGCGTTAATTATATGGCGGTTCGGCTCGGTCAGATGGGCGGAAATCGCCAACAAGAGCGTATGATTTTATCTAAGCGCAGAAGTTTAGATAGAGCAGTATGGAATTCATACCAAGCCGCGGAAATCATTAAATAGGATGCGGAATATAAAAAACCTATTAGGTGTTTGATTAATCCTAATAAATTAAAATAGGATTATGATGACAAGATTTTGTCTGTTGGAAATGAATATTAGTTTAAACCAGGAGATATTTTTGAATGGTGTGGAACTAATACCTATTGGATTTGTTATCTTTAGGATTTGACTGAATTAGCTTATTTTAGAGGAGATATTAGAAAATGCTCTTATAAAATAAATTGGGTAGATGAGGGAGAGAAGAAATCTACTTATGCAGCAATTCGCGGTCCTGTAGAAACGAAAATTAATTATATTCAGAAACATGAAATTAGTATAGATAATCCTAATTATTCATTAAATATTTTAATGCCAAAAAATAAAGATACATTAAGATATTTTAAACGTTATACTAAATTTTATTTAGATAGTTAGGATGAGGGAGACAATTTAATTTGTTGGCGTGTTGAAGCTGTAGATTCTATAAGTATGCCTGGCATTTTAGAAATCAATGCGACTGAATATTATACTAATGAGTAGGAAGACAATTTAGACGATAAGACTGTTGGTTCTTTAATTACAGAACCAATTGATCCAAATCCTACGACAACTGATATTATAGGGGAAACATTTATTTTTCCAAAGAAAACTTATACTTATTATTTTGATGGTAAAGCTATTTTAGAATGGGAAATAAAAAATAATAAAAAGTTGCCGGTTTCTTTAAAAGTTATTAAAGAAGCAAAAAAGCCAACAGTTGAAATAAGTTGGGCTTCTGGATATAGCGGATAGTTCGATTTATGTTATGGAGACCATAAGAAAACGATTGTAGTTCAATCATTGTTTTAAGGAGTAAAAGGTGTTATGAAAATTAATGGTGTAAATTTACCTAAATCAAGTTTTCTTTCTGTTGAAAAAGATTTAGAAATTATTGTAAAACATCTCTGCAAAAATGAGAGATTAAAGCGCTTATTATATTATACAACAAAAGATGCTATTGATAAGCCAGATTTAAATGACGAACAAATGATTCAATTATTTAATAAAAATATTAAATTAATTCCTAAACTTTATGTTGATGGAAGTGTATTAAATTATGTAATTATTAATTTTGATAATTTTACACAAAGCGGAAATCCTGAGTTTAGAGATAACATTATTGAATTCGATATTATTTGTCATTTTGATCAATGGCATTTGAAAGATTATCAATTGCGCCCTTATCGTATTGCCGCGGAAATTGATAGCATGATAGATAAAACGCATTTAACTGGTATTGGTAAGTTAGAATTTCTTGGTGCAAATCAAATTATTTTAACTGATGAATATGCGGGTTTGTGTCTTATGTATCAGGCAGTTCATGGTGAAGAAGATAAAAAATCTATGCCCAATCCCAATGACGAGGAAAGATTTATAGAAGATTTTAAAAAAAGAACTGAAGAGTAATGGATATCAGACTTGGACTAATGACCGGTATTGATTTACCAATACCTGAATTAGAAGTCACTATTCATTAGCCATCTATAAAAGAAATTTCTTTTATAGGGGAAAAAGATCTTTTCTTGGGGATTTAGTGCTTATGTATTGATAAAAACATAATAGAGAATTCGGGCGAAAGTCTTTTAAGAGAAACAAATAATTTTTAGATATTTATGACAATGATGAAAGAAAAAGAGATGGTCGATAAAAAACAAGCATCTATGTAGGTTCTTACATTATTGTTTCCAAAGCAAAATGTTTTATTTACCCCTAGGTCAATTGTTTTACAAGGTGACCCACAAATAATGATTGACGAAAGCAATTTTAATATATTATAGGAATATATTAAAGAAATATTTTGTTTTAAATCTAATGCTTCGCAAGAAATGGGATTTAATCCTGGAAATGCGGCCGCGAAAAAGATAGCCGATAAATTAATGCGAGGTAGACAACGTGTCGCTGAATTAAACGGCACGGCTAATGCTAGTATATTTAGTTAGTATCTTTCAATGCTCACTATAGGTCTTGATTCAATGTCTTTACAGGATTTAATGGATTTAACAATGTTCCAACTCTATGACCTTGTTGAAAGATATCAACTTTATATTAATTGGGATATTGATATCCGGTCTAGATTAGCTGGCGCGAAGCCTGATAACAAGCCGGATAACTGGATGAAAAATATCCATTAAATTTTTTAAGGAGGAAAAAAACCTATGAAATTTGGTGTACGCGAAATTTGCGATGTCGTTTTAAAGGCAAAGGCTAATCAAAAGATTGGTAATAAGCAATTTTATAAGAATGAGCCAGTTATTTATTTCGACACTTTAAAGACTTCCAGTATGGAAGGCGCTGCTACCACCGTATACGCACAGGGCGGTCGTGGTAATACTAACTTAGTCGCATGGGAAGGCGAGCGTACTGTTACCTTCACAATGGAAGATGCTCTTATTTCTCCTGAAGGTTTCATGATTCTTTCCGGTGCTGGTCTTGTTGAGGCTTCTGCTAACAATAAGATTAAGCAACATATTACTCAAACTGTTGATAAGACTAAAGACATTGTCCCTGCTAATACTGGAAAAGACATTAAAACTGATGGACTAATCATCCCTGTTTCTTATGCACCTTATCTTGATAAAGAGCATAAAGATGATGACTATGTTTATGTTTTCTTTATGAAAGATGGCGAAATTATTTCTGAGCCTTATTTAGCACACGAAGGAGTTGCTGAGGGAGACGCCGGTTTTAGTGTTACTGTAAAAGGATTTGATCGTGCTACTGGAGCGGCTTATACCGCTAATGACTTGGAAGCTGATTATGCTAAATGCGACTCTGTAATGGTTGATTATTACACTGAGCGTGAATCTGGTGCTAAGCAGATCGAAATTACTGCTGATAAATTTGGTGGTAACTATTATCTTGAAGCTTCTACTTTATTCCGTAACCAAGACGGCGTAGATATGCCTGCTGAATTTATTATTCCTAACTGTAAGATTCAGTCCAACTTTAACTTCACAATGGCTTCTTCTGGTGATCCTTCCACTTTCACCTTTACTATGGATGCGTTCCCTGATTACACTCGTTTCGATCATAGTAAGAAAGTTTTGGCTGCTATTCAGATTATTGAAGAAGACGAAACTGTTGACAACGATATTCGTAGAAAGACCGCTGCTAATAGCACCATTGCTGTTGGAGGCTAATTGATATGGTTGTAAAAGGTCCAGTAAAATATACTCCACCAAAACAGCCTAAAAAAGAATCTACTAAAAAGCAGCCAAAAGTAGAAAAGGCTGTAAAGAAAGAGCTTATCGAGCCTATTGAGGAAGTAATTCTTCAAGAGGAAGATGAGGTAAGTAAGATTTTATCTGAATTAGATAAAAAAGATTAATTAATGGGAGAGAATAGAAATATTCTCTCCCATTTTTTCGTTATGTGGAAAAGGAGACAATATGATTATTAAATCAGATGGAAGTATTAAAGGTTCTATTATTAATGAAACTGAAAAATAGATTATTTAGGATATGAATACTGCTACTTAGTAGGATTGGGGACCTTTATTACAAAAATGGTCGATGGATATTTATAAATGGTTAAATAAAGCAAGGGCTTATGTAGTATCTCAAAATTCTGTTATAGAAAAATTATCTTCTTCTTTAATTATAACTAATAAAACTGGAAAACAAGAAATTAATTTAGTTGAAATTAATACTATGAAAAAAATGAGAATTAGTAAAAAAAATATTAATAATAAAGAAATTTTATGGGAAGGATATAGATTATTAAATGAGATAGGTGAAACTTTACGTGGAGAAGAAATAATGTATTCTATTACTTTTACTAAAACTGGTGAAACTATAAGTAATTCTAATGAAGTATATACTTGGACTGTTCCAATGAGTGAGTTTTTTAATTTAGTTAGATTTAGTGAAACTCGTATAACTTTAAGAGATTCAAGTGCTATATATAAAATGATGTAGAAACAAATTTAGAATGATGAAAAAGATACTATGATTGAAAAATGGACTGAATAGAAAATTTAGGATTATGCTTTATTTAATGACGAAGTTAGAAATAATCCAAATTGGGAAAAATGGCATAAAATTAATGAAGGTAATATGCTTGAAAGTTATTTAAGACTTTTGAGAAATGGTGGAACTGTATAGGATAGGAATAAAGTAAAAAAAGATTCAGAATATTGGCATAAATTAGGAACTGCGGTTTCTTCTACTATGAAGTCTCCTGATGCATTCTTTAAAGGCGGAGATATTGATAACGAACAAATTAAAGGATTACACGCTTCGGTTACTAATATTAATACTTTAATGTTAAACTTATAGAAAGTTTTTGCTATTTTAAAAAATGCTAAAATTAATGAAGAAGTTTTAAATAAATATTATAAAAAAAGCGGATTAAATTTAAAATAGTAGCAAAAAGAAGTAGAACAAGAAGTTATAAATAAATTAACTGATTTCTTTACAAGTAAAATTGATAGAAATATAAATACTATAATTGAATTTTGACTAAATAAAAAATTTTTTGTATAATATAATAAAGAGTAAAAGGAGGCTAATTATGGCTAAAATTTCATATAATAAATTAGGAATTACTAAAGATGAACTTAATAGAGTTCAAACTGTTGAATATAATGATTAGACTATTGAGGTAAAGCAATATCTTCCTATTGCGGAAAAGAGTGAATTGATTACTCGTGTATTGAATAATTCAGTGGATGAAAATACTGGATATTATAATCTTTTAAAGTTAGATATGAATCTTGGTTTAGAAATTGTTTATGCTTATAGTAATATTTCATTTACCGAAAAACAAAAGGAAGATCCAATGAAGCTTTATGATATGCTTAATGCTTCTAAAGTACTTAATCTTATTATTGGCCTTGTGCCAGATGGAGAATTTTATTATTTAAATAAAACAACTCATGAGATGGCTAATAATATTGTGACATATCGCAACTCTGTAATGGGTATTATGGAAGCAATTTCTACTGATTATAGTAATTTAGATTTGGATGCAACAGATATTCAAAAGAAGTTAAATGATCCAGATAATATGGCTTTATTAAAAGATGTGCTTACTAAATTGGGCTAATTAAATTAGTTAATAATATTATTTTTTGAAAAATAATAGAGTGATGGGGATAAGAGTATAATTGCTCTTATCCCCGTTTTATTTTTATATAAAGATAAAACTTGGAGAGAAAGGAGATTTCTATGGCTAAACAATTAAATAGTTATTAGGTTAATTTACAGTTTACTGCTGATTCTAAATAGGCTCAACAATAGTTGAAAGATTTACAAGAATAGCTTAATAATTTAACAAAAAATGTTAACAGCTATGGTAATTTAAGTTTATCGCAAGAAATTCAAAAAGCCTTGCCTTATGTTAGTGAATTACAAGGGATGTTAGTTACTTGTCGAACAGAGGCGGGGACTATTGATTTAGGAAAATTTAATCAATCATTAAAAAAAAGTGGAAGAACTATTAGTGAGTATGGAGATTAGCTACAAATTTTAGGTAGAGAAGGCGAATAGGCTTTCGCTAATTTAGCAAAATCTATTTCTACGGCGGAGTTGCCTTTAAAAAGAAGTAACGCTTTATTAAAAGAATTTGGAACTACTTTAGCTAACACGGCTCGTTGGCAAATATCTTCAAGTATTTTACATGGCTTTATGGGAGCAGTATAGTCTGCTTATTATTATGCTTAGGATTTAAATAAATCTTTAAATAATATTCGTATTGTTACCGGGCAAAGCGCCGATTAGATGGCAAAATTTGCAGTTTAGGCAAATAAAGCCGCTAAGGAGTTAAGCACTACAACTACTAAATATACTGATGCAGCCTTAATTTATTATCAGTAGGGTTTAAATGATGAATAGGTAAAAGAGCGCACTGATATTACTATAAAAATGGCAAATGTTGCTCGTGAAAGTGCTGAAATTGTTTCAGACCAAATGACTGCCGTTTGGAATAACTTTTATGATGGAAGTTAGTCATTAGAGCATTATGCTGATGCTATGGTGCGTTTAGGTGCAGATACCTCATCTAGCTCTGATGAGATTGCTGGCGGTCTGGAAAAATTCGCTGCAGTTGCTAATACAATTGGTTTAAGCTTTGATAATGCAGCAGCTGCACTGGCTACCATTACTGCTACTACTCGTCAAAGTGAAGACGTTGTAGGTACTGCTTTAAAAACGATTTTTGCTCGTATTCAAGGTTTAAAACTTGGTGAAACTTTAGAAGATGGCACTACATTAAATCAATATTCATAGGCTCTTGAAAAAGTTGGAATTAATATCAAAGATTCTAATGGTGAATTAAAAGATATGGATAATATCATCGAAGAGATGGGCAATAAATGGTAGAATATTGATAAAGATTAGCAAGTAGCTTTAGCGCAATAGGTTGCGGGTGTTCGTCAATATACTCAATTAATTGCTTTGATGGATCACTTTGATTATTATAAAGAAAATCTTGCTAGGGCACAGAGTGCTGATAGGTCTCTTCAAGAACAAGCTGATATTTATGCAGAATCTTGGGAGGCTGCTAGAGATAGAGTTACTGCTTCTTTAGAAACTATTTATGACTAGCTATTGGATGATAAAGCTTTTATTCAATTAACTAATATTTTTGCAAAATTATTAAATGCTATTAGTTAGTTAATCAAAGCGTTAGGAGGACTTCCTGGAGTTTTATCCATTATTGGAACTATTGGATTTAAAGTATTTGGGAATGATATTACAAAATCTATTCAACGAATGATGTATAATATTAAAATTTCTTCTAAAAATGGAATAGATGAAATTGTAAAAATGCGTCAAGAAGCTAATAATAAATTAAGATCTATTATGGCAGATAATGTTGATTAGGGGCCTGATTATTCTACTCGCAGTGATATTTATACTTAGTAGGCTAATTTACAAGATGTTTTAATTTAGAAACAAAGAGAATTAATTGCTTAGGGAAGTTAGTTGACTGAAGAAGAATAGGCGTAGGCTAAATTTATTATAGATATTAATGAAAAACTTGGAGAACGAGCAATTAAGAGTGCTCAAGATTTAGAACAATAGCAAAAAATAACTCGTCAATTAGAAAGATAGTTTGAAACGCAAATTAGGATGAAACAAGGGAATGTTTAGGATTATAGATCTTAGATAAATTCCACTAAACAGAATTTTGTTTTATCTAGCGTTTTAGATGATTTCCAAAGTGCTACAAGAGATATTGAAAATTTAGATGAATTAAAAGAAAAACTCCAACAGGTTCGTGATAAAACTTCTTAGTTAGGGATGTCTTTTAATAATTTAGATAATATTCTTAATGGGACTTATAATACAACTGAAGAATTTAGAAATTAGTTAAATAGTTTAATTACTATTACAGAAAATGAAGCTAATTCAGCATTTTCATAGTTACGAAGCACTTTAGAAGGTACTTAGATGACTGAAGAACAGATTGAAAATACTATTAATTCACTACAAGATTCATATTCTTCTATGGTTATTGAAATTCTTAATAATGTATAGGCTACTAATAGAGCCACTGATGCTAATCAAGAATATATTAATACTATAAATTCTTTTAAGGGAGTATTGCCCTCAGCAGAAGCAGGAGTAGCTTCTTTTGCTTAGGGATTAAGCAGTATTGCTATGGCAATAACTTCTATAAAAGGAATTGTAGATACATGGAATAATGATGAAATTGGTATTGGAGATAAATTACTTTCAACCGTAACTGCTTTATCTATTGCCTTACCCTTATTAATGAATTCTTTAAATAAGACTTCAATTGCTAATATGGGAATGTTATCTAGTTCTTTAATGACTGCTGTTGGATTAAATGGATAGGCCTTAGAACAAGAAGCGTTAAATTTAGTTACTTTAAAAGGAGCAGCAGCTTTTAAATTAGCAATTAAGGTATTTACTAAATCTTTAGGGCCAATAGCTTTGGTTGGTGCCGCTATTGGTGCGTTAGTGTTTATTATTAAATCTGCTATAGATGAATATAATAAAGCAGATAATAATTTAAAATCTGCTAGTGAAACAGTAGAAAAATTAACTGAAAAATACAATGAATTAACTTCATCAATTGAAGAATTTAAAAATAAAGCTAATGATTATACTACAGCCGTTGAGGCGCTTAATGGGTTAGATAAAAAAACATAGGAGTATACAGATTCTTTAGAATCAGCTAATGAGAAAGCTAAAGAACTAATTGAAACTTATAGATTATGGGACAAATATGAAATTAAAGATGGCTTAATTGTTTTTGATACAGGAGCTATTGAAGAAGCTCAAAAGAAGATTAATGATACTGCAAATAATATAAAAGTTCTTTAGTAGAGTGCTAAAATTGATGTTGAATCTGCTAAAAAAGAAGTTTCTAATACTGATTTAAGTAGAAATATTGGTAAAGTAAAGCGAGAAGGAAACTCTGGCACAATTACAAATGGTGAAATTGAATTAATTACTCAATTTGCTATTGAAGCATAGAAAGAAAGTATAAAAACTCATAAGAGTTAGGATGAAATTTTAAGACAAAAATTAGAAGAAAATACAACGTTTTATTCTGAGAGTATTGATAAAATTATGGAAAGTAGTGATGCTTTCTTTAATTTAGCAGATAGTATTACTGAAGCCACTAAAGCTACTGATTATTATAGTAATGAAATATTAAAAAGTAAAAATATTCAAAATAATTCTGGACGAGTTGAAAAGATTACTGATAATATTGTTTTATAGGATTATATTTATGCTGCTGAAGCAGGATATTAGCGTCAAATTCTTAAAAATAACGGTAAAGATTTTACTAATTTAACTTTGCCAGCTCATAATAATAATGCTGATTTAAATATAAATAATGATAAAGAATTAGCAAAAGCTTATGCAAGAGAAGTTTTAGGATTAACAGAAGAAGAGTTAGGTCAATATATTTATAGTGGTGGGACTGGAAAAGGAACTTTAAAGAATATAAACGGAACTGTTCTTTTTGAAGACGAAAATGATTCTTATATGCGAGAATAGATCGCTAGGAAAAGAGCAACAGATGAAATTTTTAATTCTTTAGAAAATAATGATTCTTATAATTTAGGAGAATTTGATAAATCTATTGAAAGCCTTCTTAAGAAAACAGAATTTTTTGATAAAACATTTGGTGCTAATTTTTCATAGGCAATTCTTGATAGTCTAGCAAATGCCGAAAGTGGTTTAGATTTAACTTCTATTTTATCTGAATTGTCTCCTGATTAGGTTGAAGAATTAAAACAACTTGGATCAGATGGATTTGCAGAAGCTTTAGGATTAACTAAAGAACAAATGGAATCTTTAGGATTAAATGATGGAGAAGCTTGGCTAGAAGGATTCGAAAATAGTTTAAATAATTATAATCCTGATAATTATAATTAGAGAATTGTTGACGCTGCCAAAACGGGCGAAAAAAATGCTTCTAATTTAATCAGTGGATTATAGAGTGGAGATGTTACTCAAGAAAATATTTCTTCTAATGAAGATTATTCTAACTTGATATAGCAATTAGAAATAATAAAAAAACAATATCCTGAATTAGAATCTGCGGCTTTAGAATTATCTCATACTTGGAATGTTGGTAGTCAAACTTATTATGAAGCTTTAGAACAAGTCCAAGATAAAATGGCTGAAATCAAATTAAATGATTTAAATAAAGATTCAGATAAACTTCTTAAAGAACTTCAACAAAATTTATAGATCATAAATAAAAAAGAAGGAGTAAATGTTACTGTAGAGGCTGATCTTAGTAAATTTAAAGATTCTATGGATGAATTAGCGGATTAGCAATATAGTATAAATGTTGAAGTTCATGGCCAAGCAGAACAAGAATTTAATAGTATTACGAATGCTATTAAAGATATGAATACTTAGGCTTCTAAAATTGGTCCTAATTATACTGTTGCTGCTGATGACATTCGAGAATTAAATAATGTTTTTCCTGGCATTATTGAAGGAATGACAATAGCTAAAGATGGATCAGCTAAATTAAAAGAAAGTGTTGTTAAAGATTGTTTTGATGCTGCTAAAGCAGAAATTGCTGCTGACGCTGAAGCTACTGTTGAATAGTTAAATAATTAGGCTACTTTATTAGAAGCGAAAGCCGTAAATTATAAAAATATAGCTCATTTAGCAGAAATTCTTGCCACAGCTGAAAATTTAAGTGCTCAGGAGTCTGCTGCTATTAGAAGTAGTATTTCTGGTAATTTAGCTGAATTAGAATCAAAAAATAGTAAAGATACAACTGATACATAGGCTGATAATCAAGAAATTGTTGCCAATTCTTCAAAAGATAACGCTAAAGTTGTAGCGGAAAATTGGTAGAAAGCTTTTAAATCAGCGGCATAGAATTCTGTAGATTTTGCTAATACTGCTATAAATAATATGAAAAAAGCAGTTAGCGGAAAAGGAAAAGGAAAACTAGAAGGAAAATTCTAGGTCGATTATAAAGGGTCAACGGGTGTTAGCGCCGAAGCAAAAGTCTTAGAAGATGCATAGAAGACGTTAGATGAAGCATTAGCAGATGGAGAAAATACTTCCAAAGAAACTTGGGCTAAAATTGCAGCTACTTATAATTCCCTTTATGCTTCTACTATGGCATAGGCGAATGATATTCGCGGAATGATTGCTTCTGTTGGAGCATCAACTTTAGAAACCAATAATGCTTTTAAAAATCTTGGAAAAAATGCGTCTGGGACTGCTAAAGAATTACAAAAAGTCGCTAAGCGCTATCATGAAATAACTCGTGAAATTCAATATTATCAAAAACTTTTAGATAAATTAGCGGATAGTAAAGATAAACTTTATGGAAAAGCTAAAATTGATAATATAAATCAAGAAATTGAAGCTAATAAAAAATTAATTGATTTATAGTCTTAGTTGTATAATTTAATTTTAGCAAATGTGGCTGTAGACCGGCAGGAAGTCCAAAAGCAGTTTGGTGGATAGGCAATTTTTAATAAGGACACATTAGAAATTGATAATTATACTACTTTATATAATAAAGCTACTACTGATAAACAAAGAGAAGCTTTAGAACAATATGAAGAAACTTTAGATAAATTAAAAGAGCAGGAAAAAGCTTTAATTGATTTAAAGAATACAGTTCAAGAATTACATTATGAAAAATTAACTTATGAAGTTGAAGTAAAAATTCAATTAGATGAAAATGATACTAAAAAATTAGAATATTATTTTGATAAATTAAGTGATAATATTTATAAAGCTGCTGAAGCTCTTGGATATTTACAAGGTCAATTTGATCCAGTAATTAGCCAATTAGGAACTTATGAAAATTTCTATGGTTAGTTAAACAATGCTTATTCTAATGGAGAAATTTCTCAAGAAAATTATATTGAAGGCTTACAAGATGTATATGATAATACATTAGATAATTTAAATGCTTTGTAGGATTTAGATAAAGAAATGCTTGAATATTATGGTAATACTATAGATTTAGCAAATGATGAATTATCTAAATATACAGATCATATGGAGCATTTAACTAGTGTATTGGATCATTATTGTTCTATTATTACTTTGTTAGGTAAAGACAAAGATTATGATAAAGTTTTATCAGTTTTGAATGGAACTGCTTAGACTAAGAAAAATAATTTTGATACTTCTAAACAATGGTATGAAAGCTTGAAGCGTGAACGTGATGCAGCAGCCGCAACTTTAGCCAGTTCAACCGATGAGGCTGAGCGTGAAGTGCTTCAAAAGAATTATGATGCTATATTAGCTGCATTCGATGAAGCGGAAGAAGATATGCTTTCTAAAGCTGAAGAATATGGTGAAGCATTAAAAGAAATCCTTACTACAAAGATGGAACAAGCTGCGGATGAAATGAATAAGCAATTAAGCACTACCAAAGTGAGTATTAATGGTAATAACTTTAATATTTCCGGTTGGGATGCTTTAAATGATGCTTTGGATAGAATGTCTTCTTACCAAGATGAATATTTAACAAAAACTAATTAGATTTATGAAATGAATAAACTACTTAATAATGTTAATTAGGCTATTGATAAGACAAATAATCAAGCAGCTAAAAATAGATACCAGCAATTTACTAAAGAAATTGAGTAGTTAAGAGATAAAGATAAATTAAGTCAATTAGAATTAGAAATTGCTTAGGCTAAATATAAAGTGCTTGAAGCGCAAATCGCGTTAGAGGAAGCTCAAAACGCAAAATCCACAGTTAGATTACAACGTGATAATGAGGGTAATTTTGGTTATGTGTATACCGCAGACCAAGAGAAAGTAAATGATGCGCAATAGGCTTTGGCGGACGCGGAAAATGATTTATATAACATTCGCCTTGATGCGACAAATAAATATGGTCAACAAAAACTTCAATATGAGAAAGAGTTGGCTGACAAACTTGCGGAACTTAATTAGAAAGCCGCGGAAGATGCTGTTTACCGTGAGACTACATATCAGCAAGAACGTGCGTTAGTAATTCAACAATATACTGATTTAATTACTACTGCTGGAAATCTTTATGCGAAAGCTCAAGAAGAGGATAGTAGAGTCGTTCAAGACGCTTGGGTAAATTCTTTTGATATTATCAAAGATAATAGTAATAGTTGGAAAGATACTATTACTGAAAACACTAATATTATCAATGATACATTTAAAGAATGGCAAGATAGCATGGATGAAATTAGTAAAATTGTTGGTGATGATTTAAAAGATACTCAATAGAAAGTTAAAGATGTTACTGATGAAAGTAATAAACTTTATCAAGAAGTATCTAATAAAGTTATCCCCGCTCTTGAAGGTGAGTTAAGTTCCGTTCGTAGTGCCACTGAAGCTTGGGCACAACATCGTCAGCAATTACTTGATACTATTAGAGCTTATGAAGAGCTTTTGAACGCCATTCAAGCGACATTGCGCGCTTAGAGTGGATTTGGTAGCGATAGTAGTAATTCTTCAACAAGAGTTGATTGGTCTGAAAAAATGGGTCAAGTTGAATATGGTTCTGATAAATATAATGAATATTATCAAAATCGTGAAGATGTTATTAAAGGAGGATATGACATTAAAACAGCTACAAATGCTCGTGTTAATGCTTTTTATCAAAAAGGATTGACATTACCAATTACCCGCAATGGAAAAACTTATACTCATTTTACTGATATTCCTGATAGCGTTTGGAAACAATTAGTTGGGTTTAGAAGTGGCGGCTATACTGGCACTTGGAATGATGGTGGAAAATTAGCGTTCTTACATTAGAAAGAATTAGTTCTTAATGCTGATGACACGGAAAATATGTTAGCTTCTATCCAATTAGTTAGATAGATCGCGAAACAATTAGATTTCAATAGTCAACAAATTTCTACTCTTTCTTCTTCTGGATTTACTGTTAGTTCTCAAGATGGAACATTAGAATAGAATGTTAGAATTGAAGCTAATTTCCCGAACGCAACTGATAGATACGAAATTCAAGAAGCATTTAATACATTAGTTAATGTAGCTTCTCAGTATGCCAATAGAAAATAAAATTAAGGGTGAAGTCTTATAGGCTTCACCCTTTTTCTTTTTGGGTAATTATATTGAATAAAACTAATTAATTTTTTAGAAAATTATAGAGTAATGAGTAAAAGGAGGGATTATTTTGGCTGATAATGCACTAAATATTCAAGAAAGTTTATGTCAAGCAATGAGTATTATTGCCAATTCAAGTGTTGATAAAGTTAAATTTGATAGTACCATTGAATGTACTATTATTGACGCAACTGATAAACTTATTGGTAAGTATAAGGTCAAAAATGAATCTTATGCGGAATTTTATGCTTATTCCCAAATAACCACTTATAACAAAGGCGATAAAGTGTATGTATAGATTCCAAAAGGAGATTATAATAGCACTAAATTTATTGTCGGTAAAAAGACAGATAAAAATGAAAATAAACCATATAATTTTGTCAATCCTTTTAATACTTTTATTGATTTAACTGGTAATTTTTTTATTGCCAAAGATAATAATAAAGAAATTTGGAGTATCTTAGCTAATGGTAATGAAGAGGAAATTGAGATTACTCCAAATGGCGGAATTACCTTTACTGATGAGCAATAGGGATTTACGCGATTGGGGCTGCGTGCCGATTTCCGCGCCTGGCTTGAAACACTCGGTGTAATAAGTGGTAATTATGGATTAAAAATAAATATATATGGTATTAAAGATGATACTGCGGATAATATTAAAAAAATAGAAGCAAGTATCAAAAATAATGGAGAAACCCCTTTAATCGCATCCATTGATTTAGATACTAATGACATGTATGGCAATCCCTATAATTTTGAAGGATATTATTCTCAAGAAATTGTTATTGATACTAGCGCAGTAGCTAAAATATATAATATAAAAATATTTTTATATCAAAAAGATAATTTTAAAGATAGTAATAATAATTTAATTAGTTATGCCAATGATTTCAATATGTCAATTCCGCCTAATAATATCTTTGTAAAAGATATATATATGGGATTAGGTATTTCCGCAGATGAAATAGAAAATGAATATGTAAGACTGTATTCATTAGATGGAAGTACTTATGTAATTGATGATAAAGGTTAGATTGATTCTAAAACTATTAAATTGAAATGGGTTCATTTTGATGAAGATGGCAATAGAACTCAAATAACTGAACATAAAAAAGAAGATACATTTGAAGTTCGCTGGTATGCGTATGAATTTGGAGCACCTTCCGCGGACGAATATTCTGGTGTCTATTGGACTGCGATTGAAGATAATAAAAATAATTTTTATTATTAGCTAAAACCGCGCTCTAATAAAAATCAAGAATAGGTTAAAGTAATTATTTTATATAATGGAAAAGTTTATAGAAGTAATATAATTACTTTTAATAATGAAAAACAAGTTCCTAATGATGCGACTATTGATAGTTTAAATGCTTTGTCTATTCACTGTGAAGATTAGACTAATGGTAATTATTTAATTTATAATTAGGCTAATTATTTGATGAATAGATCAGATGGAAAGATTAGTCGTAAATTAACTTTGCATTTTGATTCTAAGACTTATGCTATTAATAATGGTATAATTGGTAAAAATTAGGATGGAGAAAGTAAATTAGTTGAAGCTTAGAGAGTAATTTGGCAAATTCCTATTAAAAATACTATGCTTAATTTTGGTATTAAAGATGATGGAACTGATGCTACTTATAAAGAAATTATTATTGATTTAACTAATGAAAACGTCAATGTTTCTCCTGGAGAATTTTCTTTAAATTATACTATTAATACTTTTTATAGTAGTAATAAATCTAATAATACCGTAATTGCTAAAGTAGAAAAAGATGGTATTGTTTATACCTCCATTAAAGATTTCACTTTTGGATAGGTAGGAACTAATGGCACTGATTGTACTTTGGTAATTGATATGATAGCTCACGAGAATTTAAATAATAAAGTATTTACTGCTATAAAAAGTGGAGTAAGAGATAATTATACTTTTAGAGCTTAGTTATATGATAATGAAGGTAAAGAAATTACTAATTTTGAAAAATGTAATTGGACTTGGAGTTTTATGGCTGGATCAACGGTTAATAATGTTGATTTATAGAATATTAATAATTAGAATTGTGTGTTAAGAGTTAATACTACAAACTCTATAATGAGTAATTTAATTATTTTGTAGGTAAAATTATCTGGTTGGGGAGACTATGATTTAACTGCTTACTATCCAGTTCCTATTACAACTTTAGATAATACTTATATAAATGGTCCAACAGAGGTAATTTATTTAAGTAATGGTGAACCTACATTTTCTAAAGAGCCTTATAAATTATTTGTAAATGGCGAAGTAGATGAAATTGCGACTTGGAGTATTTATTCTAGTAATTCTAATGATGCTTTTATCGGTAAGATTAATTATAATGAAGATAAAAAAGAGTATAGATTAAGTCCTATGAGTTTTTATGTTGATGGAGTAAGCGTTTATGGAGTCCAAGGAAAATAGGGAAATAAGATAGTTTGGACGTAGCCTATTTTAGTATTATAGAATAAATATCCATCTGCTATGGTAAATAAATGGGATGGAAAATTTTATACTGATGTAGAAAATAATTTTTTAGGTGTAGCTTAGATTGCTGCAGGTAAAAAAGATAAAAATGCTAATACTTTTACCGGAGTATTAATAGGTGATTTTGGAACAAAACAAAATGCAGATTCAAGTATTTCTTATAATACTGGGGTTTATGGATATAATAATGGATATCAAGTTTATGCTTTAAAAGATGACGGAACTGCTACTTTTGGTAAATCTAGCACAGGATAGATTATAATTAATGGAACTTCAAGTATTATAGAATCTAAAGATTTTGAATATACTTATAATGAGTCTGGAGCTAGTGTAATAACAGGGTTAAGTTTAGATTTATTAAATGGTAAAATTTATGCTTAGTCTGGTACTTTTAGTGATAATATTAAAATTAATTATAATGGTTCTACGGGATAGCCTTGGTATATTTAGTATGGAGCGGGAGAAAAATCATTAAGTGATATATTAAATGCAATTGGTAGCGCTGCTGCTGAAGCTAAAAGTGCCGCTAGTGCGGCGGGGGCTGCTGCTACTAAAGCTCAATAGGCAGCAGATGCAGCCGCGGATGTAGCGGAAACAGCTGCTTCAATTTCTATAGTAGCTAGCAATGCTGCGTCTAATGCATAGAGTGCGGTAGATGATTTAAGTTATTTATCAAAAATTTTGAATTATAAAAATAGTAGTAATATTTATTTAGGTCCTTCTGTTGAATATTCTTCTACTCCCAATTTAACTATTTTTAATGGCACAATTGGCTTAATGGGAGGAACTGGTAATTATCTTAATGTGACTGATAGGTCTATCTATTTACAAGGTCCCGTTGTAATAAATGGTTCATTGACTCTCAATGGAAAAGAAATAACAGGTTAAATTAAAAAGGAGAAAAAGGAAAATGAAAGAACAAGATATTAATTTTTTAAAAGTTTTATACAATACTCTTTCTTTAGTATCAACTAAAGGAGAAGATACTATTCTTATGGGAGAGTGTTTAAAACAATTAAGAGATTTTACAAATAGATTAGTAGATCTTCAAGAGGAGAAGAATAACGAGAATAATTAGGAGGGATAAAATGGTTAATAAATTATATCCACCTATTATATCTGGAACTTTACCAGCATTTGTTGGATAGGAAATTACTATTCCATTTCAAATGAATCGTGCAGTTAGTATGGTAGAAGTTTCAGGATTATGTTATATAATTAAAACAGTGTCAAGCAATGTCGTAATTGCTTAGGGAACAACCGCGGATTTTACTCCAAGCAAAGTCCGCGGTTGTTTGGAACAAGGTTCTATTACTTTTAATATAAATCTTAAATCAATTACTAATAATGGAAAACCTATTCAATATAAATTAAATCCAGGATAGTCTTACAAAATTCAGTTAGCATATATTAATACTAATGGAGTAGTTGGATATTATTCTACGGTTGGTATTGCTAAATGCACGACTAAGCCCGCAGTTTATATAAAAGGTTTTGAAGATAATTTAGTAGGAATAAATAAAACAAATTTTATTGGAGTATATAGCCAAAAAGAAAAAAATGATGATATTACTGAAAAAGTTTATTCATATAGATTTAAAGTGTATGATGAAAATGGTAATATTTTTGCTGATAGTGGAGAGCAATTACATAATTCAATTAATGACACGGAATTAAATGAAAGTTATGATAGTTTTGAATTAAATAAAGAATTACAAAAAAATAAAAATTATTTTATTCAATATTCTATAACTACTATTAATAACTATGAAGCAGAGAGTGTTAGATACCAAATCATTAATAGAGAAACTATTAATCCAGAATTACAAGCAACCCTTTCCGCTACTATGGATGAAAATAATGGATATGTAAAAATTAATTTAAATGGAATCCGCGATAAAAAAACAGGGTTAGAAATTCCTGCTACTGGGGCTTTTGCTTTATTAAGAGCCAGTAGCGAAGATGATTTCAATACTTGGAATACAGTATTAAAATTTAAATTAGTTGGTGAAACTCCATCAAGAGAATTATATAGAGATTTTACTGTCGAGCATGGGTTTAGTTATCAATATGCGGTTCAGCAATATAGCGACGAAACTGCGGTCCGCAGCAATAAAATCTTTTCTAATACTGTATATAGTATTTTTGAAGATAGTTTTTTATATAATAATGGATAGTTATTAAAAATAAGATTTAATCCAAAAGTAAGCAATTTTAAAATTAATACCCTTGAAAGTAAAACTGATACTATTGGAAGCCAATATCCTTATATTTTTAGGAATGGAAATACTTATTATCACGAATTTCCTATAAGTGGTTTAATTTCTTACCTTATGGATGAAGACCATTTATTTATAGGTAAATTAGGCGATGATGAAATTAAAGATTTTACATCAACTGATTTAACTAACTATAATATTAATATAGAACGTCAATTTAAAACTAAGGCTTTAGAATTTTTAACTGATGGAGAACCTAAATTATTTAAATCTCCAACAGAAGGAAACTTTATTGTGCGTTTGTTAAATGTAAGTTTAAGCCCTGAAGATAAATTAGGACGTATGCTTCATACATTTAGTGGAACTGCATATGAGATTGATAAAGTTAGTTTTGATAATCTTACTACTTATGGATTTATTGACGCGGACCCGCCCGAGAGCGAAATTCTTAAATGGGATAGTATTTCTTTTGATGGATGGTATAAAATTAATGGGTATATTAATGATGTAAATACCTATATTGATAATTTGAAAGATGAAAATCTGACTTAGGTAGAAATTAATAAATTACAAGCAAATAAACAAACTTGTTTAGATAATTTATTACAAACATTAAGTTTTTATCCTATGTTTGAATTACTTTATGACGGAGATCATTATAGTTTATAGACCAAAGATATTTTAGCTAATTCTCCTGCGATAACGATTCGATTTGAAGGTTTTGCTCCTGGAGATAAGTTCAGCATTGATGGAGAAGAAATTGTTATTGGTATTACAGGAGCTTATTTAATAGATCATGTTGCTCCAATCTATAGTGTTAAAGTAGTAGAATTATCTGACGTGGGCTTATAGCAAGGAACTATTGTATATTCTTATTATGGCAAGCAGGCAAGTAAGTTTGATACTATTAATGATATTCAAGTTGCGGATTTGCCTTTAGAGCAATATTATGGAACTGAAGGTAATATTTTAAATCTTTATAATGATGATTTTAAATACAAAGTAACATAGATTTATTTCTTGCGTTTTACTAAGCGTGATGTATAGAAATTATATACAAGTAATAAAGTTAATTTTTATACTACTCCCGGCAGAGCAATTAGTGAAGAAGAAGGAGAAAAAGATCATTCTGTAGAAATTAAACGTGTAGATTTTGATCCTACCTTAATTTATCATATCTATTTAGTAAGTCAAACTGAAGAACAAGATTACTATATTGATGGATATACTAAGAAAGAAATTTATGATTCTGGCGTATTAGTTAGTGAAAAGAATTGGGCTTGTAATATTAGAATAAATGAAGATGATAAACAAATTATTGGTATTGATTAGAAGAATGAATATTAGATTAAAGACTTAACTGATATTACTTCTATTGAAATCGATCCAGGCGTTTTATGCGAATTATCAGTTCAACGTCAAGAAGTAGTTTACTCTTTTGAAAATGATAATCAAACTACTTATAGAATTTTTAATGGTTAGAATTATACTACAACTACAATTTATCAATTAAAGCAAAATTGGTTAAGGGCTAAGAAGGCTTTAAAAGATTTTAAAGAATTAGAGCAAGATAAAAGCAATCCTGATTTTACTAAAGATGATCCATTTTATAATGTAAATTAGAGTAATATTTAGACTTGTATAAAAAATTATAATAATAAAGTAGCAGAATTACAAAAGATAGTTGATGAAACATATACTTTATTTATTGATACTTTAAGAAAGGCGGTAGAGGATTATGAAGACTCAAAGACAATATGATACCGACTTTCTTAAAAAATTAGACGAATTTAAACATAAAGTAGTTTATGCTCGTATTGAGCTATTAACATTTGATGAATTGCCAATAGAGAGTATAGAAGGCAAGATAACCAGCGGATCGATTAATATTGATGGAACATCTGCGGTCCGCAGGTCTTGTTCCCTTACTATGATGACTAATAAGAAATTATATAGACAATATTCTTGGGGTTTAAATTCTAAATTTAGTTTAGCTATTGGATTAGAAAATAAGATTGATAGTAAATATCCAGATATTATTTGGTTTAATCAAGGTATTTATTTAATTACTTCTTTTAATACTTCTCAAAGTGCTAGCTCATATAGCATTTCTATTCAAGGTAAAGACAAAATGTGTTTATTAAATGGAGATTTGGGAGGAGATTTACCTGCTTCTATAGATTTTGGATAGGAAGAAGTAATTACTTATACTTATAATAAACAAGATAATATAACCAAAGATAACTATATAAAAGGTAAATATTGCTATATTGTCAATAGTGAGGAAGAAGCTAAGAAACATAACGTTTATTATATTTCTACTTAGAATAAACAAACCACTTATTACGTTTTAGATGAAGAAGAATTTAGTAATAGAGAATACTATTTAAGAGAAAGTTATTTAAATTTAATTCAAATTCCTATTTAGACTATTATTAAAAAACTTCTTACAGTTTATGGCAAAGAAAAAGAAAGTAATATAGTTATTAATGATTTAGATCAATATGGTTATGAATTATTGGCTAATAAATGTGATGAAACTATGTATTTTTTTAAAGACGCGCAAACTAATAGAATAGTTAATGCTTCAATAGGGACATTGCCAGATTTATTAGATATAAATAATGTAAAAATAACTGATACAAGCAATATTAAATTTGATAATTTAGATAGTAATAAATTATTAGATGATGCCCCTAAACCAACTAAAGTAAGATTAGTAAATAATGGGACTATTTATACTATTGTAAGTCGAACAACTAATGAAACAGTTGGTTATCGTATTTGTGATTTGGTTTACGCTGGAGATCTTATCACCAGTGTTGGTGAAAATGTGGCTAGCGCGTTAGACAAAATTAAAAATATGTTAAGTTGTTTTGAATATTATTATGATATAGATGGTAGATTTATTTTCCAAAGAAAGAAATTTTATGAATATTAGTCTTGGACTAGTATAGTGAATAATTCTAATGGAGATAGTTATATTGAGCCTGCAGTTTATTCTTCATCTTCAATTTATTCATTTAGAGACGGATAGACAATTATTTCTTTTAACAACACTCCACAGATTGCTAATTTAAGAAATGATTTTTCTATTTGGGGATAGAGAGAAAGTGCGAGTGGTGCTGAGATTCCTATTCATCTAAGATACGCGATAGACCAAAAGCCTATTTAGTATACTACGATTATTGTAAATGATAATGATATAAATAGATATAAATCTACAATGTATAATAATGATATTTTTGATACTATGAATCCGCAATTAGAACAAAAAACTTATAAAAATAAGTGGTATCGAAGTGAAAATGAACCAGGAGTTATTTATTGCGATTGGCGCGAAGTTCTATATCGTATGGCTGTAGATTATTATCAATATAATTATGCAGATGATTTTACCAGTAAAGTGGCGACCGCGAATCCTGACCTCTATCCTTCTGGAATAACTGGTTATGAGACTTATTATGTAGATTTATTCTCCTTTTGGAGAGATATTTATGATTATGATAAATTAGATTTCAAGGAAGAAGTAAAAAATAATCCTGAGAATTTAAATTTTTGGTTTGATTTTATTGGGGAAGAAAATGCGGACATTGCTAAATATTCAGTCCAATTAATTGGAGATAGAACAAAAGCAATTAATGATACTAATGTAAAAGTTATATGTTATAGAGATACACCTGATGTATTATTTATGACATAGACAGATTATGATTCTATTATTTAGAATAATTATCCAACAGAAAGTGGGTATATTTGGATTAATATTCCTTCTGGATATGATAATTATTTTAAAATTAGTTCTAAAGGTAAGAGTGCGGTTGATGAAATTGAAGATTTACTTTATACAACAGCCTATTGTACGGAAAGCGTTTCAATTTCTACTATTCCAGTTTATTATTTAGAGCCTAATAATAGAATTTATATTGAAGATAAAAGAAGTGGCGTTGAAGGAGAATATTTAGTTAATAAAATAACTATTCCATTAACTTATAATGGTTCAATGTCTATTAGTGCCACCAAAGCAATATCAAGAGTATATTAAGGAGGACCACTAAATGGCAAGAAAGATAAGACAAATTCGTTATTATGGTGAAGGTCTTAATTCTAAGAACTATCCAAGTGATGTTAATATGAGTAAATTAATTACAGGAACCGCATTTAAAAATAATAACCAAAATGTATTAATTACTCAATTAGGTATTTAGACTTTGCCAGGAACGAAATTTTATTTAAATGATAGCGCTAATGCTATTATTGTTGGAAATACTGGTATTTATGAATTAGATTTAGAAGGTATTTCTACTATTAATTTGATTAAATTTGATAGAAGCTCTATGAATTTGATTAATCAAAATCAAGAAGCATATCTTATTATAGATTATTTATTTGAGGAGGGTTGATAATGGGTTTTTATGGTAATATAACTAATACTTCAAAAACAACCTTTACTTTTGATAAAATTTACAGTAATAGACTTCAAATGGATAATAGCTGTACGAGTGATGGTATATTTTTAGGACGCTATGTTTTAGTTGAATATGGTCTTCCCGCCACTCAATATTTAGTAGGATATCTTGATAATAAAATTATGTATGATGATCCTTCTGATAGAAGTGATTCTCATATTATTTTATGTGAGAATGGAAAATTAGTAAAAGTTAAAAGAAGCAACCAATGGTATTTATATGTGGGAAATATAACCGCGAGTGGGGTTAAAGAGTGGAAATATCTCACTAGAATTACTAATGACAGAGTTGATGATGAATAGTATAATTTAAATTATCAAATAGATTATCCTGTTTATGGTCGTGGCTATGATTCTACAGTTTGGATAAAACAATACATCAATAATCAAGAGACTTATGTTTAGATTGCTGAATTAAATACTGTTGTTCCTAATTTTTCAATTTACCCACTACTTCCTCAAGATCCCTATGTCGCAGTTGATGATAGTAATATCGTATATTAGCCAGGTAAGTATTATTATTATGATGAAACTGATAGTCATTATAAATTAGATAATAATGATACTAAAACCGAGGGGCGCGTTTACTATTTAGAAAGTGAACTTGGACCTGCGATAACTACAGATCAAAGTAGCACAAATTTACTTTATAAATTAAGAGTTCCTACTAATTTCCAGCTTGATTTAGACGATAATAATATTTATTATAATAAAGAAGGATTTAGTAAGACAAAACATTTTCGTGATGATAAAACAGAAAATACTATTAATTATAAATTAAGTTAGTCAGGATATAGATTTTACTATAATGTAGAATAGGATAATGTTGTTGGTGAGCCGATCGAAGATGGCTACGACCGCAAATCTCTCGTTGTAAAACTTCCTGCTCTTGGTAATGCGGTATGCGACACTTATGATTTGCTTTACGGTCAAAATCGCAATGATTCTGCTACCAATTTTGATAAAACTAACATTAAAGGTGCTTTAAATACTCTTAATAGAAAAATGAACTTAGATAAATTAGATACTAATAAACTTATTTATTTTTCTACTGAGACTGATAATAATATTAATGATAATTATATGAAGTCTGCGACTATCAAAGGAGATAATTTGATTTCAGTAGATGCTAATATTGAGAAGAATAACGGAGTTATTAAAGTTACTCATAATAATTTAGATGTAAACAAAGCATCAAAAAGTTATGGTAAAGATGTTGATTTTAGTACTTTTGGTTCTTCTATTACTTTACCTAAATTATTTACTGATAAAGCGGGACATATTGTAAAAGAAGAAACATTTTCAGTTAGTATTCCAAAAGGCTCTTATACTAATACTAAAGAAGGTAATGTTTTTACTTCTTTAAGTTTCACTGGTACTACTGGAGCTTTAAGTAGTGAGAAATCTTATTTAGGAACTTTAGCATTAGGTGAAGGGTATATTATTAACAATAAATTAAATACTATTACTAAAGACACAACTCTTAATGATAGTATTAGTAAATTGATTGATAATAGTGATAGTAAATATAATACTTTATTAGGTCAATCTAATAATAATTTTGGTAAAGATATTATCCCGACTCTTTATGGGTTAAGATAGGGGATTAATGCTGATAGAGATAATATTAGTAATTTAAGCGGTAAAATTGATGTATTAAATGGAACTGTATCTACAACAAATTCAGTTGCTTATAGCATTAAATAGGCTATTGATAAATTAGATAAAGCTGATAATAAAGTAGATAAACAATTCGTTACGGCGGTAGAAGAAAAAGATGGTTTAATAACTGTTTCAAGAAGCGCTTTACAAGAAAGTGATTTACCTATTACTTTTGATGGAACTTATAGTAGTAGTAATAAAGTTGCTACTATGAGTAGTTTAAATACTTTAAAAACTAATCTTTTAGGTGGCTATACTGGCACATTAGCTGATATAAATACTTTAGCAAGTGGCAAATTAAATGAAGGCGCGGTCCGCGGCCTTACATACAATGCGACTTCTGGAAATAATGGAGCTAAAACAATAGCAGAGATGTTTGATTTAATTGTAGAATTATAGAATAAAAATACATAGTTAAATACAACTATCAAAGCCCTATAGGATAAAGATATTGAATTAAATAATTTAATTATTGGATTAAGAACTGATGTTGATGCTTTAAAAAATAGCTCAAATAATACTGATACTCCATCTGAAACAACTTAATTTAAATAAGGGTTTGGTCTTAATAGGCCAAACCCTTTTAGTATTGATTAAAAAGATTTTATAAATAATAGAAAGGAGTCGATTATCTTGCCTAATACATTAAATAAATATGTAAAATTTGTCAGAGGTTCTAAAACCGCTTTTGAAAATTTAGGGAATAGAAGAGACAATGATACTTTATATTTTATTTATGGGAAAAATGATTCTTCTGGAGAACTTTATTTAGGTAGTCGTCTAATTTGCGGTGGAATTAGTTCCGCGGGTAAGTTAAGCGATTTAAGTGATATTGTTCTCAATGAAGTTAAAACAAATCAAGTTTTAATTTATGATGAAGAACAAAAGAAATGGGTTAATTAGGGTTTAGAAAATAATGAGACTTTAATTAATTCTATTGTTGAAAAATTATCTACAGAAGAAAATTTAGCTAAATTAGCTCCTGTTTTTAAGGGCACAGTTCCAGGGTTAGTTCCAGTTTCTTTACATGAAACTAAAGGAAAGCATATTCTTACCGATGCAGGTACATGGATTGATATGCCAGTAGGAACATTAACTTAGGGAGATATTGAAACAATTAATATAGCTAATAAATATTTAGTAGATAAAGGTCCTGATAATTTGGTAACTCGTGTTGAAGCAGTCGAACAAACTGTTTCTTGGGCTGATATTTAAAGGAGTGAAAAAGATTGAACGTTAAGTTTTTAAAAGGTTCTCAAGCCGAATTCGAAAAAGTGGCAGGTAGATATAAACCTGGTGCATTTTATTTAGTAATTAATGATAATAAGTCCGCAGAGGATTATAAAAAACCAAGTCGTCTTTACTATGGTGTAGATGAAAATAATTGCGTTCCTGTAAATTAGGGTATTAATGTAGTTGATACTACAGCAGGTTTACCTCAAAGTTTTAACCAAAATACAGCAGGCGAATTTTATTATGTAAAAGATAAAAATATTTTATGTATTAACAATGGTAAAGGCTGGATTCAAACAAATACTGATACTGTTTTGGATACTGATAAGAAAAATAGTAATGTGTCAGTAAATACCAGCCCTAATAATGCTAACGGGGCTTCTATAACTAATACTATTGCTGATAGTAGCGGTAATGTTATTACTGAGACTTATGATATTGTTGGTAGTGATTATATTCAAGTTGAAGTAATTCCTGCGACCGATAATAAAGGTGTAGACACTGTTAAATTAAGTTTAAAAGGAGTTAATTATCAATTAAGTTCTTCTTTAAATAAAAAAACTTTAAATGTTAATCTAAAAAATGAAGATAAAGATGCGGGTAATTTTAATATTATTGCTGGTAGTAATGTCAATATTGCTGAAAGTTCTGCGGGTAATTATACTTTAAGTGTCGATAAAGCAGTTAATGATATTAACATAATTAATCACGCTACTGGTACTGGTTTTACTGCTTCTATTAGCGGCCCTGGCGTTGAAGGAGCTAGTAATAGCACAACTTTATCTGCTGATATTGATCCAGAAATTGCTTTAGAAGGTAAGGACGGTAGCTATAAATTTAAAGATGGTGTTTTAACTCTTCCAGTTTATAGTAAGCAAGACATTGATAATCAGCTTAGAACGATCAATGCTATGGTTTTCCGTGGCGGATTCCAAATTAAAGATGGAGCCATTATCTATGATAGTTCTGATATTACTGAAATTGCTGAAGGTAATACCTTTATTTATACTGGCGCTGAAGATACTCTTTGGAACGGCCATTATTTACGTCCTGGGGATTTAATTATCGCTTCTGGTAAAGAGGTTGATGGAGTTATTACTAGCACTATTAACTGGACTTATGTTCCTTCTGCTGATGATCCTGTTACCGAGGTTGAAGGAGCTAAAGATGAGAGCACTACTGGTTTTATTATTAAACTTGGTCCTACCAAAGAACTTTTAGAGTATGCTCTTAAAGGCGAAAATGGTATCACTTTAGAGACGAAAGTTATAAAAGATCCAAGTAATAACCCTACAAATTCTAAAGAAGTTACTATTAAACATAGTAATACTTTAACTGTAAATGCTCCAGTCTCTCAAGATTATGCTGATGAGTAGACTATTGTTATCAATGAACCAACTGAAATTGATGCTCAAGGACATGTAGTAAAATCTACTCAAAAGACTTTTACAGTAAAAAATACTCATCAAGAGATTACTAATGCAGATTATACAGTAAATGGTACTGATACTTTAATTCCTAATCTTAAAGTTGCCGGTGCTGATCTTGAAGGTAAACCACTTGTTTTCGCTAGTGACAGCTTAAAGGTTAATGTTTCTGCGGCGACTACTACTAACGATGCAAAAGTTAGTTTTGAGTTAGAGTGGGGAACATTCTAAGGGCAATACTATTTAATAATAAATATAATTTTTTCTATTTTATATAGAAGAATGTTTTTATGGGGAAAGATGAAATATTCTTTCCCCATATTTTTTTTAGGATAGAAAGGAGTAAATTATGTCTAAGATACGTTTTCGTCCTGTATAGGGTCCAGAAGAAAAGATAAAAGCATATCCACAAACTGATGGATATTTTTATGTGGCAACAGATACCGGACGAGTTTATTTAGATACAGCGACTGAGAATAAAATACCAATAGGTTCAAGTGGCGTTTAGGTAATTTATGGAACTGAAAAAGACGTCGGAATTGATTATGATGCGGATGAAAACCCAATCGGATATTCAATTCGTTTATCTAATTTATCAAGTTCTAATCCTCATGTAAATGATTTAATTTTAAATAGCGATGGAGCATTTTATCGTATTAAAGAATTTAAATTAAATGATGATAAAGAAGAAGTCGCAAGTTGTGAAAAATTATTGGCGGGCGGTGGAAGTCAAGACCAAGAAGTCAAAGTAAATGGTACTGTTTCTTTAACTTTAGATGGGCCTACTGATGTGCTTAATGGTGAATCAGTAAGCGTGACCGCGCTTGTAAAATGTAGAACAATAAACGGAGAACCAGTTCTTGATTCTGTTGAAGGTACTTTAACTATTAGATAGAAAAAGAGTGATGGTTCTTGGGAAGATATTTATAGTGAAGCAAAAACTTATCAACATAATAAACCAATTACTATTGATATTTCTGCTCATTTAAGAAAATCTTCCACACATGAAATTGAGTTTATTGTTAGTAAAAATAGTGACTCTACTAACAATCATTTTTCTGCAACTAAGAAAACTCAATTTATAACTACTCATGAATTAACTCTTTAGTGGTAGGAAAGTAAATTTAATAATAATTTACCTTTTGATAATGGTTAGATTAATGTTACTTGGTTGATGTCTAATAAAGTAAATAGTGCTATTGAAGTTTATTTTGATAATTATTTAGTTTTAGATAAAGAATATGATAATACTAATACCAGAAATGAAGATAGTGTTACTATAATAAAGAATACAATTATTTTAAATAATAATAATGATTCTACAATAACTTTAGCAAATTATTTTCTTCATGGAGAACATACTATTAAAGCTAAACTTTATTTAGTTAACAACGGTGAAAAAGGAAATGGTACTGATTTTATTGAGAAAGAAATTGTTATTTTAGATAAAAGTAGTAAAACTCCTTTAATTTGGACTGGCGATTTTAAAACTGAATATTATACTTATGAAACTATTAAAATTCCTTTTAGAGTATATGATCCAAATGTAATAACTGCGAAAGTTAGTTTGTATAAAAATGGTGTTTTATTAAGTACTCGTGAAATTAATGATTAGACTATATGGCAATACTGGGAAATTACTAATCTTTCTGTTAATGATAGTTCCTATTATACAATTAAAGTAGGAACTGAGCCATATGATTATTCTCGTAATTTTACTTTTACAATTAAAATAGACCCATTGAGAAATATGGAGTTGGCTAGAAGTAATGATTTAAAAGTTAATTTTGTTGCTACTGGACGCTCTAATTCTGAGAGTAAATTAAGCCGTGAAACATTAGAAATTAATGGTAAATATGCGGAATTTAAAAACTTTAATTGGTATAATAATGGTTGGGTTTTTGATGATAATAATACTACTTGTTTAAGAGTTAGTAATGGAGCTGAAGTCTCTATTCCTATTGGATCATTATCTTTTGATAATAGTTCTTCTACTCCTACTCATAGTATTGAAATTCAATTTAAAATTAGAAATCCACAAAATTATTCTAAAGTAATTACAAAGTATACTCGTTATAAAGCAAGTGATGATTCTGGAAAATCTTGGACTGATAGAGACGCCTGGAATGCATTTAAAGATTAGTCTACTTATATTAATTATGATGAATTCTTAACAAAAAAATATTTACCAGAACATCCAGAAGCACCAAGTTATGATGAATTAACTTATAATGGATTAGATCAAGATTTTAATTTAAATAATCTTGTTTGTGCTTACGGTTCTTTAAAAAATCCTTTAGGTATTTATTTTAGCCCTCAAGATGCTGTATTTACAGCTAATGGTGATGAAGAGACTGTTTCAGTTGATTTTGTAGAAGATGAAATGTTATATTTAACATTTGTTTATACAAGTTCTAAGCCTGGTCATACTGGTGGAGATTCTAAATTATTAGAAATTTTTTTAAACGGTGTTTTAACTAGTGTAGCTCGTCGTTCTGATAAATCTAGCAATTCTGCTTGGACAATTGATTCTGATGTGATTAAATTTATGTCTAATACTTGTGATATTGATATTTATAGTATTAGAGTTTATGATGCTAGCTTAACTATTCCTGACGTAGTTTAGAATTATGCTTTTGATAAAAAAGATATTAATCAATGGGATCAAAAAGATTTATATGATTATAATACTATTTTAAACGATTACGTATTTTCTTATCGTAAAATGCTTGATTACAATACTGACCATAGTGATAAACCATTAATGCCATATATTATTTTAAAAACTACTAAAAATAATAGTGAAAGCACTGATAATAGACTTCCATACTCTAAAGAGAATGGTGCTCAAAAAGGAACTATGGAATTCGTAAATGTCCCATTAGATATTGCTTATGCTAAGGGCGAACTTGATAAAATAGTTGAAAAAGAGGGCTGGAAACCAGTAATAGATGAAGAAACTAAGGAAATAAAATATACTGCGGTATAGAATTATTATTTACATCATTGCCCTAGCTTTATAACTCTTTTTGATAAAGCAACATTTTAGGTTTAGGGAACTTCTTCTCGTAATTACCCAAGACGTAATTATAAGGCTAAATGTAAAGAAGCTATGTTTATGAATAGAGGACCTTTTGAATCTATTTATAAAGAAGAAGAAGCAAATAATAATTTAAATACAAAAAGTAAGAGTTATCTTAAATTTTTCTATATGGATAATAATACTGTCGGTACTACTAAGTTTACTCTAAAAATTGATTTTATGGAATCTTCTGGAGATTATAATAGAGGATTTGCTAATTTAGTTAATGAAACTTATTCTAAGCATCCAATAGAAGATTATCAAGAGTCTTTTGACAAATATGATTTATATGGAAATGCTGATGATTATAGAACTTCTATGAAAGGATATCCTGTTTTAGCATTTCATTGGCCTTCAACTAATGACAATGAATATAGTGAAAACGATATTATTTATATTGGAAAATATAATATGTTATTAGATAAGGGGTCTGATGAATGTTTTGGATTTAAACCTGATAAAAAGGTTTTATAGAATCAAATTAATGGAACTCCAAAAGTAAGAGATATTGCTGAATGTTGGGAATTTTAGAATAATTCAAGAACATATTGTTCTTTCCGTGACCCTTGGAATAGATATAAATTATCTTTTAGACCTCCATTAATGGATGATAAAAATTCAACAGGTTACTTAACTTCTGGCGGAGCTCCAATAGTTGCTGACTCTTTTGAAGTTAGATATAACTCTAATGATGATTTAATCACAGACCAATTATTTAAGTGCATTTCAGCGGAAGCTACCGACGCGGACAAGATAATTGAATTTACTGACGCAATAAATAATACAGTTCCCAATAGATTAAAATCAGAAACCATTATTGATAATTCTACTGGTATTAAACATAAACAATGGACTATTACTAATCCAGGACAAAATCCTATCATCTTTGATATGAAGAATAGAAATACTTCTCGTGAATTACTTCTTGCATTAATGTCAAATTGGGAAGATGCCGTAAGTTGGGTTTGGAGTACTTGTTTAGATTGTAGCATTGATTTTGATGGAGTTTTATATGAAGTTCCTTCAATGGGTCAATATGAGAAAATAGATTTAGCTGAAGCCAAGTATGAGCCAAATAAATATTATCTATTTGATAAAGTTGATGAAAATGGTAGCGAAACTTATAAAATTGCCACTGAAGATTTTAATTTAGAAGAAAAATATTATATTTATAATAAAGATAGTAAAGTTTATAGTATAATTAAATTAACTGATGATGATAATAAAGTTTATTAGATAAATAAATACTATATTTTATAGAATTAGGATAATAAAATTTATATCTTAGATTCTGAAAAATATAATCCTTATACAACTTATTATTCTTTTATTGAAGATGAAAGCCAAATTGATGATAGATGGTTATTACCTACACCGATAATTTATAACTCAATTACTTACCATAAAGATAGTAAGGAATATCGTCAAGCTAAATTTAAAAATGAGTTAAGCAATTATTTTAATATTGAATATTTAGCTACTTATTTTTTAATGACTGAGATTTTTGAATGTTATGACTCTCGTGGTAAAAATGCAATGTTTGCTTCTTGGGGTCCTCAAAAAGGAAATATTGAAAAAACCACTGGAATTCAACATTATATTTGGTATCCTATTTTTTATGATATTGATACTCAATTAGGCATTAATAATACTGGTATTCCATCATTTGAATATTATGTTGATGCTACTGAAGATGGTAGTTATTCTACTAATGATAGCGTATTATGGAATAATTTCTATACTTTTTTTAAGAGTAAAATTATTGATAAATACAAGCAATTAATGGGTAAGCCAAATGGATCTTATGATTAGAGTCAAGTAAAACAAATTTTTAAGAAAGAGTCTGGAACTTCCTCTAAAAAAAGTGATGTTGTTGATAAATGGTATAAAACAGATCCTTCTTTATTCCCAGGTAGTTATGCTGTATAGGGAGAGCGTCCTATTATTGCTTTAAATTTAGATGAAGAATATAAATATATTATTCCAACTAATTCAGCAGCCAAGGATACTATTTTTGGTCGTATTACTAATGGTGGTTAGTACGAAGTAGAAACTGATTAGTATTTTTATGCTTTATAGGGTGACCGCAATCTTTATCGTTCTCAATTTTTAACTAATCGTCTTAATTATATTGACTCTTGGTTAACCGTAGATGAATATTCTGGAGATAGTGGTAGTAATAATATTATAAGTCGTATTTCTGCTAACAATCCGAATACTACATCTGATGAATGGATTGAAGGAACTAATAATCAAGGCTTAACTAATTTAATAACTAATTCTCAATATTGGAAAAATGGTACTGAATTTGGTACTAAAAATCATATGTTTGATGGTGAGTATTGGATTAAGATGGAACCCGCGCGTCGTTCTTATGTTACTGTTGGAACTGATGGAGCAAACTTCCCATCTTAGAAATATGATGGTTTAACTCCTGTTAGATTTACCGCCCCAGATCTAAAGAAAGGTATTATGTCAAGTGGTAATTATCGTGAACAATTATATTATATTTATGGCTTAGAATAGATGAAATCTCTTGGAGATTTAAGTAAATTATATTTCCAAGAATTATTTATTAGAGGTAAGGCTAATAAATTAGTAGATTTGTTATTAGGATATGATGGTCTTTCTGAAGAAGGAAAAGAATATAAAAATAATGACGTAAATAATTGGAGTTATCCTAGTGAGGGTATGCCTTTATTGAAAGAAATGAATCTTTGTAATATTAGATTTTTAAATCCAGTAGCTTTAGATTTAACTAAAAGCGAAAAATTAGAAAACTTTAGAAATACTGGTTCTAATGTTACTAAAGTGTAGTTTGCAGAAGGTGTCGCGTTAAATACTTTGTATTTAACTGATTATACAAATTATTTAAGTTTAATAGAAGCAAATCTTTTAACTAAGTTAGTTACTAAATATGTATATCCTACAGTTAATTCTATCACTAATCGTCTTGAAGTCGCAGAAGAAAATAAAGGATTGTATATTAAGAATTTAACTGATGCTGAAGATAATGCAATTACAACAAGTATAAAAACTTTTGATATCCGTGGTGGTAATCTAGATTATTATTCTTACGAATTATTAAGACGTTATTATCTTGGGTGTGAAAAGAGTAATTTAATTGGATGCGAAGTTAATTTAACTAATGTTCAATGGAGTCCTTATAGATTATTAAATGATGATAAAACAAAGTTAGATAGTGTTAATATTGAATATTATAAAGATAATGGACATTTCCAATTAGAAAAAATTAACGCGGAAGATATAAGTAAAATTACTCCAAGTGAAATAAAAAATAATTTAATTTATTATTATGATAATAGTGTAAATGGATATAATGATATTCACAATAAAATTATTGATTATACTTTATTACGTAGTTTATATGATAAAGCTCCTGTTTATTTCAAAGGCATTAATTAGACTTATCCTAATATAACTGGCATTATTTATATTGAAAATACCCAAGAGATAGAAGAACACATAATTCAAGAAGAGCTATAGAGTATTTATCCTAATTTAACTATTTTTGTAAAAAATGTTAAGAAAGAGTATTCTGCTAAGTTTGTCCTTGAGCAAGAAGACGCGAATGGAGTGTTAACTCAAGAAATTTTAAAGACTTAGAAGTTACCTTTATCAAGCTCTAAGTTTTTTGATAATCCTACAGATTCTTCAAGTGAAACTTATATTTCTTTTGGTAGTTTACAAGAAAAAATGCCAACCTATAATTTTAAAGGTTGGGAAGACGATACTGGTGAATTAGTAATTACAGTTGGAAAAGATGTAAATGAAAAAGATATTGTTTTAAAAGATAATTGGGATTCTTTATCTTTGCGATCTGATAAAATAGATTATATTTTTAAAGCGAGATTTGAGCGTAAATCTTATACAATTACTTTTGTTAATGGCGATCGTGTTATTGATGATTCAACTGTAAAGAAAGTATTTAATTATGGTGAAAGGATTACTGTTCCAGAAGAATTTTATTATTTTAATAATACAGAAGTATCTGATTTACCAGAAGGCGAAGACCCATTAGAATGGACTTGGAGATAGACGGGATGGGCGGATAAAGATGGAGTTAAAATTGATTTAACTAAACAACTAGCCTATGCTGACCGCGAATTCTATGCTATTGGAGAACCCATTAGTGTTTATAATAATATTTTAACTAATGATTCTACTCATAAATATTATGATATTATAAACTCTGATGGAGAATTATCATTTGCAATGACTGACTTAGCTAAGAATTTAAAAGGCAAAATTACTTTACCTACAACTTATAATGGTTAGCCAATTACAAGAATTAAATATAGCCAAGTTAACCCCTCAGCAGCAGTTGGTATACAAGTAAATCCTAATATTACTGCTATATTCTTTGCTCCAAAAGATAGTAATAAAATTTCTGTAATAGATGATTATGCCTTTATTTTAGATAGTGGATTAGAATATTTTTAGTTCAGTGATTGTTTAAAGAAAATTGGCATTAAGGCATTTTATCAATGTCCTTTAAGTCGTAATAATATAATTCCTTATTCTTCTTCTACGGAAGGTTTGACTTTTGGAGCTCAAGCATTCTATCAAAGTAAGATGGGGTCTTATTCTCCTTATAATTTAATTATAGAGGGATGTAAAGATGGTATTCTTAACTTTGATGTAAATGCATTCTCTGGTTAGACAATTTTAAATATGTCTGGTAATTAGTTTAAGGGTTATACTGGTGCTATTCAAGTATAGATTGGCACTAATAAACATCCAATTAAATAGATTACAGCAGATAGTTCTGGTAATATTTTTACCCCTCGTCAAACAGGTATGCCTACTGTTGCCAATGGATATACAGGTCGTTTTAGATATTATTATGTTGCTAGTTATGGTGAAAGTGTTAAGAATACTTTACATAGAATTTATGAAGCAATGATATCTAATAGAGCAAACTTTGAAGAAGAACCTATTGTAAAGTGAGGATAAAATATGGAAAAAGAAATTGTTTATAGATATACGGGTTCTAATGGCATTATTGAATCTTCTATATAGTTAGTAGGAGTGCCTGCGACTAAATTATATAGATTAATTGCGGATTATAATAAAAAATTAACGAGAGATGGAAAAGAATTCTTTTCCATCTCTCCCTTAGTTCCCGAGAATGAATTAGAAGAATGGTATGAGGTTTAAATAGGCCAGAATACATTGATTTAAATATAAAAAAAATTAGGTTAAATAGGAAAAGAAACTATTTAACCTAATTTTTTTAGAAAGGAAGAGATAGATTTGATAGTTAAAAATGATAGCGTTATCGAACAAGCTAAATGGGAAGAACTTCAAAAGAAAATCAATACTTTAGCTAAAGATAATAAAATAAAAAACGTTAATGGAAAAATCGTTGAAATAAAATCTATTGAAGACTATTATAGTAACATCACTGGTATCGTTCAAATGAAGAAATTAGATCCATCTGTTCTTCGTATACCTTTAGATGAGCCTATTATAAATATAAATGCTGATACTCGTCAAATTGAATTAACTAAAGAATTTGGAAAAACTCAATTACTTACTGTTGAAAATGATCATTTGGCAGAAACAATTTATTTTCAAATTGATAGATATTTTGATTTACAAGATTTAGCAGCTGATGATATTAAAATTTATATTCAGTATTATTTAAACGATCAAGTTCAAGGTTATTCTGAAGCTATTTGTCCTGATATCGGGACTGCTGGAAAATTGATTTTTGGATGGCAAATTAGTGATGAAGTGACTAGTGAATCTGGTACTTTATAGTTTTCTATTATTTTCTTTAAAAAGAATCCAAAAGATAATAATAATTTAATGTATGTATTTAATACATTACCTGCGCAAATGGTTATTAATAAAACTTTAGATATTGATGAAGATTTAGTCACTGCGCAACCGGTTGATTATTTAACTGGGTATTTAGAAAGTTTAATTGATTCAAAGAAATCCGCGGGCTTTGGAGTTCCTGATAATGTGGCTTTCTTGACAAGTATTTTAAATAATAAATCAGTTTATTTAACTGGCGATAAATTATATGCTTTAGCTTATAATGATACTTTAAACAATCCAGATAATACTACTATTGAATATAAATGGATTTGTAACTATAGAGGAACTAATACTGAATTAAAAAATGGTATCGGCTATGAATACAAAAAAATTGTTGATGATAATAGTATTTTTAGTGGAGATATGATTTATAATGAAAAATTAACCTATTTTACTAAAAATGGAGATACTTATATTAATAGTAGTAGTGATATTAATCTTGAAAATTACGCTGCTAAAAAGAATGATCTCTATTTAAAAGTTTAGTATTGCGAAGTCGATGGATGCGGAAGTTATAGTGTGACAGCATTTGGTGCTACTGCAAATCAAGTAAGTAAAGAAGTTAAATGGGCTGGATTAGCTATTTCTGTTGAAGGAATTAGTGAAGATTTTAGAATTGTTCTTGATCCTTCTCCTGACAATGGATGTTATTATGGTTCTTCTAATATAATTACTGCTACTGGATAGAATGATGAAGGAGTTCAATGCACTTACCTTTGGACGAAGAATGGATCTGAATTCAGCACTGAAAAAACTGTAACTTTAACTCAAGAAGATAATTATACTTTAACTGTTCATGGATATAAAAATAAAGATAATATAGATTATGGTCCAATTAATTTTACTAATTATTTTGATCCAACTAATTTAAGACCTACTATTGAAAATGATAAAGCAGTAATTGAAAATGAAAAATATATTGTTAAGGTCACTAATACTAGTGAATTAGGTAATGGTATTTATGAATATCAATGGAAAAATGCAACTGGAGTTACTTTAAAGACAACTTCTGAAAACTCAACAGAAATAGATGAAAATATTACTCAAGGAGCTGTAATTATCAAGAAAGGTGAAAGAAAATCACAACCAGGAACCTTTAAGATTGAGGGGTAAGATAAATGATAACTAATCCAACTGATTATTATAGCGTTTTACATCAAATACAAGATGAAAATTTTCCAGTAAAATATCCAGCTCTTCCTGCTCCAGAAGATGAAAAATTAGTTTAGGTAAATTTAAATTCAAGGATTATTAGTAATGAAAATAATTATATTACAGTTGAAGGCGACCATGCTGCTGAAATTATTTATTTTGAAATAGATAGATATTTTGATACCATGGATTTAACTAATATGATGTGTATTATTTAGTATATTAATGCTGATAATGAAAAACGCATTTATCCAGTTCCATATTATGATACTTTAACTCATAAAGATAAAATTATTTTTCCTTGGGTTTTAAATTATAGTGCTACTAAAAAATCTGGCAATTTAAATTATATGATAACTTTTTATAAAATAGAAAAAGATTCTAATAATTTATTATATAATTTAAACACATTGCCAGCAAGTCTTTAGGTTTATTCTAAACTTAATTTAGATTCTATTGTAAAAGAAGAAGATTATTATGTAATTGATGATAGCCAAGTAGTCCAACAAATTTGGGAGCGTTTAGCTCGTTTAGAAGGATTTGTTGGTGGTAATGGGTTGGATGTTTATTGGATTGTTCTTGAATAAATAAACTAAATGGTATAGAATTATTAATTAATTCTATACCATTAATTTATAGAAAGGAGTTATTGAAGATCGATGGCTCTATTTAAAATTTTAAAAGGAAACTCAGACAGATTAGTCACCTATAATGCAGAAACAATTAATGGGAAAATACCTTTTCCATCTTTGGATTCTGGAAAAACTTTATTTACAACAGTAGATGATACTACCCCTATTACAGAAGGGTATGCCTATTTTACAGAAGATACTCATAAATTTTATATTGATACGGCAAACAAAAGATTAAATTTATATACTGACCATGCGGATTATGCTACTTATGATGAGAATGGACGTAATTTAGCGGAATTGTCAGAAGTATCTTATGAAAATATCGATGATACTGGAAGTAAAATTGGTACAATAAATATTAATGGAATTGAATATAATGTTACTTGTCCGGCAGATATAGTGAGTAAACCTGTAAATAAATATGTGTTTACAGCAAAAGCAAACTAGAATACATTTACAATTCCTTTCGATTTTGATGATAGCAGTGCTTTAACTTTATATTATAATGGTATTATGTTAAAAGAAACAGATCATTATACTATTAAAGGAAAAGTTATTACTTTAAATGGATGGACTAGTGAAGCTGATGATTATCTTGCGGTTATGGGTATTGAAGGAGCTGCTGCTATTAATGTAGATGAAAAAGTTGCTTAGATTTAGGAAGCAATAGATAACGCTGAAGTAACTATTAATAATAAAGTAAGTAGTGCTATTAAACAAATTGACGATAAATTAGCAACTGTTCCTGACGATGTAACACAAGCAGTATATAAAAATAAATCTAATATAATGACTGCTGATGGTAGAATTACGATGGATAGTAGTTATGTTCCTACGGCTGATATGGAATTAGCTACTAAAAAATATGTTGATAATGCTACTCCTCCTACGGTTGGAACTACTACTGATTATTCTATTTATATTGGATCTACACAACCTGCTTCGGGGACCGCGCCTTTAGTATGGATAGATACAACTGCCAAAACTGGCACTTTTAAATATAGAACTTCTACCACGGGTACTTGGACACCTGTTCCTGTAGCTTGGATTTAATATAAATTTATTGTAAGAAAAAGGAGATAATATTATGGATCAAAATTTAATTAATCAATTATTCCAAGTATGTTTGATTCCTATGCTTGGCGCTTTAACTACTTTTATAGTTATTTGGATTAAAGCAAAAAGCGCGGAATTACAAAAGAAAACTAATAATGATATTTTAAATAAATATGTGCAAATGGCTACTGACACAATTACTAACTGTGTTATTGCCACTAATCAAACTTATGTAAATTCTCTTAAAGAACAAGGTAAGTTTGATGAAGCTGCTCAAAAAGAAGCATTTTAGAGAACTTATCAAGCAGTATTGCTTATTTTAAGTGATGATGCTAAAGAGTATTTAAATAATGCTTTTGGTGATTTGAATAAATATTTACAAGAGAAAATTGAGTCTACAGTAAATAATTATCGTACTCCAAGTAATGATTTAAAACAATAAAAAATAAGGGAGACATTCTTAATTGAATGTCTCCCTTATTTTTTTTATCTAAATGGATTTTTCCATCGTCGATTAATTTCTTCATAGCCTTTTTTAGGAAAATATAAAACTTCACCATTTTTAAAAGTTAAATTATCTTTATTCATTATTTTAATTTGATTTAAATTAATAATTAAACTTGGTGGAATAAAGACAAAATCTGGATGATAAACTAAAGTTCCTATATAATTTTCAAAAGAAGTTTTTAAAGTTTTACTATTTAGAATTTCATTCTCTAAATGACAGCACAAATTTCGTTTTTGAATATCAGCGTATAATACTTTATTTAAATCAATTTTTACTTCTCCATTAGGAGTATCTAAATATTTATATTCACGTCTTTTTTCTTCTCTAACTTCATGTAAAATAGAAAAAATTTTTTCTTTATTAACAGGCTTTTTGACAAAATTAAATGCCTTTACTTCATAAGAAGCTACTCCATAATTTATTTGAGAGGAAACAAAAATTATTTTTCCAATATACCCATTTGTCCTTAAAAGATGAGCTATTTCAATACCATCCATTTTTTTAAATGTAATCCCTAAAAAAATTGCATCATAATCAATATTAGAGTTAATTAATTTTTCAGGATCAGTAAATTTATATACATATCCTGGTAAATTAAAATCTTTAAAATACTGATTTATTATTTCTTCCAATGAGTCATTTTGCTAATCGCTATTGTCGCAAACACCTACGATAAAAATTTTAATCACCTTCATTTTGTTTATTTTAGAAAAAATTTTTCTATCTTTATATTCTTTCTATATTATAATTATACAAAAATTTTTAAATATTGTAAAATAAAAAATTATAAAGTGTCAAATTTATTTAATTTTGAGTAAGTGAAATTTTTATCCAAAAAGTGTCAGTAATTATAATATATTTACACAAAATAAAAGTTATATAATAATGAAAGAAAAAGATAAAACCTTTCATTATTATATTTCTCCGGAGGTAATAACATGAATACTTATGGTTATCCATAGCAGTAGTATCCAATAGGTAATAATAGACCTATTTATGGAACAACTGCTACCCCTGTGATTCAAAACAATACTGCATAGCGAATTAGACCTGTTGCTTCTTTAGAAGAGGTTCGAGCTATGAATATAGATTTTGATGGTTCAGTTTTTTATTTTCCTGACTATGCTAATCGTAGAATTTATACAAAACAAATAAATATGGATGGAACAGCTTCTATTAATATGTATGAATTAAAGGAAATCCCGAATTCTTCTTAGCCTAATAATGATTATATAACACGAGAGGAATTTAATACTACCTTAACTTCTATTAAAGAAGTTTTTGCATAGATCATGGGATCCAATAACGCGGTTGCGCCGTCCCAAGGGATGGATTAGCCAGCTCAATAGCAACCAGCAGAGAGCAAACCGCAGTTTAATTTTTAAGGAGAGTTTCAAATGACACAATCAATGAATCCAATGCAAATTATCGCTATGATTAAAAACGGTCAAAATCCATAGCAATTAGTTTTATCTATGCTTGAAAATCAAATGGGTGGAACGCCAATGGGCAATAATTTATTACAAATGGCACGGAACGGTCAATCCGATGACATTGAAAAATTTGCTCGTAATTTGTTTGAATCAAGAGGTTTGAATTTCGATAAAGAATTTAATAGTTTTAAGTCCCAAATGGGGTTTAAATAAATAAAATTATAGAAAGAGGTTTTGTTATGTTTAATTACAATTATCCAATGAGCACGCCGAATTATTCATTATCCGATATTGCTGCGGCTTCTGGAAATGGCTATCGTAATAATGATGGCGGAATGTGGGGAGACGGAGCATGGTGGATTATTATCCTGTTCTTATTCTGCTTCAATGGTTGGGGCGGTAATGGCTGGGGTAATAATGGTGCTAATGGTTCTGGTTTCCAAGGCACTACGACTCGAGAAGAATTAAATTATGGTTTTGATATTAGTGATCTTAAATCTGGAGTCAATAGTTTAAATTCTACTCTTTGCAATGGTTTTAGTGGAGTAAATACTAATCTTTTAAGTGGTTTTGCTAATCTTGCTGAAACTAATAATGCTAATACTCGCACTTTACAGAGTGATATCTGTAATATGGGTATGAACAATATGCAGAATACCTTTAGTATTACTCAGGCCATTAATGCTGATACTGTAGCAAGTATGCAGAATACTAATAATTTAACTCAGCAATTAAGTAATATGGCAGCTACTAACGCTCAATGCTGCTGCGAGAATAAACAGTTAATTCAGTCTAGTTTCGCGGATCTTAATTACAATCTTGCTAGTATTGCTTGCCAGAATCGTCAGGCTACCGTTGATGGTGTCCGCGATATTATTGACAACAATAATGCTAATATGCGTTCTATTCTTGACTTCCTTGTTCAAGATAAAATTGAGACTCTTACCAGTGAAAATAGCACTCTTAAAAATTAGATTTCTCAAAATCTTCAAAATGCTTATCTTATTGATCAGTTGTCTCCAAAAGCAACTCCTGCTTATATCGTTGCTAATCCTTATACTGGTGTTAGCTATACCAGTTATGGATGCGGTTATGGTTCAGGATGCGGTTGTAATTCCTGATTGAAGAAAGAAGGTTAAATTATGGAAATAACGGCTAATGCTTTACAATCAGTTGCTACTGGTTCTAATGTAGTATTCACTAACACAGCTGTTGCTGGAAACTGTTCCATAATGTATCGCGAGGGTAGCGGTTTAGTTACCCTCCGCGGTCTTACGAACGGTCAACGCAGAGCTCGCTTCCGCATTTCATTTGGAGGTAATATAGGACTTCCAACTACTGGAACTGCGGGTGCTATTTCTTTGGCTATAGCTATTAATGGAGAGCCAGTTACTACTTCTACAATGATTTCCACTCCTACGGCTACTGGATAGTTTAATAATGTTTCACGTGCTTTATTCCTCGATGTGTTAGGCGGTTGTTGCACTCAAATCAGTATTGAAAACACGAGTTCATAGGCTATTGATGTTGAAAACGCCAGCTTAATTATCGAGAGAGTGGCATAAGGAGGTTTTTTAAATGTGTGATAAATTCCAAGAAATTAAAAAACAATTATTAACTCAAGTAGAAGGCCAAATGGCTCATTTAGAATGTGTTGATACAAAGGAAATGGGCGAAGTAATAGATATGATAAAAGACCTTGAAGAGGCTATTTATTATTGCACTATTACTGAAGCTATGAATGATTTACCTGAAACCACACATTATTATACTGAAAAATATAAATCTCCTCATAAAAAAAGAATCTATAAACCTATGACATATGATTATGATTGGGAAGATTATGATTATGATGAGCACGAATATGAGATGCCAACGAGTGGAAAATCTCGTGAAACCCATGATAGTAGAGAAGGTCGTAGTGGCGTCCATAGAAAGATGTATATAGAAGCCAAAGAACTTCATAAAGATAAGAGTGTTCAGATAAAAGAGTTAGATAAGTATCTTCAAGAATTAAGTTCTGATATAGTAGAAATGATTGAAGATGCTTCTAATGATGAACGTTCTTATATGGAGAAGAAAATCTAGGCTTTAGCATCTAAAATTGGATCTATGAATGGTTAATATTAATAATAGGAATTGGAGGATACTATTAGTATCTTCCAATCATCCTATGTTAATGCGACCTTCTGGAATATATACTTTAGGTTCTTGTGATGATCCTACTTCAACAATTTATATTAATGAAAATATTAGCAATAAAAAATTAAAAAAAGTATTAGCACATGAATTAACTCATGCTGCTATTTTTAGCTATGATATTTCATTAAAACCAGAAGAAGAAGAATTGATTGCAGATTTAGTGGGAACTTATGGCGAAGAAATTATAAATAATACTAATCTTTTATTTAAATAGATAAAAAAAATAAGGGAATGAAACTATTTTTGTTTCATTCCCTTATTTTTTTTTATTAGTCTTTAAGCGGTAATTTTAAAGTCCTTTCATAGTACTCTTTAGCCTATCCATTTCCACCTAAACCTGCATATACTTTAAAGAATTCGACTAACTATTCATACTGCCCTGAAGTCATATATCCTTGTTTTAAGAAACTTTGACATAACTGAATTAATCTAAATCTATAAGAAGCAAGAATTATTTCAATATATCTCTCACTAATTTTCTTTTCTTCCAATACGAAAGATCTTAAATTATTTAGATCTTCTTTGATTGGAGCTATATGCTCTTCAATTAATTCTTCTAATTGTTCATCTTTCTTTTCTTCTGCCAATTTTTGATACATTTTCATTTGAGTATAAATATATCTACAAAAGGCTAAGAGGCCAGCAGAAATAAGACCAAAAAATATTTCTATAAAATGCTAGGCAATAAAAGTAGACATAAAAAATACCTCCTTCCATTAACTTCTAATATATTTTAAAAAAAAGGAAGGAGGATTATTTATTTAAGGCCTATCTATTATTCCCAATTAAAATTATTATTGGAACTTTCTTTCGTGAAATATGCAGTATATAAACATATAGCATCACATATATCATCATTGGCTTTTATATTATATTTTTGCTATACAAAATCAATATCGGCTTGTTTAAGAGTTTCACGTTTAATACTGCGACCGGTTTTAATTCCGAGTTTTTTACGCCATTCGCTGGCCTACATCAGCTCTAATGTTTTGGAAGTAAATGAAGAATTAACTTCATGTGCGCCTAACATTACTGCACCTTGAAGCCACATTAATAAACGTGAAGTGTCAGAATATCCATAAGTTTCAGGATGAACATCTTCCGCTACTATTTTCTCTATATTATATTTTTTTACTAATTCAATAATCTAATCTTGTATTTTTTGTATTCTATCTAAATTATTAGAGGAAACTGCGGTTAGCAGTCCATAATTTAACATTTCTCCCTCGTTATTAGATACACAATAACCAGTAGATTTAGTAGATAAATCTAAAAAGAGGATATTCAAGTAATTACCTCCTTTCTTTAAGGTTTGAGGTAATTACTTTGAAGTTGAGCCAAATCCTCCAAGGCGGTCACCAGAAGCATTATCGTCTTCGGTGATTAAATAAGGTTTAATAATACCTTGACCAATAACATCACCTTTATGAAGTTGAATATCAAAAGGAGATAAATTAATCATTTGAAAATAAATATGTCCTTCATTATCAGGATTATTATAATAATCTGCATCAATAATCCCAACGCCATTAGCAAGAATAAGCCAATATTTTAAAGGGCAAGAACTGCGAACTGACAATTCAAGATATGTATTATCATTTAATTCACATTTAATTCCAGTAGGCACAAGAGTTGGTTTTGCTTTAAGATTTTTTGTCATATTACCCATATCTTCAAGAGAAATTGAATCAAAATAACGTGTTGGAAATCTATTTAACAAATTCTTGTATGCTGGAATTACAATATCTTCCGCTACTGTAAAATCGTAGCCTGCGGATTTTGCTGTTTTTCTTACAGGCAAAACCGCATCAGGATATTTGCTTACTCGTTCAAACTTCATTAAAAGCTTACCTCATAATTTACATCAATATTACTAATAGGATCTTTTTCATCATTGAATTTCTTAACAAGAGTGACTTGATACCATTCATCGACAATTTCACCCTTAGCCTTTTTTTCTTTCTTTACTGAACTATACTTAGCTAAAATATATTTAGTTTCAGCCTTAGCCTCATCAATAAGCGCGGCCGCACTCTCTTCATTATCTACACGATAAACTTCTGTAGCACTTACAAGATACTTATTCATTAACCTACCTCAACTTTAATTTCTTTTCTATTGGAATAATTTAAATTATTACTTTCATAAATTTTTGGAATTAATTCATTAATAAAATCTTCAATACCATATAAACGTATAGTATCAGTATCGTTTTTATAACAAGATGCTACTAAAACATTTGGAAGATCAGAAATACTACAAGTTCCAATAGTTACTGCCATTCCGTCATCATAAGTTTTAAAAATATTTTGTTCCATTGAAAATAAATTAATATTACAAACAATCATTTAATTACACTCCACAATACCAGCATCATATTGGAATAAATAAAAACAATAAGATTCATTATCAATATTTATCCAAATTTCAATAGCGCCATTATTATTTTTTTCCCAACCAACAATACTTCCTAATTCTTGACAAAGTATAATTACCATACTCGCTAAAGAACCAGTTGAAATAATTGGAGGAATATTTTTGTGAAAAATGGTATAATAATTATAATCTTTACATAATAACATATAATACATTCCATATTCACTCATTTCATTAATACTACTCATTAATTTATTTAATTCTTCTTTATTAATCGGATCCATTTGTATCATAATATTTTTATTAAAATCATATAAATTCATTCCAGTTTGAAATGTAGTAGAATTATCTGACAAATTATTAGTAGTAGTTCCTATCATTACCCATTCATTTCCAGTGTAACAATATTGTTTCTGATCTTCACCAGAAATGGCAATAGTTCCTTCTTCGAATTTACGAGGAGAATTATATAATTCTCCCATCGTATTAGTATAAAAAACATTCATTGTTATATAATCTCCTATCTATTTCATAGAAAAATTATATCACAAATTTTCTTTTTTGTCAAGTTTTAAATTAATAATGTTCTAATTGCGAGAACCGCGCAAAGGTAAAGTAATATCTCTTTCCTTTTGGATATATGGTCCATCAATTAGATAATCAGCAGTTTTTAGTATATTCTTAATTCTAATATTATTACTATTCTTTAAATCATCATAAACATATCCAGTCCATATATATATTTTAATGTTTGGATATATTTTTTTAATTTCAGTAATAACTAAATTAGTTAAAAATTCGTTTTCAGGGCAGAGAGGTTCTCCACCCATAATACAAAGATTACGCGCAACATTATTCGCATTAATAGCAGTAATTAATTCATCTAATACTTTATTAGTAAATTCTTTGCCACCATTAAAATCCCACGTTTCAGGATTCTGACATCCTTCACAATGGTGCGGGCACCCTTGTGTAAAAAATGATACACATACTCCGGGTGCCGCCGCCAAATCATTCTTTATAATTCCTGCATATTTCATTCTAATGCTCCTGTATGTTTTACTCTTGCTTCAACTTCTTTTTGTTTACCCCAGTTAAAAGCAGTTTTATAATTGCCTGTAAGATAGCCAGTTACACGACGTAATTGCTGAATATTATGGCTTCCACACACTGGGCAAGAATCATTAAATTCATCACAATAACCGCATTCAAGGCAAGTGTCATTAGGAACATTTACTGCGAAATAAGGAATATCATGATCCATAGCATAATTAACAATAGTTTCAAGAGCATCAATATTATGTTTTACAGTAGAATCAAGTTCAACATAAGTGATACATCCTGCGGATGAATAACCAGTCAGCTCAGATTCAATATCAATTTTTTCAAATGGACTCATTTCTTTCCACACCGGAACATGAATACTGTTAGTGAAAAATTCTCTATCACTAACATTAGGGATAATTCCATACCTTTCTTTAAATTTCGTCATAGCTGTATAACAAAGATTTTCTGCTGGAGTATAGTATACACCAAAATTTAATTTATATTTTTCTTTGTATTCAGCGCATCTTTCTTTAAATAATTGTTCAATTTGTTTAGCTAATTCCATTCCTTCTGAAGTGGTGTGGTCTTTACCAATAAGAATTTGAAGAGTTTCTGCCAAACCTAACTGACCAATAGCAAGAGTTCCATGCTTAAGAGCAGAACGAATTCCCTCTTCTGGGATATAGCCTGCCATAACGTTATTTTCATACATAAATTTCGCGGAACCTGGATCTTGAGAACAAATCCACTCAAAACGCTCCATTAATTGAATACGCGCTTCATTGATTTTTCTATCGAGTAAAGACATAAATCGTTCTACGCCAATTTTAGTCCGTTCTTCTTGAGACAATGATTTATAGTCATCCCAATTATCATTTTCATTTAGAGTAACGGCCATCATCGCTAGAGTAGGAAGAATAATAGTAACTGGACAAATATTTCCACGTCCATCTTTAAGCTGGCCGAATCCATTAATATCCCATCCATTCGCGGTTCTGCATCCCATCGTAGAAAAATAAGTGCGAGGATCATTAATATCATATCCAGCATTACCGGACCAATCAACATTTGCATAATTAGGATAAAGGCGTCTTGCGGTGCTTTCTAATGCTAATCTATATAAATCATAGTTAGGATCACCAGGTTTGCGGTTAACACCTTTCATACATTGGAAAATTCCACAAGGGAAAATCGAAGTTTTATGAAGTTTACCAAGACCTTCAATAGAAACATCTAATAACGCCTTAGTCACCATTCTGCCTTCTGGTAAGGTGCAAGTGCCATAATTAATACTCGTAAATGGTAATTGGTTACCGCTACGAGACTGTAAAGTATTAAGATTATGGTAAAGACCTTCTGCAGCTTGATGAGTCTCACGGACAGTCATATCATAGGCATAATCATAAGCCTTTTTATAAGTTTCAGAAGCTAATAAATAACTAACTGCATTTTCTTCTTCAGTTTTTGTTGTGGCATTTCGGTATGATTGAATAGGCATTTTTGATGTGTCTAAATCTCCTAATACATTATTAACAATATAGTTATAATCATTAGGACTATATAAGTATTTAACTCCATCTTTAAAATGCTTCCAAAAAGATTTTCTTACATAAGGAACCATAGTCCAATCTAAGTGAGTGGCACTAACTCCGCCAAACTAACAAAGACTTTGGATTTGAAAAATAACAGCAATTAATTGAAATGCTGTATTAATTGAACCCGCAGGACGAACATCTGCTTGACGAGTATTAAATCCATTAGCAAGCAAATTATCAAAAGGAATACTTAAACAGTTATGAGAACCAACATAATAAGAATCAAGATCGTGAGTATATATCATATTATCAATATGATTCTTACGAGCCATAGGGGAAAGTAAGTAATCAAGTGCAAGTTGTTTGGTGACAACACCACTTGCTTCACCTATACGACCACCGAATGAATGTTCATCAACATTAGCATTTTGATTTTTTACGTTATTACCATCGAGCTTTTCACGAATTGCTTTAATAAAATCATCTTTTTTATTACGAGCAACTTCTTTTTTATATCTATATCTGATATAAGCACGAGCAACATCGCGTCGCTCAGAACGCATTAAATAATCTTCAATCCAATCTTGAAGATCTTCTACTCCAACACTTCCATCGGGGAAATGATTTATTTGTCTTTCAATGTCTTCCGCGATATCTTTTGCGGTATCATCTTCATATAGTTTACCATCAACTTCAATAAATGCTTTATTTATTGCGTTAATAATTTTCTTTTTATTAAATTGAGTTATACTTCCATCACGTTTAATAATATACAATTTTTTTTGCCTCCAAACTAAATATAGTAGTTCTTTTAGAATATTCTACTATATTTAGGTTTTGTTAGTAAATAATTATTTATCTTGGTCCATTTCCGCCCATTGCTTAACTTTTTGAGTTAAAAGATTAACAATATTATTATAATCTTCTAATGTTTCATTTGTCACAACATTGCACTTAATATCATTCATTAGCTAAAATTGAATTTCATCAGTAGTATATCTTCTAATGATTTCATTTACATCAGGATTTTTTTCTCTATTTAATTGCCTAATTAAGCGTGTCTTTCCTTTAGCGGTAATATAATATATCTCCAATTCAATTCTATCATCTTTAAGAAGACTTATAATTCCTTCAGGATTAAAAACACCAATATTAACTTTACTATCAGACAAACTATCAATACTTGTGCCATAATACCAATTATTAAAAGAAGTGGTTTCTAACATTTTATTTTCATCAATTAAAGTTAAAAACTGGTCATCTGAAACAAAATGATAATTTTTGTCTGCTATTTCTTTTTCACGCTTCGGGCGCGTAGTGTGGCTTATAATAGGATTTAAATATTCCTCTAAGTGGGAAAAGGTAGCCATCATTAGGCTATCTTTTCCCGCACCAGATTTTCCACATAATGCAATAATTTTATACATCTTCTTCAATTCCTCCTTGATAACGAGCATCTTTTAAAACTAAATCGCCATTAGATAAAATTTCATCAATTTTATATAATTGATGCCCTCCAGAAGAAGCATATTTTTTTGACATGAAATTATCTCCATTGCGGATTCCAGAGACTACAATCATATTTCCGCGATTAAACCAAGATTTTTCAACAATATGTTTGGTTCCATCTGCACCGCGCTCTGAAATTTGTTTATCAAACAAACTAAAATATTCTTTTCTAAATTTTACTTCTACAGGACCAGTAGTAGTAAGGATAGTTACGGTACTTTTAGTTTTATTTTTGGCAATACAAGTTCCGCAAATTTTAAATAACTTATAAATATGAATAGTATGATTTCCTTTAGTAAAACTTCTATCAATTATTGGGTCTTCTGGAAGTTTAAAGAAATCTACAAATCCATATTTATCATTGTTAATATTGTTTAATTCATGAGTATGATAATAATAACAAAGAACTTCCATTTCCCAAGCGGATAGATTATTTTTATTAGCGTATTTATCCCAATCATCTTTAAATATTTTTATATTCAGATTATTCAAAATTTCATCTTTATTATTAGCAATCCAAGTGCGAAATATATCCATCCACTTTTGGTATATACCATTCCAAATATTTTCACTTAAAGAATAATTAGTTCCATCAAATTGAATATTATTATCTTCTCCAATTTCTACTAAGAAATTAATAGCTCGTTCATCAAGTTGATATAAACCATTATTTTTTGTAGTTTTACAAATTGCTTTTAAATATCTATTAAATTCATAAATACGGCGAGCCATAATTTGATTTTCATTTTCTTCTGGAAGAAGATCATACTTCATAAGTCCGCCCATATTTTGAAGAGTAATTCTTTTCTTTTTGTCGCAAGTTTCCCAAATATACCAAATCATTAATTCTTTTCTATCCATCATATTATCAAAAGCTCCGCCTTTAATAAGAGAAATCATAGCTTGTTTACCTGGCTTAATACGATATAAAAATTCTTTAGGATTTGAATAAGGGCGATTGGCAATGATTGTATTAACTAATTCATCACCAACATTTAGCATACCTTTTAGTCCAAAAAGGATTTTATTATTTTCAATATCAGGGGCAAATCCAAATTTAGATTTGTTAATATCAGGAAGACCTACTTCAATTCCTGCTTTTTGAATGTCACTAATAGCCTTGGCAATTTTTCCATAATCAGTAGCCGCGGTTTTGCGGATTTTGCCACTTTTGTCAGGAAGATCTTCAAATGTTACTCCATTAGCTAAATCATCGCCTTCAGGAGCATAAATATCGACAATCTCTTCTTCGCTATTATCTTCAAGGGAACCACTATTAACAATTAAACAAGCGGTATCCCAATAGATAGGATTAAAATGAATTACTAAGTAAATCATTTGAATTGCTACAAATGAATAAGGAAGGGAATGGTTAAGGCTAAATGCATATCCTAATTGAGGAGCAACTGCAATTTCCCAAAAGTATTCAGCAGATTTTTCATTATCAAATTTACTAAATACTTGTTCTCTCAGTTGTGGAATTTTAGCCATTTGCTTTTTAGCAACAATCTTACGCGCAGTATTAGCTTCACCAAGAGTAAAATGAGCTACATCCATAAGGATTTCCATCATTTGCTCTTGAATAGGACAACATCCATAATATTTATCACAATGCTTATGCATCTTATCAATTAATTCTTGTGGAAGATGCTGAGCCTTCATTTCATCATCAAATACTTTAATACCCGAATGTTGAATGCGATAATATCTATCTTGCTGTGATTCCTTGCCTTTTTCAGACATAAGACGCATCATAGCATTTGCCGCCGTCATTTCCATAGGGTCTTGGGGTTTAAGACGTTTCGCAATTGCTAAACCAACTCCCGTAGAAAATTGGAATACATCTAATACATCACCCGCGGCAAGGTGGTCCCAAATTGCTTGGTCAGTTGTATCTATTACTTCTGGATGAATATATTTATTATAGAATTCTCGTAAAGATAATTCTGGAATTTGTTTATCTTTTAGAAGTAATTGATAACAAGTAATAATTTTGTCAGAAGCTTCAGTTACAAGGAAGTCATATTTTGTATCTCCCGCGGCTTCCGCTTTATGAAGATCCCAACAAGTAATCATATCTCCACTAGGAGTTCTCATAAATGATGCTGTATCAAATGGATCGTCACCATACAAAATAACGCCAGAAGCATGAGAAGAACGTTTATTAACCATTCCTTCAATAT